TCCATCTGTAAATATTTCTGCGAATACTCCTTGGTATCCAGTAATCTCTTTTAATTTGTTTTTTAGTGCTTCAGTGTGTGCTAGATTTTCTTCAGCAAGTTTTTCTGCTGCTTCTTGTTCGGCAACTTGTTTTTCATACTCTGTGGTCATTTGAATGGCTGCATCGTATTGATCTTCAAGTTTGTCTATCATAGATTGAGCCATTCCATCTGCTATAGCTTGTTGTATTGCTCTTTCTTTTTCTATTGTTAGCGTTGCTACTGCAATAGAGTTGCCTGTGGCTAATGCATTGTTTTGAATCTTTTGCTGTTCAGCGTTTTTTTCTAACTGACTAGCTAAATCTTTGTTAAGGTTTGTGATACCATCAAAATACTCTTGCGCGGTTTTTGCTCCTTTAGCAGTCTCATTAACCTCACTAGTCATAGCTTTAGCAAAATCAGCTCCTTTGGCAAATACCTTTGCCATTTTGTCGCTAACTGTAGCAAGCGCTTTTGCTGCTTTCTGTAGATTCGCAGCTGCGTCTTTAGATATGTCGTCCTTTTTTTCAGCCACAGATTATTATCTTAAACCGTGTTTCTTGAATAGATTGTTGAGTCTTGAATCACTCATATTATTTCGCAATACTTTAGCAAAGCCTTTTGGATCCTTTGCTAACCACCCTTTAGCTGTACGTTGCCAGTTTGCATCTGACATCTTAAACTTCTTAGCAAGACCTTTGAAGTCTTTGTGTTTGAGTAAGAAGTCATATTGGTAATCAGCTTTTCTATTAGTAGCCCATTTCATGCCACCTGCAATCTTATCGATCACCCATCCAGTTAATCCACCTTCATCTAAATCTTGTGGAGCTTGTTTTATGTATTCTCGAATTTTTTCGCGTAGTTGTTTCTCTTTTGGACTCATACTTATAGTTTCTTATAAATAGTTTGGAATTTAAAAAAGCCACCCGGAATGGATGGCTTCACACTATCTTCTTCGTGCTTGGCTCTGAATCTTATCGTACTGAGCTTTTTCTGCTTTATTCTCTTTTTCCTTGACATCAGCGAGCTTACGGTAATAGTAATGCCGTATGTGAACCGGTAATTGGTAAAGTTCTGTCCAAGACCAGCCCATTTTTCCGTAGTACATAAGCTCGAAAAGCTGGTCGTATAGGCGGGCCTTATACTCAGACCCCAGGCCAAAAAAACCCGACGTCTATCGGTAACTGCATGTTTGTTGATTCATAACCGCAGTGTGGACACTCAAAGTAGATTGTTGTATCTACATCTGGTGTTACCTCTTTTAGGTATTTACGTAATGCTAATGAGTCTCTGGATAGCATAGTATCTACATACTTGTTGATAAATGCTTTGTCGTCGTTTCCATCAACAGCAACAATAACTTGTTTCAGTCTTGTTGTTAAATCTCTATCAACTCCAGATACTTTGGATCTTTTTTTGTTTGCTTTTGATGCTTGTTCAATAACCTTCTCATCTCCATGAGTAAGCATTTTTAATGTTAACTCACTTTTAGCAGCTGGAAGTGAAAACTTGTGAGTTGTTTCACCTTCTGCAAAAATACTCCAATCAATTTCTTTTTCTTGGAATTGTTGTAGGTCAATAACGTGTTTACTTTTTTCACCACAATCTGGACAAGTGATTTCTACCTCATAATCTTCTCCATAAGCTAGTATTCTAGCTGCAATAAATATTGCATTCTTATCAACTGTAAGCAGATCATTGTAATTGATTTTTGTTACAATAAGAGATTGTAACAGTTTATCTATTACTATTCCTTGTTTGATAAGGTTTTGTGATGCTAAAATATCTTCTTCTTTAGCAGTCATATACTTCATTTCAATCTGTCCTGATTTCAATGGATGACCTTCTGGATAAAACAAACCTTTACTTGGAAGTGCTATTACTTCTGTAGGTACGTTTACTGATTCACCTTTTGTGAATTCTGATGGAGCGCCAGTGTTGACATGGTTATTCATCACCATCTCTTTTAACTCTTTGTCGCTTAATTGGGGTTGATTTTTTGGATAATCGTCGTTTACAACTTTACTCATTTTGTTTTAATTTAGTAACTAATGCCTTTGCATATAAATAGGCACAAAATAAAAAAAGCCAACTTTTTACGGTTGGCCTCTTTTATGGTGTTGGGTAAGGGTATTGGTTTAAAATTCTAATACTGCGTAATCAATTCCTAATGTAAGTGCAATCTCAACTGGTGTTTCAGTTGACCAATCCATATCTCCGAATTGAGCTGTCTTAATATAAGCACCCCAAATCTTCCAGTTTTCAATCTTGTCACCTACTGGACCTAATACAAATATATCAAAGTTCTTTTTATAGAAATCTGCATATCCATCTCTACCAGTTACTGACTCGTGTGATGTACGAACCCACTCCATCACAGCTTGTGCTCCTGATGGAACAATTGAATCATACATAGTGATTGTGATATCACCCCACTTACATTTACCTTTCATCTTTCTGATGATGTTAATGTGGTCTAGTACAACCTCCCCACATTCTAATTGAGGACGAGAGACTTTTTTACATAAGAATGATGGAATGCCATCGATCTCTAGGATAAATCTATTCTGTACCTTGGGCTCATAATTGGTATAGAATATTTTGTCGTTTTCTATTAAGTTTGCCATAATTGTTCTTTATTATAAATAGTCGTTGTACTAATTTTTATGCGTTATCAAATGTAGCTCCAGTTGGTAAAACATTGAAGTCTAGTACGATAAATTCTGCCGCTTTTGCTGGTTGAATAAATATCTGACCAAACATTTGATTTCTATCAATGATATCTGGAGTGTTGTTTGTTTCGTCCATTACTACTCGGTAAGCAAATAATCCTTGTCTTGATTTTACTGTTTCCAAGTATGGAGTTACAATGTTTAAGAATCTCTGACGAGTTTCAGTTGTGTTGTTTTCGAACACTAAGAATCTTGAAGAGCTTGCAATGAATTTTTTCAATGCGATTAACAATCTTCTAACATTTACTCTGTCAAGTGCGCTTGGCTTAGCTTGTAGAGTTTTCTGACCCCATACACATACTCCTTGGTTAGGGAATGTTGCGATTGGGTTAATTCTGTTATCATAAAGATCGTCTCTATCTGATTGTTGAAGTTTTTTCTCTATATCAATTGCTTCACTAATTCCACCTCTATTCAATCCAGCTGGTGCAAACCACTCATATGCTACATTGTCAGAGTTAGCGTATACTCTTGGTATTACTACTGATGGTGGAACCCATACTGGTTTGTTTCGATCTGTGTCTAAGATCTTAACCCATGGCCAGTAAACTCCAGCGTAGTTTGTATCTAACGATCCGTTAGCTACTGCTGATACTGCAGCTCCTATTGTGCTTCCTTGTACTACACAATCAAGTAGTGCAAAACAATCACTTCTGTCTTCAGCTACTTCTATTGCTTTGTTGGTGATTGCTGAGTGATCAGCTATTGTAGCTCCAGGTGTAACAATTAAGTTAACATCTAATTCGTCTGGATTGTTTATTGTGTTTAATGCTTTGATATATGCTGCAGCTCCTTTTGCGCTTGCAGATGAACAGTCCATTCCAAACAAGTTTGTGCTTGATATGTTTGCTCCAGTTTTCTTTTCTAATGCTGGATCATCTCCATCAAATCCACCCTGCAATCCTACTGAGAATTTCAAAATATTTGAAATATCAACTCCGGCAAATGTTGAACCTGATATGCTTGCTCCTCCAACAATAGTAGAGTTTCCATCTACTGCAGACGCACTTGGGTGAACAAAACACTCATCAAGGTTGAAGTCGTTGTTTGATAATGCACTTGCATTGTGTGATAATGGTTTGAGTAATTGACTCATATCACTCGTTGAAGCAAAATTGTGTCCGTAGTATGCTTTTTTATTGTATGCTGAGTTAATCTCAGTATCTTGTATAATGTAAGATGCTGTTGGTACAGTAGCTGTAATTCCAGCAGTTACACCAACTGGTGCTACATAAGCATCAAAACCAAATGGTTTAACTGCCGCTGCAATTGCTTTGTTTTTTACATCATCAACAGCGTCAATGTATACATATTGTGATATGTTATCATAATCACCGTTAGTTGTTACAATTCCAGCATCAGTTACTGATTTGTATTTGTCTCCAATTCTTCGAGATATATAGTTTGGTGAATCAGGATCCAAGTTTAGATTAGCAAACGATTCCAATACAACTGGTCGTTTATCTGTATCGCCATACTCTCTCACTAATAGTGTAAATGAACCATAATCACTTGCTGGATTACCTCCAGGTAATACTGTATTTATGATACTAACCTTTAAAGAGGTGTTAGTGTCAGTTCCATCTGCAATAGTTTTGACTTTGAAAAGATCCAACTTAGCTCCACCAATTATTTGTGATGTAATGTATGGTGTACATGCTGGTTGTGGATCTCCTGCAGTTGAAGCTGAATAATTTACTAGTGCATTAGTTGAACCAGTTTCAAAGTAAACTGCTGAGCCAGTACCTAAATCGCTTTTTAAGAAATTGTCATAGTAATGATATACATACCCTTTTTTAGCACCTTGAGGAGATTCTCCTAATACGTTTTTGAAAGAGCTAACGTTGTTTGGGTTAGCAGAAGCTGTTAGAGCTTGTGCTGTTACTCCTGAACCACTAAGTGTGAAATTAACTGAAGCTGTTACACTTACAGCTTGGTTTGCTGTAGCTGGGAAGGATGATGTTTCAAAACCATTCCCAGTCGATGCTCCATTAGCAGTATTTTTAGTTGGGAAAATAGATCCGACTAACAACTTTCCGTAAGATCCAGATGCTATAATGTGAACAGCTTTTGCATCGTATCCACCTTCTTGCATTACTCTTACAATAGTTACAGTTGAAGCTGCGTTCAAGTAGCTTTTTACTGCGTACGGTACATATGTGCTTTCGCTTAGTCCTCCAAACTTAGCAATAAATTCATCAAAATCTTCTACAATCGTAGGAACAAATGCTGGTCCTTTCTTTGTGGGACCTACGATAGCTGCTCCGATGGCAGCGATTCCTGCAGGTAAAAAGGATAGATCCTTTTCGTTTGTAAATACTCCTGGGCTAACAATTTTCTCGGCCATAGTGATATTATATTATAATTTTCTTGTTTTTAATAAATATGTCAACTATAACTCGAAACTTAATTTTTGTATGTTAATTTGGTGTAAATTCTCCAGTACTCATGTCTAATGAACCTACGCCATATGTTTCATTCAAACGATCAGCTAATTCTTTTTCTCTCTTGTTAATTTCTTGAATGTTATTACTCAATGTTTGTTCTTGCTCATTGAGTTGTTTCAAGTAATCTTCGCTAGACTTTCTTGCCAGCTTGAGTTGAACAAGTTGAACACCTGCTTGGGTGTACTCGTCTTGAATAGCTTTGATGCTCTGCATCTCTTCATCTGTAATTTTTACTTTACTCATAACTTAATTTCCTTTATTATAAATATGTTGATTTTTTTGAAAACAAAAATATGTTACAATTCAATGAGGGTTGTGTCATTAGGATTAATGAGAATATTACCTTTGTTGGTAGTGTATATTTTTTTACCTCCACCACCTTTGAATAAAGGTATAGTTATTCCAGAATCATATGGAGTGGCTGGCAATGGACCCACGTAGGTTGTGAATCCAGCTGCTTCTACAGTTAAAGTAGTTCCAGTTGTTGATGAGCCGGTTGCTGCAAATAAACCGTCACTATCTGTTGTGCCAGTTAAATCTCCAACATAATATAGAGGGTTTGTTTGTGTAGATACTATAGTTATGCTAGCTCCGCTAATTGGTTCGGAAGTTGCTCCATCTACTACTTGTATGTCTCCATTCATGTAGTTGTTTGTAACTATAGATGCTCCGTAAAACCTAGGAGTGTCTGATAAAATAGATGCTCCGTAAAACCTAGGAGTGTCGCTTAGTATAGCTGCACCATAAAATAATATTCTATCATCTACTGCCATTATGTTGATCCAGTCATATTAGTTCTTAGTGTGAATTTTAATTGTAGATATCTAGCAGTAGGGAAACTAAGGCTACTTGTATTAAATGCAATGTCGCCACTACCTGATCCATTTATGTCTACATATGTTGGTAGAGCAGTATCAAATATTTTGTAAGTGTTACTAGACAAATTAGATGTATTTCCGTAACGCATTTCAAATGTTTCTCGACTTGGAAATTGATTTTCAGCACTCGACGAAATAGCTGCTATACCCGTTGCACCTAATACTGTAGAAGTAAATGAGGTTTTAACTTCTCTAATAACCTTAACACTTCCTTGATCTATAACTGCAGATTCAATTGTTCCAGTCGGATGTGCAGATGCTGAAATTTGTAAGCCTCCTGCATCTGATGCGGTAATGTTTGTCCATGTTGCTCCACCCATTGGATGAAACGCATTAGAAGAAGCGCTCTCATATCCATAAGCTGTTGCCATATTATTAGTACCAGCAAATCTACCTTTAGCACCTAATCTGTAGTTGTGGAAAAAATCTCTATTTGCTGCTAATCCAGGCATTGTAAATGATGCGTCTGATATCATATTAGATCCAGATATGTCGTTGTTGAATGATGCGCTGCCTGCTGAAGCACCGGCAATTGCAGCTCTAGAGTCTGGATTGGTCTCAAAATATTCAATCAATCCAGATCCCGAGTACCTTGTAGCACCACTATCTTTATAAATGGCGTGTTCGTTAAAAAAACAGTTGCGAACAAATCCAAAAGTATTATGGGTCTGATAGAAGTTAACAATTTGGTTATCAGAAGTGTTTACAAATACACATGAAGTAGTTTGGGCAGGATATGAATTACCACTAAATGCAGTACCAACTTGTCTGTATCCTGGCATCCAACTATCAATAAACATGCAATTTGAAAATGCCCAATAACGAGCATAGTGTGATGTGCTCAAGTTTGTGTTTCCAACATTTTCAAAGATACAATTAGTATCATGGTATGTAGATATTTCAAGCATAGCTAGATCAATAAACCAATCTGGGCAATTTTTTATATAACATCTGCTAAAGTTTACTCGATTTGCATCATTAGATGATTTTTGTAATGCCTCTTCAACATCAATAATTTTAAATCCTTCTACTCTCCACAACTTCCCATTATAAAATGCACTGTCGCCTGTGTTACTTGCATCAAATATTACTTCACCGTCTGCTTTAAAGCATAGGTAATCGGTTGTAGTTCCTGCTACTAGTCTGTCTGTGTATGTGCCAGCTCCAACTACAATGTCTTGATATCCAGAGCCTCCTGCTTCAGCAGCTGCTATTGCTGCGGGTATTGTTTTAAATGGTTCTGCAGACGTTCCTGGGTTACCGTCATCTCCGCTTCTTGCGTCTACATAATAATCACCTGATATTGTCCATGCCATAATTACTTGCTTTGTATTTCAAATGTTTCTGTTACGTGTTGTCTAGTGTATGTGTCCTCCTTATATGTATATGTAGTTGTACGTATATAATTGTAATTGTCATACGAAGACTCAGTCCATTGTTGTTGAGTCATTCTTGGTATATTAGCGTTAGCTCCAGAAACAAATGTCTTAATTGGTGTATTTGCTGTTTCTACTTCTTTGATAAATTTGTATGCAGTAGGGTCGGTTTGATTAAAATAATCTAAACCGGTGTTCCATGTTGATCCGTTTGGTAGTGTGTATGTAGGCATAATCTTTATTTATAAATATGTTAACTTTGTATTATTTGTGATATTACACTTGCACTGTATGTGAAGGTGTATAGTTTGTTTAATCCATTCGATCCAGTAACTGATACACTTATTGGATTGCCATCTTCATAATTAGATGCTGAATAAATTATATTGGTTATTTGTTGTGTTGCACCAAAGCTCTGAGTTACTTGTGTAACACTACTACCACTATAAACCATACTTGCTGTGGTAAATATTGTATGTTGAGTTCCAGCTGTTTGTGATCCTGCTGATTTTATAACTCCTGCCAAGTCCATGTTACCACCATCAGAAGCTGTTATGTCTCCTACAAATGTGTGTTGGTCAGTATCTTGATTACCGTATGTTATTTTTTCCCAATAATTGTTTCCAGCTATTTTTAATGTGGTGCTAGAGTTTTGTAATACTGAGTATCCATCCACTCTATATTTTGCAGATCCATTTGCATCATAATTGTTATCGGTAAGTGTTATGCCTCCAAAAGTTGCTGCACCAGTTATGTCTATAGTTCCACTACCGCTTATATTACCTGATGCTGTTATATTAGTAAAGGGTTGATCTACATTAGAGGCTAAAATATAAGATGCTGTTACGGCGTGTGAGCTTGAAACAATACCGATTAGACCAGAACCAGAACCTACAAAGTAGGCTGCTGATGCTGTACTGGCAAACGTTAAATCACCGGTTGTTAATGATCCAGAAATTGCATGAACAGTTCCGTTTCCAATTCTTAATTGATTATTAAATTCAGTACTATTGATACCTACGTTTTCGTGACCTATTAAAATATTATAATCACCATAACGAAGATCGTGTCCTGCTTGATATCCAATTAATGTATTACCATCATTATCGGTAAAGTATCTACCAGCTTGATATCCTACTGCTACGTTATTAACTGCATTTGTTAAACCGTAATAGCTAGCAATACTTGCTCCTAAAAACACATTGTAATTTGATACACCACTATCTCCACTATGTCCGGTACCAGTTTGATTACCAATATAAACATTAGCACTACCATTACCATATTGTCCATTCTTATGACCAATTAAAATACTACTATTTTGATCGCCATACTCACCAGCATAAGAACCTAAAAATATGTTTTTTGATTCTGTGTTAGTGTCTCTTCTACCAGCATGATATCCAATTGTAATATTATCATCTCCAGTAGTTAATCCTCTAGAAGAGCTTTCGCCTATTACAATGTTCCGTTCTCCTCCAACTTCTAATGATACTGCAGCACCTCTACCTATAACAATGTTGTCGTTTTTTTGAGGAATAAAAGATCCTGATATTTCTAACGAACCTGATATTACAGCATCTCCAGTGAATGGAAATGTTTCTATTCCGGTAAGCTGTGATCCATCTCCTACATAATGTCCAAATGATGCTGTTGATGCTGCACTTGAGGACACATCTCCTTGCAATATAATATCTCCAGTTGCTAGGGAGGCAGAGATTGTTGTCAATGAACCAGAACCGATTACTAACATCCCACTTGAGTCTGATGCTAAAGATGCTGAAGTTCCTATTATAATATTTCCAGTACCAGTTACTAAATTTCTTCCAGCTAAATTACCAATAGAAATATTATCATTTCCATCTGTAATGTGATTTCCAGCTGTTATCCCTATAGCTATATTAGAATCACCATCATTTATACTTCCTCCGGCGTGTTTTCCTACAAATACATTATTTAACCCATCTCTTATTGTATCACCAGCTCCATATCCAATACCAATATTATAATCGCCATTCATCCCTCCTACACCATTAAGAGCTTGATAACCTATTCCTATGTTTCCTATAACACCAGATCCATATCTTAAAGCTGTATATCCTACTGCAACATTATAAGTAGAAGCATCAGAAGTACTTCCCATTGCATAATAACCTATAGCTGTGTTATAATGATAATTAGTTATTCCTGCGCCTGCATTTTGTCCTAGGAATACGTTATTATCACCAGTAGTTAAGTTTGCACCTGCGTTTGGACCTATAATAGTATTATTATTTGCTCCTGCAAGCATATCAACACCAGCCCCTTTACCTAACACAATATTATCTGAATCTAATGTAAAGGCGTTAAACGATCCTGATACTGTTAATGATCCAGTTATTTCAGTGTTTGTATTGATTTGTAATCCTTTATCAGGAGCAATTGATGCTGTAACACTACCACTTGCTATCCGAAATAAACTAAGTCCAACTATTCCTGATGCTGGTATATTAGTTAGGCCAGAACCATCTCCGGTGTATATTCCACTTGCACTTATATTACCTGATGCAGTTATATGGCCGAGTGCTTTTATACTGGGTTGTAAGCTAAGACCTTTTAACTCATTTCCTAGATGAATCTCACCATATCTTCCAGCTGTATCTGATCCACTAACTGAAAATATAGTACTAATTTCACCACTTGAAAAACTAGAGCCTCCAACATAAAAATCTTTTTGAGCCCAAAGATCAAGCCCCTCATTACTAAGTGCATTTCTTTGTATTACAAAAAGAGGATTTTTATAAGTAAAATCTGAAGAGCTTATAATAAGTTGACCACCAAATTGTCCTAAAAAACCTGCATCATGTGAGTTTTGAGTTTTAATATGATATTTACCTAAATCTACTTTTTCAACTGGTTCAGTAGCGCTAGTTTGACTTCCTGAAATTGTTAAAGATCCAGTTATATTAACACCAGTTGCTGTTGTTTCTAATTTTTTATTACCTGCGTGATATGCTTCAAAAGCACCATTTAATGTTCCTTTGAAAAGTCGACTTGTAGAACTAGCATCTACAAAATCTAATGTATTGCCTGCAAATTCCAAAGAAGAACCTATGGCTTTAACTCTTGTTCCTATATTTAGAATATTACTTGTTATGGTAGCACTTGAGCTTATGTTACCTGATGCAGTTACATGACCACTTCCACTTAATGTTAAAGATCCGGTTATATTAATACCATCTGCTTTTGTTTCAAGTTTTTGATTACCTGCATGATATAAGTTAACCTTAAATGCTTCAGAATCGGTTTTTAGGAGAAGATCGGTATTCCTATCTACAACCCTAAAGTTAATTCTATTACCGCCTGGATTAATTGTAGCAGGATAAGGAACACTAGCATCTTTTTCCATATCAAAGAATCCAATATCACCTGCCTTAAATCGAATTTGATTGTTAGTAAAGTTTATGAATGTAGTTTCGTTACCCTTATGCTTAATGTATTGAGGAACGATTAGGTCTCCACTTGCTGTTATTGCATTTACATCTATGTTTGGAGTACCAAACAATCCTGATGCAGTATCTGCAACATTAGCATGACTTGAAGATATTTCTTTAATAATCTCATGAGATGCTGATACTGCAAACGAAGCTGTTTCGGCATAGGATGCAGATGTTGCTGTACCAGTTATTGTTCCGGTAATGTTACCAGTAAACGATCCACTGAACGATCCGCTTATGTTATATGACCCTGTCGCTAATTGTCCTGGTTGTATTATTGGCATATCTACGTGTTAAACTTTCCGGTTCCTACTACTTCGTCAGTTGCAGCTATTGTAAATCCTAATTCAGATAGGTTAAACGTCACCGTACATGTATTGTTTCCATTATCAACAAAATTAGATATTGCTGCTGGTTCACAATTCTGACCATTAACAAAGAATATAAAATCATTTTTACTAGTTGCAGGTAAACCACTTGGAGCTGTTAAGAAGCTGCCTGGGAATGTTGCAGTATCAGAAGTTTGACTTGTTGCAAGTACACTTACATTTGTTCCTAAGAATGCTAATGTAGAAGCTGGAATATTTGTACTTATTGGTACTGGTGAAGATTCTGTTTGAACACCATCATCTAATTCAACAGATGCACCAACACCTTCGCTTAATGTGTCTAAGAATACTGATTCATCAGCATCTACGTTAAGTTGTGTGTTAAGCTGCTGAGTGGATGTAGTCTTTTCTGATAGTTTGCTGCTTAGATGTTTTACTAAAACGTCTGGTACAATGTATCCAAACATTGTTAGTGTAAATGTTGTTCTAATAATTCGATCTGCATCAGCTAGTTGATCTGTGGTATTTTGAAAATCGTCTATTTTTGTTCTAAACTTAAACCTTTCTGGTTCTCCCCAATAAGCTCCTTCTGAGTAAATTACTGATTCTACTATGCTATTCATATGCTCTATAAAATCTGTCCAAATAACAATCTCATAGGTTAAATCAACGTATTCTGGTATTACTGTATTTATAAAGTTTCGTGCTGGTTTGAGGTTTGTAAGTGTGCTAAATTGATCGTATCTATTTTTAGGAGTATATTTTACTTCTTGTGATCTGTATAATTGTGGAAAATTAGCATCTATTTTGTTTCCAAGATTTCTATTTTTTACAATATTGGTTCTTCTGTAAGATATAATTGGCTTTAATACTTTCCCTCCAACATCTCTAAGGTAACCATCTTCTTGTACTTGTTTCCATTTTTCACCACCACCATATACAACTGGAACGTCTGCTACTCTTCCAAAATCATCTACACGAGGTTTTATAGTATTATCAAAGTACCATTTTATACAATAATCTAAATCATATAAACCTATCTGAAGGTCTTTGATTTTATCATCATCTCTGCGTGTATCATTGGAGCGTCCAAAGGCTTTGTTCTCAACTCCTTTGGATAATTCATATTGCGTTGTAGGTAAGTTCTTTCTTGTATACATTATAATCTTGCTTTAGCTATTTGTAACCTTCCTTGGTTAGTTTGGTGTGTAACGCAAATAATCGAAATACTTCTACCAAAATCTGTGCCAACACTTTTTGGATGGTTTTTGTCTTTCCCTAAAATAAACTGACCTTCATTAATATCATCAACTTCAAAATATTTATTTCTATATTCTATAATATCTCCTAACTCCATTACTAAATTCATAGGTGTAAGATCGTCTCTTAGGAATGCAAAAGTCACCGGTCTGTTAAAATCTAAAAACTGATCATCTTGTATTGGTGTATCTGCTTCGTATGTTACAAGACTGTTTAATCTTACGGGATGATGCCATGTTTTTTGTGCTGAAGCTTCTCCATACAAATTAGCAGTATCTTTAGATTTTGTATCTGGTAAATAAGGTTTGTAAAAATCAACCTGCTGCTCAATTACATCATTGAGTAGTTCGCGGTTAATTCCGACTAACATATCGATATCTCTTTGTCTTCCAAATAAAGCCATACTACTTTATATAAATGTGATTTGGAACCTTTGCTAATGTTGTTGACATTGCGGTAGCAATTGTTGCCTCTGCTTGCATTGCAGTTTCACGACCCATTGCTAATAATATTTCTTTCAAGTCTGTTATGAGTTGTGTCTTTCGCTCTGTTCCTTGTGCTATAAGATCAGCACCATTTAGTGTTGTTTCTGATCCCGGAATAGGTACGGTTGTATATTTTCCTCTAACCAAGCCTAATGTAGTTAAGGAGGAGCCTAGAGTATATTCATATATCCACTGAACACCTACATCTCGTATATCTCCAAATTGTATTCGATCGTAAGGAACATTTGCTAAATCACTAACAGATCCAGTAGGCTCTTTTAGTGGATTATCTCTATCCTCTACAAGAACATAATCAAAAAATAGAGTGTATGTTGATTCTGGAATAGGGAATAGTGTAAGTTTGTTGTTTTGGATTTCAAATGAATATCCTGATTTTCGAATCTGATCGTTCATTTCTATTGCTTGCATTCTCAACAAATCAGCATATATAGGCATTACTAAGAAAGATACAGCAGGCGAATATGATCCCCAACCAAAGCCGTCAAGCATTGTTTGTGATCCTGCTCCTGTGTCTGTTTGAGGGTCAAAATACCTAACGATTGCTGGAGGTGGGTTGTGGAACACTCGTTTAATTTCTATTTTTTTCCCTGACTCACTCACATCTGCATATAGCGAATTCAAATCATAACTTTGTGTTGCTTCACTAATCTCAATATATCCACGTTTCCAATCAACATCTCCACCAGAACCTATCTCTGTTCCGTATGTTTTAGCCATAGCAATTGTACGTCCTAAATTAGGTGTGACAGCTCGACTACTAGCATTGGATTCTGTTGATGTTCCTTGTAATGTTAATATGTAGTCTTTAGCATTATACATATTAACCATCGAGCTAAATTTTGTAGTCGCTTCTTCAAATGCAGCAAAGAAATTGAGATCTTGAAGTTCAACATCCATTATAGGATACCCCAAACTTTTAGCACAATAATCTGCTACTCCATCTGCTTGTGTTTTAAATATTGGATCATTGTCATAAAAACCAAATGGTGTTGGTTTAGATCCAGTCGATGGACTGTTATAATACGATGCTGATACTGTTGCAAATGAACTTGATCCTGGCCAAATTGGTACACTACTCATAGGTTATAGCTTTTATCTATAAATAGTTGCTAATTTAGTTTGAAGGACTATTAACTACGGAAGTTTTTGTATACGTCTAATATTGGATCAACTATTTCATGTCTGTGATTTTTTTTGAGATTTACAACATTGAATCCATTTACATTAATAAGGTGTTTGCACATAAAATCAAATCCCGAAGTCTTTTTTTCTCGTAAATCTATTTGTGCACTATCACCACAGAAAATAACTCTACTTCCTGAGCATACACGTGTAAGTAGCAATTCGGTTTGATTATCAGTTAAGTTTTGTGCTTCATCAGCTACAACTAAACAGTTTGTAAAGTTACGTCCTCTCATAAAGTTAACTGGTACAATTTCAATCTTACCCTCTTCTACGCACTTTTCTATTGCTTCTTTTTTGTATAATCGATACATGTTTTCATATACCGGTGCTGTAAAAGGAGCTAGTTTTTCGTTAATATCTCCAGGAAGAAATCCTATATCTGGACCTGCACCTACTGTGGGTCGTGTTATGATAATCTTTTCGACTTCTTTTCTAAACAATAAATCTAAAGCAACGTTGGCTGCTAACAACGACTTACCTGAACCTGCCTTTCCTCGTAATGCTGTTATTGTGTTTAATAACACCATTTCTTTAGCTTTTTTTTGTTCGGGGTTTAGTTGTAGGTTAAATTTGATAGGCCTCTTTGGTTTGCGCTTGGCCTTGAATACTTCCTGCGCTTCTTCTGTACGGTTGTAATCGCTCATATTGTAACACTGTGTTGTTTCTTATAAATAGTTGTGGGATATAAAAAAACCCTCCGAAGAGGGTTATCCTGTAAAGAAAGAGTGTTTACTTCATTTCAATCATCTGTAATGGAACATTCCAACCTTGATCCCATTTACTAGCTCCTTGTGCTTGTACAACTCCACGAGTCTTGTTGATCTTAGTCAAGATAAGATCGTGTCTGTAACTTAGTTTTGGATGATTAACAAAGCATGGAGAACCTTCTACTAATTGTTTCTTAACTTCTGCAATTTTAGATGCTTTTCTAGTTTTCAAGATTCCAACAACATATTTGTTGATTTTTCTTAATTCTTCTGAAGACATGCATTGTAATGCCTTTCTTGTTTCGTAGTCGTTCATATCGACTGTTTTGTTACTGATATTCTTAGCCATGGTTATTAATTTAAAATTGCAAGATTCTTTTCTGTGTTCTTTTTGATCTCATTGAAGAGTGCATCATTAAAGATGTAATCTAAATGAGCAATCAATGCTTGTTGAGGTGTTTTAGGATCTTCTTGTACAACTTCCATAAGAACCTCTGCAACAATATTTTCAGCATCATTGATGGTTAATTGTTTTCCAATTTTAGCATCATAGTTACCAACTAATTTAGATGTAACTTCGTTAATTTTAGCGATTAATGGTAACAACTTTTGTGGCTGTTTTCCGTACTTTGTGTTTACTTTTTTCATATTGTGATTATTTGTTTTTAATTATCTTTCCTTTACGTAGTAAAGATCAGGACTATTTTTCGTTTTTGCAACTTTTTTACAGAAAAACTTTAAAATAACTATCATAATCTTCCCATTTCAAATCAGCACCATTCAACACCTCTACCACGACTTTTTTCGTTTTTTCAACTCTTTCTGACATCTCAGCAAATGTACCTAAACCAGATGCAAACTCGATATTTACGTAATCATAATTACGACTAATAACAATATCACCTGGTTTACTAACCCTATAAAGATCCCGTCCAGGCACTCTTTCATAGGTCTGTCTCTTTAAACCTGCTTGTTTGAATTTCTTCATTAACGGTTGAATTGATGTTTTTGATCTCATTCCCATATCTCTTATCTCAAAGTTTGTTGTTTATATGCATATCTCTTAGCTCTCATATAAGCCTCTCTAGTTTCGTAAACAAAGAAACTACGACCAACATGTACGTACTCTCTATTATCATGTTTGATCCAATATCTTTGATAGAATTCTGGACCGTTACCATAATCACGATACTCTATCATCTCCTGAAAGCTAATGTTTCCACCTCCAATACCCTCGTAGTCAATCTTCTCTGGTCGACCTACATACTCTTTTGTGATTGTGAATTTTGGTTTATTTTGCATATCTTTTGTTTTCATTACCTTTCCTTTACATAGTAAAGGTCAGGACTATTTTTCAATTATGCAACAGTTTACCCAATTATTTTCCAAAAAAAAAGCCCCTCTAATGAGGGGCTAATTCTTATCTGCGGTTATGCTTCTTACAGCACGTTTAGATCAGCAACATTAATCTTACCGTAGAATTCTGGTCTAGTAACAAGTTTTGCATATCTTGTCATTACACCTCTTCTTGGAGTAAAATTCTTTGGATCGTAAACAAGAGGAGTAAGCATTAATGGCACGTATGGTGCGTATACTGCTCCAGTCTCTAAGAACTGACTTCCTCTGAATCCCATCAAGATGGTATTCTCTTGCATGTAAGGGTTTTTGTAAACATCATAAGCGTTATTGATAGCACCTACTTGTCTTACACCCATAGCATATTTCATCTTGCCTGTTCCGTCAGTCGCAGCATATCCAGGAATTGACTCAAGGATAGTTGAGATTTTTGGAGAACAAACTAAGAAGTTAGCTCCACCTCTTAATGTCTTAGCATGGATCTCGTTAGATACTTTTTGTACTTTAGTACCTAAAGTAGCAAACCAAGTACCTTGGATGTATGCTTGACCATTAAATTGTGATGCTTCAAATGCATTAGTAGCAGAGTTAAACTCTTGACCTACTTTAGCAGACCAGAAGTCTGTAGAAGCAGCTGATGAGATCAACATATCTAAGATCTCTAAGTCAATTTCCATAGAAACATACTCAGATAACATAGAAGTCAACTCACCTTCAGCATCTACTGAATGGTATGCGTTAAGGTCTTGTGCGAACTCAGGAGTCCAGCTTGCTTTCAACTTACGAGTCTTAGCAGTTACTGGAATACTTCTCATTTGCAACTCGATGCTTGGGATGTTCAAGTCTGTATCCAAGTCTCTGTTTGTAGCAGATACTGGCTTAGCCTCGAAGTCACCTCTATCATCGTTAGTAGGTTGTACTGAGAATGATACAGCTGTAGTAAATGATCCAGTTCCGATTGTTGTAGCTGCTGAAGATCCAGTTGTAATAAACTGAAGGTTTCCACCAACAACTTGTGTAAAGGCTTCAATTACATCTAGTTCAGTTGAACCTGAAAGTAATTGGAAAGATCTTACAGCTTCTGCATCAAATGCAGTCCCGTTAGAAGACGTCAAAGATGATGTAGGTATAGCAATCGATTGTAATGTACCAAGCGATCCAGTGTAATCTCCATCATAAAATACGTCAGCTGCGCTAACAGATCCAGTAGCAATATAGTTAGTGGTTCTGTTTACTGAGTTGATTGAGTATCCAAATCTACCAGCTCCATAAAGTCCATCAGATGGATCAGAAGTAGTGTCAGTGATACCTTGTAATGTACCAGTTTGGTTTTTATCCTGTGGAGCGAATCCAAATGGATTTTTATCATTAGCATATTTGAAATCTAGGTAGAATACTAGTCCTGATGGCAAGTTCATTGGCTGAACGCTAACAAATTCCTTTGCTGCGATCTCAGCGTAAACTCTCCTAATCAAAGGAAGAGCAACTCCTGTCCACTGCTCATATCCAGCACCTGCAGTACCAGCTGTTGTAGCAGACCCCTCTTTCAAAAGCTGTTTTGCTTGGTTTTCTAAAAGAACAGAAACTGTTGCCTGCTCATTTTTATCACCAAGACCTTCTAATAGGCCCGTTCTAGACCATTTGGAGATCAAAGCCTTATTTTCTTGGCTTCTGTTTGTTTCTCCCATTCCTTCAAATAAATTCATAGTGAATAATTTTTAGCTTTTTTTAGGTTACTTGTTGTAGTTAATTAATTCTGTAAAACGGTTATAAACTCCGTTACTGTCAGCAATCACTTTTTTAGTTCCTCTTGTAGGAGCTGAAGCGATACCTTCAGTTAGGTTTTTTGCTTTTCTTTTAGGAGCAGCCTTTCTTATAGGTCTTGCAGTCATTGATTCTGCTAATGTAGCGTATACTAATTTAGCTTCTCTAACTGTTTTAACTCTATCAAAAGTTTCGATGATTTTCACTTTCTTAGTTTCACTCAATTCACCTTTCTTAAACAACTTGTTTACATAAAGTAATTTAGCGTTAAGTAAGTTCACTTCATTTAACTTAGAACGTAAAAACTTGATAACATTATAAGCCTCTTCTAACTCATCTTCGTCTTTCTCCTCATCCATGGATTTTTCATCTTTTTCCTCTTCTCTAAGAGCTTTGATGATTTCTTCTAGATCGATATCTTCTTCCATCTCTCCATCATCTTCATCATATTCTTCTTTATAAAGACCTTTTTCCATTTTTTCTTTAGACGACATTTTTTCATCCATTGGCTCTTCGTCAGATTTCTCACCTTCTTCCATTTCTTCGGTTTCAGCGTGAGCTTCTTCTTCCATTTCGCCTTCGTCTTCATCTCCTTCTTCCATAGAATCTTCTTCTCCTTCTAACTCTCTTAGAATTTCTTCTAATTCGTCATCAGTCATTTCAGCTTCTTCGGCTTCAGCAGATGCTTCCTCTTCGGAACCTTCGTCAGAAACTTCAGCCTCTTCTTCTGATTCAACTTCGTCTTCAACTTCAGGCTCTCCGCCTTCACCTTCTGACTTCATCTCCTCATCGTCATGAGACATCTCCATTGTTACCTCTTCATCTTCAGCTTCGTCCACTGGCTCTTCGTCTTCCATCTCTTCTTTGATTTTGTGAGATAGCATAGACTGCAGCTTAGGAGCAAAGGCTTCTTCTAAAGCAAGTTTTGCGTTTGCTAATGCAGTTTCACGGACAGCTTTTGCGTCTGCGATTGCATCTTTTAATAATTTGTTCATGTGATTTGTTTTATGAACGTCCTACAACTATTTTGAGTTGCAATGTGAATAGATTATTTAGGACGCCATATCAGGATAGCGTATTTAATCATACATAGTATGAAGAAAAACCAAAACGTGTTTTTATTGTGAAAAAGTTGAAGTATTTACGCCATTGCTGGGGCTGGTGCATCTCCACCAGCTTGCATTTTTGCCTTGAGCTCTTTGTTATCCTTTATTGCTTTTTTAATGTACTTGATTAATTGCTTTCCAAGCACTATAAGCTCAAACCCTTTACCAATCATTGAAGTTATAGATATTATAATACCAATTATACTTGCTCCTGCAAGAGGAAAGTGTGAAATTCCAAGAATAAACAAAGCCACTACACCAATAAACTTTACACCATAAGCTCCTATTTTTTGAGCATTAGGTCCACCACCCATTTTCCCTATAATCCACTCAATAGCTTGTCCAATTTTTTTCATTACCCAACCGGATGCTTTCTTCAAGCTACCAACCATTGTCTCTGCTGCTTTTTTAGCTTTGTCAACTGGTACCTTTTTTCCTGTGACTTTTTCAATAGCTGTACAGATAGCTTCAATAAATGCCATGTTTCCTAAAACAAGAGATACAACTGTCATGACAGTATCGACAACTCCTCCACCACTTTCGTTTACTAACCGTCTTTCTTTGACAGTAGGCAATTCTTTTTCAACATCGTCTGCATTAACTTTTGAGATATCACCACCCTTTTCGATAGCAGCCATCATCATTGCTGCTTGCACCTCTTCATCATCCATATCCTCCCCATCCTTTTCTACCTCTTTAGACACTTTTAAGATGCCTTGATCGATACCTGATGGTATTCCAGCCTCCTTAAGCATTTTAGATGACGATTTCATAGCTGCTGTAATTTCAGCTACCATTTTATTGAATTTACGCTCTCGCAAAATTCTGTATGTTATTTCAGATAAACTTAATGTTGGCTTATTCATTTCTTTTTGTTTTCAGTAAGATCGCTGAAGTTTACTAATATTGTGTTTCCATCAACATCTACTTCTAAACCTTTTTTTGATATTCCTTTTACTTCACCTTCCCCAGCTCTCCAGTTTGTGTTGGTGTTGTATTTTTTTACAGCAGATGGATCAAAGAAAACTTTTAATGCTTCTTCACCACCACCTTTCTTGTCATCTTTTTTTTCTTCTTCACCTTTGTCACCGCCTTCATCACCACCAGCATCACCACCAGCATCTCCGCCACCTTCTTTTTCAGCAGCATCAGCAAATGGATTCTCAAGTAACTTGTACTCAAGCATTAATTCACCTAGGATATCTATTAGGGTGTTTTTATTAGTGACCAACTTCATAGTAGCGAGATAGATTGTTGCCCATCTCCTCGTATAAAGATTCTAGGCGTTGTTGCAATTTACCAATTTCAGAAACAGTTTTTGTGAATTCTTTATTGTTGTTGTTAAGCTCTTTCATGTTTCTTTTTACAGTCACTTCATCAAACCACTCTTCGGTTTCTTGTAGTGCTACACGTTCTGCTTTTTCGACAATTTCAGAAATTCTATTTGCAGCTTCTTTCAAACCTTCGCTACGATAAATTACCTCTTCAAAAGATCCGTACTCTCTAATTTCTTCAAGTACTTGAGCTTTTTCACTGAGCTTCATTTTTGTAGATGCTGCACCGTTAATTGCTTCGCTAAGTTGTTTTAATATATTTTTACTCATCACATTACTGATATTATCTCACTTATTAGTGAGTTGATTTTTGTATACTTGTTATTGGTGTTTGAATTAACTCCTTCGTTTAACGACGGATTCATAAAAGCTCCTTGTGTTGATGGATTACTTACTAAATCCCAACATACGATTTCAAAGTCGTTTTGTACCTCTACCTTTCCTTCACCTAATTCTTTTACCGATCCCATTCCTCGTGAGCTAATTCCCAATCTAATTCCACACTTTAATAGCTCCTTTGCAATGTTTCCAGATGGAGTTGATAAGATTTCAATTTTTCCCATCAAATCATTCCCTTGCCACCACAAATCTAATACATTGTGTGATACGTTAGATAGGTTTACTACTTGAGAGTCTGGATGATCTAGTTCACCTAATGCTCTACGTTCTTTTACAAAAGTATTTTTGTAATTTTCTGTTTCTTTTTTTAATATTGGTAATGGATAGCTTCTGCCATTTTGATTGAAGTTTTTATCCCCACCAGAGCTGCCTCGTTGCATTATACCCGATACGATAATTTTTCCATTGTTTTTGTTCATGGACTCGTTAATCTGTTGAGGTGTTACCTCAATCGATCCTATATAATCAACTAAGACTGATTTGCTCATAATTCAAATGTTTTTTGGATGTTTTGAATGACCATTTCTGGTTGGTCAATATTCCCTAATGGTACTTCTTCGTTGTAATCCTGAAAAACTAAGTTACCTTTATCGTAATCTATTGCATGCGGTTCTCCGTTAATCATTACATCAAACTCAAAATGATCTGCACCTATTGGATTGTAGTCTATGTCATTTGGTGTAAGTGTAGTAAGACCTGCATCTTTGAACATATCTAAAAGTTGTTCTTTAACTTGTCCAGCTACCGCTTCTTTCAAGTTATATAATTCGTTTGCTTTTTCGGATAATACCGATATGCGTTGGTGCATTTTTGCCAATGCTTCATTTGTACGTTTCCAATGGATATTGTTATCCATCTTAGATTCGTTTTTTAGTTTAATGCTATGTTGAAGCATTCTTGCCAACTCTCTGATATTTTTGTTTACTTCTAAGATGTTTGCATTTACTTTCTGTACTGTAGATCGGGATTCATCTCGCTTAAACGCTTTGTACGATACTTCGTTTAATTTTACAGAATATTTAGGATTTCTTTTTTTTGGTCCTTTGATTGAGTATGCATATTCTGGATCAGTAAGATCAACTGATTGTGTTCCATCATCATCCTCATCACCAGTAAACGCGTTTGGTGTATCATAAGTAGCAATGTTGGCTGTAGTGTTTTCTTTCATCTGAGCAGCCTGCTCTTTGATATACTTTTTCAATTCCTCTCTTTCTTCTAAACTCAATGCCATACTATAATTCTTTAAGAAGTTCATGATACAATAACAACGAATGAACGTGATCTTCTTTAACGCGTTTTATTTTTTTGTTGTTATCTAGTAGGTTCATTACCTCTGTCAATTTAATAGATATAACTTGGTCTTTAACTTGTGAAAGTTTTTTTGATAACTTTGCTTGAAGACTTGCGCTTTCTTTAATTACAAAGTCACGTAGAGTTGTTGTATTGCTAATATTGTTTATATATTCTCTCAACACTACTTGCTGATTGTCAGAAAGTTTAGCGTATTTAGTGTTAAACTTTTCTAACATTAATTTGTATGCTAATACTCTAACCTCCTCATCTTCTTGTAAAAACTCTTGCTTTTTGGTTGCAGGCTTTTCTGACACTTTGGTTATGTGTTCAGTAATGGTAGCTCTGCTTCTTACTACATCTGCTGCTTGTGAGATTGCAGCACCTTCAAATACTCTATAAACAGAAGCATATACTTTGTAGTTGTTTATAGTTGATTTGAAAAAATCTTTGAGATCGTAGTGTTTTTTGATCTCCTTAATCAAATCGTATTTGGAATTATTAAGCGCTTTTTCATTAAGACTTCTACGCATCTTAATTGTTGTGTTAAGCAACATCGTCGCTTTTTGTGGTGTCCTAAACTGCTCGTTTAGCAATGTTTGGTACAATACCAATTCTTTCGCCAAAGCTGTCTTAGCTGCGAAATATTCTTTTATTATTTTGAGTGCGGGAGAATTCTTTACACCAGTCATTGTGTCTGCTGTAATTTGTCTCGTTAGCAACTCAAAAAGAATTCCGGTATTCTTTATTTTTGAGTGTGTCGACTTCTTCATATAATATATTACCTAATAATAAATATGTCGGTTTTTTTTATTATTACTCATCTAGCAGGTTTTCTTCATTAAGAAGACCAGGTTTTTTTTCATCCTTAGTGTATGTACTTTGCAACGCAGCTGCTTTTAGGTTAGTTTTTAAACCTTTAAAGTTGTCTAGATTTTGTGCTTCGTACACCACTCTTCCAGCTGATTTATTTTGTTTGTGTCCCATAGGGTCCCATCCTAATGGATGAGCATGCTTACCGTATGTACCAGGTTCTTTTGGTCTTCCAGCTCCAGGCCATCCACCTTCAGGTACTTCCTTTTCATCATATCCTTTTGGTACTCCAGCATCACCTTTGTATAGGCTAGCTATATCGTGTGGAGTTCCAAATGATTGTCCAGATTTTTTTGGATCGTTACCTTCGGTTTTGATCTGTTCAATTCTAAACTGCTCTTGTGCATCTTTTGCAATCTGATCCTGCTCTTCCATCCATTGCTCAGGCTGCATATTGAATATGTGTTCGTAAGCCCAGAATCTGCTGAAAAGTTTTTTCTCAACTAGATCTCCTGCTAGAGTTGCTTTTTGAGTCCACAGCTCTAGTTTTTCTCTCTCGTAATATGTTGAAGGTGGTGTTAGTTTTAATGAAAAATCAACAATCTCTTCATCTGTAAATCCTTGTGCATATAAGTGAACAATTGCTATTTTTGTTAATTCACTTACAATAATTTTTTGTACTCTTTCAATAGTTCTTGCAAATCTAAAATCTTGAGAAGCTAAAGAAGCCTTTCCAGTTGTATCTTCTAAAAATCCTAAATATGCTTTTGGAATTTTTAATGCACCTAACATTCTATTTTGTAGATACTCAATATCTGGAATTGCATCCATTTGTAATCCTGGGGTTGTTTCTATCATTGTACCACTTTCTGCTCCACGAACCGGTAGATAGAAATCTTCAAGAATGTTTTGCATGTTGTACTTTAAGTTGTAATCTCCAGTACTTTCGTCAATAAATGGAACCTTTTTCATTTTATTAATCATACCTTCCATAAAAGTATCAACTTCATTAGGTGGTATATTACCAATATCTATTTTGAAAATTCGTTTGTCGGGAGCTCTCATTATACGATGAATTAACATCGCATCTTCCATTAAAGTAAGTTGTTTCCACACTTTTCTTGCTGGCTCGAGTAAAGATCTACCATAAGGTAAAAAGTTTGTATCGTTTAACAATCTAAAATGTGCAATTTCGTAATTGTCATATTCTTCAGTGTCGTTACGGTATATTGTAGATGGCGTTGCAACTCCACTCATTAAGTCTCTTTTAAAAGTTACTTTGTTTGGATTTTTTGGATCAATACCTTCTTCTCTAACCATTTCATATGCTGAAATAGGTTCTACATTTGTGATACCAAACTTTTCTGTAATACTTAGGTGTAGATAAAAATCACCGTATTTGAGTGTGCTACGAACCCAAGGCCATAAATTAAATTCTACATTTATAATGTCATAAAACAAGTTATGAAGTACTTTGTGTATCTTATCATTATTAGTCATAATGGTAAGTGTATCTTCAAACTCATCTTTTGCAGTACATTCATCTGCATATATGTCTAATGCGGATGAGATGATACTATCAGAGTCCATTGCTTCATAATCTCTAAACAACTGGATTCTGGTAGCTTGAAGAATTTGACCGTTATTATATACTGTATTGATGCTCGTTCCATACATTCGATTGAATCGATCAATACGGCTATTGTTCTGTAAATTTCCTACAGATTGAAGATTGTCGGTATCAATTACTTTTAATTGCTTACCTCCAACATTACGAATAATTACATCAGTACTGAATAATCTTCGTAGTCTGTTAAATAAATTAGGTTTTTTTTCTTCTGCCATTCTTGTTTATTTTATATAAATAGGCTACAATAACCAATTCAAGTCTTCGTCCTTACCTTTTACATCCATTTTCCACGAATTGTTTTCGTGTGATGTTTTATATACAGCTGTGGATTTTGCATGATCCAAAGCTCTTTTTGTTAATTCAATTCCTGCCTGGCGTAGTTTTAATGCTGTGTCTCTTACCCATAATGCCATACACCAACTCATTACTAAATCATCATTGTATCCTTGTTGTGCTTCTGGTCTTGCGTTTCTCCATATGAATACGCCAAGTTCATCAAGAAGCCTTCTACTCCTTATTATACAACTTTTTTCTCTCATATACAACTCCATCTTGGAAATAATTAATGGTCGTACTTTTGAAGACATTGTAAAACCAGCTACCTGATCTTTGGTACGTTGTACATCTGTTGCTCGAGCTAGATATCTATCTGAGTCTAATCCAATATCTTTAGGTGTATAGTATAGGTTTTTATAACCACGTTCAATTACTTGTTGAATTGTTGCCCATCCTATGTTTGCATTCTCAATGACTAGTAACGCATCGTTATATTCTGTTGCAATTGAAACAAGCATATTACCATAATCTTTTGTAGTCACTTGTCCTTTATACTCAGCTACCTGAGATGCTTCTTCTAAATCAAAAACATGGAAAGCAGAATAATCTGTTCCATCACCACGTGCAACGTCAGCCACTACTACATAATCCTTTGTGTAGTTTGGAATCTCCCACACCCACATATTACTATCAAATCCACGTTTTTCAATTGGATCTTGCATATATGTCTGTCTATAGAAGTTTAACATTTCTGGGTGCACAACTGTGTTACCTGATGTGCTGAAATCACAATCACACTCTTGTGCTGCTAATCTAAGACCTAACTCTTCGTCTTGTCTGTCTCTCCACTCTTGATCTCTTTCTGGATGTACTTGCCATGGAAGTCTCTTGGTAAAGAATTGGTTTTGCCCTTCTTCGGATTTCATCCATGTTTTGTGAAAAAAGTTACCAGTTCCATTGGGTGTGCTTAGTATAACACCTCTACCTCCAGTTGCTAGCGTTTGTTGTAGTGATGCCCACAACTCTTCAGCATTGTCAACGAATGCAGCCTCATCAATAATAACTAAAGATAATGCTTCTGAACGTCCTGATGTTCCAGAGCTTGCTACAGCTTTTATTTGTGATCCGTTTGTTAATCTAAGTGACAGTTTGTTTTTTTCTGTTGTTTTTAGTTGTAGCCAACTTGGTAGATTTTCAAACATTACACTAACCTTTGTTACAAGGTTTTTTGATGTATTCTGATCGATTGCAACAACAAGTATGTTTTTATCGCTATGAAATAACATTGTCCATAAAGAATATCCTGCAGATAGTGTTGATATTCCTAACTGTCGGGATTTCAAGATAATGACCCTATCATTTTCTTGCATATCATTAGTCAACTCTTCTTGATATGGATATAGCTTAAATGGTATTTTTCCTTTGGAAGGATGCTGGATCAAGCAATATTTTTTCATGAAGTATACTGGATCCTTAGCACATTTTACGTACTCAGTTTTGATCAGTTGCTTCAAGTTTACATTGCTCATTCTATCTTATAAATAGTACCAAAATAGTAGTTAAGATTGCTGCACCACATCCTGCTCCTAACCATCGTTGATTACGTTTGAGCTTTTCGTTTTGCTTTTGCAGATCTTCTAATCCGGTAACATATATGTTGATCTTTTGAGATTGAGCATCAACTTGTTTTCTACACAATATTGATTTTTCTGTGCTTTGTTTTATTAGACTATCTTGTTTTGCTATTTTTTCGTTAGCTAAATCTAATGCTCTATTTGTCCAGTCAAGTATTTCAGTACAATGATCATACTTAATTAAATCTTCTGCTATCTGTTGTGCTATGTTATATGGTAAAACTACAACAGAATCTTCACTACTTCTTGTATCGGTTTGCGAAAAACTCGTCAAGGTCAGTAACAGTAAAACGCTCAATATTGTTAAGATCTTCTTCATGTTGGTTTTGTATTTGTGTAATTTTAGTTTCAGTTGCATCAATTTGAATATCTAAAGCTGATATGTCTTCTTGATACGCTGTTATGATACTGTCTTTTTCAAACTGTCGATACTCCAATACAGATATCATATTTGTAAGACTATCAACAATTTGCTGATTTTCTTTTGTTAATCCGGTATTGCTTGTGGGTTGAGGTTTGACAAAATACCATGTAATGAACACAACTACAGCGGTGTATAGTGCCAGGAAGATAAGATGGAATTTGTTTAAAGTCATAACTTATTATTAATTCTACTCGCTTTTAGCTTTGTAGTTTTTGTCTACGTAGTTAAAGAATTCCTTTTTCTTTTTGTCGTTTTTTAAATCGGCTGGTGAGCTTATGTCAAACTTCTTCAAAGCAGATTTAAAAAACTTTTGGTATTCAGTATCTTCTTTTAATCGCTTTACGATTGATTCTGTTTTTGCGTTCATTTTATTTTCGTTTATGGTACCTCCTAAATGATCCACCATTTCTTTGGTAAATTCTTCTAATTCTTGATCGTTGAGTTTTCTATATACTTTCTCGCGTAAATGTTTAATGAGTTTGGATGCTTCATCTAAACCTCTACCTTCATTAATAGGCTGACCATCGTCGTGATATGCTCCAGGCATATCCTCTTCATCATGTTTTTGCTCTTTGTCAGCATCATAAAATTTATCATTCTCGCTTAGTCCAGATGCGAGTTTTTCTAACCTTTCACGTTCTTGTTCTAGTGCTTGCAAGGTTTCGTCTGTTAAAGGCTCACCAAATCCACCAGTTTCTGTCTCAATTTGTTTATCAATAACTGCTATTTGTTTTCGAATAGCATTCTTATCTATATCCTCATTAAGTGACTCACTAACTCTTTTTCCCAACATTCCTAATCTTTCTAAATCTCTCAAATCTTTTATATACTCATCTGTTGTTGCAAGAATTGCTCCCATCTTATCGTTTTGATCTTCGCCACCAAAAAAGTTAAGTTCAGTCACTCTTGGATTGAAGTTTTCTCCTCCCGGCTTATCTTTAAAGTTGGAGTTGTAATATTGAGTTTGATGTACTCCAAATGTTTGTCCAGAAGTTTCTGTAAATGTGTGATATTGAACATGCACAAACATTGGAGCATATTGTCCCATTCTTTTTTTGATTGGACTATTATCACTAGCTTGTAAATTCGCTTTAGCTTTTGACATACTCTTTACAGCGTTTGGAAAGTATTTTGTAATAAATTCCATATCCTCGCTATCAGGCTTCTCACTTGCCATATCTGATATTAGCTTTGCGCCTGAGAAGTTGTTGTCTGTGTATTCTTTTAATGAATCCTTATCCATCATGCCATGCTTCTTCATAAGATCAGCTAACTTTTTTAAAGTTTCTTTATCTTTAGTAGATAACATTTTCAACTGTCTTTCTCTTTCTAACGCTTTCAATGCAGCTCCATAAGCTGATGTAGATTCGTCAACTTTTTGAGGTAATCCTTTATGTTTAGTTGAAGCATACTTATCTACATCTTTTTTTGTCATATCCTTAGCAGCATCTCCAGCTTTTCCTTTTTTAGGAATATCACCTTTTTGCATAGCCTTTACTACTCCAAAGAATTTTTGCTGTTGCTTAGATACAGCTTTTTCTTTGACCATAGCTTTTACAGTGTTTTCTATTAATGCATCTAATTTTTTCATCGTAGACTATCTTCTTTTACTCTTTGTAGAATTGTTAATTTGTCTTGGTTTCCGTAACCAAAACTTTCTAACATATCAACTACTATTGCAACTATATCAGTCTGATCTACTTCAGCAGTAGCATCTTTGAGTTTTTTAATATACAGATCAGTAAGTTCTTGTAATTCTTCATCAAGACCTGGCTCATCCTCTTCTCCTGCTTCTGGATCTTCGGTAGGCTCCTCAGTTGGTTCCTCGGCTGGTTCTTCTGCAGGCTCCTCTGTAGGTTCTTCAGTAGGCTCTTCTTCTGGAGTTTCTTCTTCCGGTGCACCTCCTGCTCCTTCATTAACTACATTGTAAAGCTCACGTCTTATAAGTTCACGAATCAATGCTTTTTGTAATTGTTTTTTTGTGTACTTCATTTTATTGCATTTTTAAACTTCACATCTTCTCCAGAGAAATTCTTCTTGTCTTCTGAGTCAAACATTATACCTTCAAGAGTAGCGTATCCGTCTTTCTCTTTTTTTACAATTTTGCAAATTGTTGCATCTAATTTTTCTAATCCGTTTAACACATAAACTAATCCAAACATGCAATATTTTTTAGAGCATTTAGCGACAATATATGCTTTAGATACTACAAGACCCATATCACCAAAATTAGTAAGATCTGCTGTGTATATCTTTACGTCATCCTTTACTCCAACGTAATCAAATAATACATCATATCCGTCGTTAAGTTCTGCAAACTTGCGAACGTAATCTACCCACTCTGTTCCGTCGTTTTCATTTATTGGTTGTAGTGGTAATAAGTCTTTTAATTTCATAGTTTATATTTTAATTCCAGCTCTGTGTTGGAATGTTTCTTTTAAGTGTGATTCTACGTCTTGGCTGTAGGGTGGTAAAACATCTGCAGTTCCTTTGTTTAGATGCCCTACAACATCTTTCACTTTTTCTGCATCAATAACTGGCATATCTTTTCTTTCTGGAGCACCTTGCATTTTTTGTTTTACAAGTTTTCCGGCATTGTCTGCCATTATGGCCATTCCTTTTTCTGAATCTCCATTTGCTCCTGGAACCTTTCCTAATGCTATTTTTACTTCTTCAGGTGACAGATGAGGCCATTGTTTCAATCCTTGTTCTGTACCGTCTTTTAAAGCATATTTAATTGCATTTTGTACTTTGTCTCCAGTAAAGTTTGCTACATCACCCTTTCCTTTATTTCCTACATCAATACCTAACTTACCTTTTGTCATAGCATTAAGAGCTGATATAAGTTGTTGGCCTGGCAAATCCAATTTTGTTACAGCTACTTTTGCACTTGGTGATAATAATGTTGCTGCTGCCCATCTATGGTGTCCATCCATAATAAAGTCGTCTTTAGACACGATAGCTTCCATGTTTGCTAAGTCAGGAGCACCATTTTTTGCTTTAACTTCTTTGAAATCGTTAAAAGCATATCCTAAAGCAAATGCTACTGCTTTTGATACAATCACTTCTTTTTGTGCAGGCTTGAGTTGACTTACTGGGATTGCATCAGGACCTCCATCGATAACATCATCCTCTTTATTGCCATCATCTAATCCACCTCCGATTGCATCTCCTGCTAGATCTTTATCCATCTTACTTAGACCAATTGCTTTTGGATTGTTGAATACATCCGCTTCAGATAAAATATCTTTACGCATATTATTGATAGTATTACCTAACGACTTCTTCATACTTATAAATATTACCATTTTCTGCAAGACCAATATCTTGCTTTAGTTTTTGGTCCTGGATTATCGCAATTGTGTCTTGCTCTGAAAGACTTACGTCGGTTAGGATTGCTTTTTTTAATTTTCATTCCTTTTTGACCAAAATTGACTTTTTTTGCTTTTATAGTACCGTCTGCATTCTTTTTGCCTGAGTTGACAAATACCTTGAATTTTTTCACGTCACCACGCATAATCTTGTTTAGCTTTACTGTACGACCAGCGTACTTAGCTTCTTGAAAAACTACCGGTTCAGAGTGTTCGACTATTTCTAATCTTAAACTCTCATTTTGATATACAACAGTTTCTTTTGCATTAATTCTCTTTCCAGCTTTGACTGCAGCTTTGTATGCTTTAGATCCTTTAGGAGATGATTTTTCTCCTCGAGCTTTTTTAGCTCTGATGTTGTGCCACAATCCTTTATTCTCCTTTAGGTTGTTTTTCTTCTCCATCAATTTTATCTTTTAACTTACCGACAATTTCTTCTAACTTTTCTATCTCTTTGTCGATATATTCGCTCATAATTTTATTGTCGGGATTAGCCCATTTTTCAATTTTTCCTTTTTCTGAAACATGTGTGTTTTCAGCTGAGCTTTCCTTAAATTCCTGCAAGCCAGCTTTAACCTCTTTTAAATACGTTTTAGCATTTTCATACTTTTTCTTCGCATTAAATTCTTTTTTTAGCCCTTTCGCTCTCAACTTATGTTGATCCCAAACAACACAATCAAAACACTTACGATCAGTTTTCCAAAACTTGGCATCTAATCGATTATTCATTTTCTTACCACAACATGGACATGCTAAAGGAACCAAAAAGTCTTTTCTAGCTTTATCCATTTTTGTAACTGTTCTTTTTATGCCGTTTTTAATTGTCCATGTTTTACCACTTTCTTCCCAAATATCACCCTCTACACGCTCGACATATTTTTTTCTTGTAACCTTAATTTTTTTCATTATCGTGCTTTTGCATTAAATTTTTCTAACACTTCTTCTACTCTCTTATCAAACTTTCTCAAAGCTCTACGTAGTTCTAATTTCATAGCTTCTGCAAGTTTCTTTTCTTCATCCTTGTCAGCTACTGTTCTGTAAAACTCTTTACCTCCTACAGATGACATTGTTATAGTGAATGAGAATTCTGGCTTGCCATCCTCTCCTACCTCAGAGAATTGAGGGTCGTAATGTAACGTCATATTTGTGTTTGGTGACGTTGCAATTGCTTCTTTTTTTTCGCTTAAAAGTTTTTTTAATTCCATTATCTTCCGAATTTTAAATATCCTAATATTTGATTCACTGGTGCAAACGCTCCAGTTAATTTGTACAGTTTTCCTTTGTGTTTAAACACTATACCTTCTGATGGCACGATAGCATCAAATCCTCCAATCTTTTCTAATCTTTTTAGTTGAGTTTTGAGAAAACGTAAAGGTGCATCATCGTCTTGTAATTTGTCATTACTAGCTTTTGCCTTTAATTGCTCGATTGCACTTGCCAATTCTCTTTTCATCTTAGCTACAGAGTCGTTTGGATTAATTGCTACTAAACCTTCTAACCCCTTCAACACAAAAACTCCTAATTTTAAAAAGATGTCTTCTATTGGTTCTACTGCTATTTTTTTCTGATCACGTACACCACCACCTTTGTCCATATCGTTAAACCATTGTAAAAACTCAGGGTTATCTATAGACTTTTTTAATATTCTTAGATTTGGATCTTTTGATCCAAAAGCCCATCTGTTAATTATATTTTGAAGTACATCGTCTGGTATATCGTATTTGTAAGTTTTAGCATTATTTTTGATAAAACTAGACCAAAAGTTTTGAAAATATAATCCAAGTTTATCGCTTTTTGTTAGTTGGTATTTACCTCTGACGTTGTTAAGGTCTTTGATTAGTTGTTCTTTTTGATCTTCGTAATCTTCAGTCTTTTTGAGATCAACTAAGTCTGTAGCTCTTATTTCGTATGTATCTTGTTTTGATGCTTCAACTCGATCCAATGCTTGTTGTATTTTTGAAGGAGCTTCGCTATCACTTCCAATAACATTTCCGTTTTCGTCATACTCTTGAACATTATGCATTCTTAGCTGAGTTACACCATAAGCAGCTACATTTTCGCTAGCTGGATGTAACAACTCCATATTTACAAACTTAGTACCATTTGCAAAAAATTCTTCTTTTTCTGTTGGATTAAGTTTAGATATAGCGTCAGTCATATCTTGCATTGCATCAAGAAATGCGTTACGAACATTGTCTGGTAGATGCTGCATTGACTTTTCCATATCTGTTTTAGTCATTGCTTTTTCTGCTCCATTTTTCAATTGTCCTTTATTTCTAGCTGATAACACTTTACCATCTTTGTAAGTTACCATTAAATTTTGACCATCTAATTTTTCTTGAGCATATTCAACTTTACCGCTCAAAGCTGCATCTATCATATCTTCGATATCATCAAACGTCATATCCATATCTTCGTATGGATGTGCCATGTGTCCAGCTGCTCCTCCCTCTTTTAAAAGTGTACGACTTTCGTTGACAGCTAAAAGTTCTGCAGGAGTTTCGATATCTTGAAACGCTGAGGGTGTCAGTGTTTTCTTTAGCATAGGCATTCTAGCCAATAACAAATAGATCACACCTCCAGGCAACACAGATGCTGCTGAAAATCCAGCTAACTTTAATACATCTTTTAGTTGATCACCTATGGCTGTTCTTTCTGATTTTGATAATGTTTCACCATTTTTAACTGCGTCAGCTATCTTGAGAAATGCCACTTTTGTTTCTTGACCTTCTTGTTTTAATTTTTCAATAAATGATTTGAATTTACCTTTAAGTTGGTCAAAATATTTTCGTAAAACTACTTCATCCAAAGTAGACTGGGAGTGGCCCTCCAGAGTCTTTTTTTTTACGAGTAGATCAAATATGTCTCTAAGTTGTGAATCTGAAGTTACACTTGGATAGTTTGTTTTGAAGTTATCGTAATCGTTTGCAGATAAATCAGATCTAAGCTGAGAAGCGGAGATTGGTTTACCGTTTTGGTCATCTGTTCTTTTTTTATAAAAAAGCGGTCTTGATTTGTCCAACGGTAATTCAACAACATCTACACCATCTTTGTGATATTTGCCATCTGCCTGATGTTGATCTACAAAACCACGAATACGATCATAATCACTTCCCTTACTACTAGAACCTAACGCGTATGATTCTCCTGGTTGTGCTTTTTCTTCAATATATTTGTAAGCTGTTAGTAGTGGGCTTGGATATCTTGATCTTTCTACTCTAATGTTTTGAGTTCCAGCTAACAACTTTTCCCACACTTTCTCACTATCTTCGAGTGTAATTCCATCACGCTCTTTTGGTCCGATAAGAATAACAACCTCCTTTACTTGTGGCATTTCTTCATACCCCTTTGCAAGTGATAAATGACCTTCATGTGGAGGTTTGAATCCTCCAGGCAACATTACAGTAATTCCCTCTTCAACTTCGTTGAGAATACTTTCAACTAGAAATTTTGATAATTCGTTCATTTATAAAGAGTCTTTTGTATAAATAGGCTTCGTTTTTACTTTAGCCTTTAATTGAGCAACTTCTTTTGTAAGCTGATCAACTCTATCTAATAATTTTGTAATTATATTAGTAAGCGATTTGTCTTTTATATTTTCGTTTTTGTATAGATACAAATCCTCCAACACTGCACTACCGTTTACAATCATATCACACTGATCATATTCACCTTCTAATGTGGATTGTCCGACGTATAATTTTTCCATAACACGTCTAGATATGATGTCTCTATTTTCAAGATCTTGTGTAATTGGATTATAAGCAAGGTAGTGTGAAATAAAATATATGTTATCAGATCGGAGTTTAGCATCTGTGTTGGGTGTACCGATTCTTACTAAGTAAGGATTAGTATTATGCTTTGCTTTTATATCAGCAACACTTTCACCACTCCAGCTTGTATATATATTTTTTAAACGTATCTTACCCAACGTCTCTCCAGTTGCTAATCCTTCGATTGGCTTAAAGGGTACCCTTGTGTTTCTTACTTTATCGTTGTTTATCATTTTCCTACTAAAATTGCATCTTGCGCTTGATCTACTACAATAGAACCAATAGTTTCAGGTTCTATCAAACTTGGATCTGTTGATACTCCTACTTGACAAAATTCCACATCATCTATAATACATCCAAAATATGTATCATCATCTAAACTTCCACTAGCTTCAAAAACCAATTGAGCGTTTGTTCCATATTGTACTACGTTAATATTGAAACTTTCAATTAAGAATCCAGTAGCTGGATTAATGAAGGACATTGCTGGATTGTTTTTTATTCTAACAATGTTATTTTCGGGTGGATAGAATCCTGCTGTACCTGCTACTCGATCAACTGTATTTCCAACATTTGGTTTTACATTAAAAATGTATACAAGTAATTGACTATTTTCTCCGGTGTCAGGAAACATATCGATTGTAGTATCTTTTTTAAGGTTAAATTTTACATTAAAAATAGCACCATTTGTGTTAAAAATATCTACGGTATTTGTGAAACCATTGACTGGTGTTGTCCATGTAGTGAACCATTCGACTCCAGTGTATGGTGGATTATATACACCAGTGGCAGAAGATCCAGTTGCTATTGTTGGAAAGAACAATCTTCGTCGCTTCAATTCATTTGATAGGTTTATTTTAACTGCAGTAGTTTGTGAGTTGGATTGTGAAGCATATCCAGCTAAAGATGCACTTATGTCGTATCTTGAGATTCCAATGCCTCCTGCTAGATCGTAAAACCTTCCATCAAAAGATCCAGTAGATGCATCTCCAAAAGTTATCATTTCTGGATTAGTGCCGTTGGGAAGAGGGGCTTGTACTGCTACAGCTACACCATCCTCCTGATATCCTGGAATTGTAGAGCTGAATGCACTTGGTTGAGCATATGGTACAATTTGAGTATTGGTACCATCTCTGTGGATTGTTGAAGGTTCATATACGTTTTGAGTCCCATTTTTAATTGTTGTGTAAACCATTTTAGAATGAGTCATAAAAGGTTCTATTGCTTTCCAACTAGAAGTAATTGGGTATGCAGCTATTCCTCTTTCTGTAAAAGCACTATATCCGTTTGTGTAAAAAAAGCTAGCACTGCTATATGTAAAGGTGTATGTTGTTGTGTTTGCATAACTTTCTCCAGTGCTTTCATTTACTCTAGTGAACCCAGATTGAGTTGGTACTAAACAATTCCATAAAAAATCTGCTGCTGGACTTCCCCACGGTAATGCTCCTGCACTTGTTGATAATGGTGCAGATTCTCTTGTTAAGATTGTTGGATTATTAGCTCCACCGTAAATTGTGCCATATTCATAGAAACCGTTTATCATTGATAAACCTTGACCATTCCATGAAGCAATATTATATAGATTTGGCCAACCGATTGGCAAAGTTAGGGATGCTGAGGGACACCACTTATAATAAAAATCAAACACATGTTTGTATACGTATCTTCCGTCTTCTAGTACTGGCATATATCTTTTTTATGGGCTAAATGATCCACTCTGGACAGCAGTGAAGTATTGAAACTTTACTATGCTAGCTTGGCAGGTGTTTGACGGTATTTCAGTCTTTACATTAACCTGCAAATCATTCAAAAACGTAACGTATTCGGACTGCTCTCCAGTGTAATTAAAGTATTCTATTTTAAAGTCTAACGATTGCGATATAGCAAGTATGTCGTCAATCTCAGTATTCATTGGTATTTGAAACTGTACTAAGTTTGGAGAAAAGCCGTTAATGGCTAGAGGTTTTATACTAACCTCACTCACATAAGCATTACCAGTTTCGTTAGCAAAGTTGATTGGTTTTGCTCTAAACACTGGACCTCCTAATCCTGATGCATCAGTTTTAAAGTCAAACTCAACTCTACCGTAATTTTTTTGTATATTTCTTTTGTTTTGCACTCTACCTACAAATTTTCCAAAACGATTAAAACCTCCACCATACCTTGTTTTTTCTAAGTTTATATCTTTTAAGAAAGCTCTTGTGTAATTTTGAGGTAAAGATGTGTTTGTGCTTAGTGGATCACTATTCATATAAAGCTCCAACTCCATATTAGCATCTAAAGTTAGATTAAATCCTAATGTATATATTTGGTCAATGTTGTAGTTTTGATTAAATTGAGTTGTAAATAATCCTGAATGTGTGTGTGCACACTCTATTATTGCGCTTTCGTGCAATGATGAACTATTAATTGCTGGAATAATCCCAGGATATATTGCTTCAGGTGTTTCTACTAAATAACTCCAATAATCTACTGCTATTTGTTGTTTTGTAAAATGACCTATTAATCTAAAATCCGAATCTCTTTTAGCGTAGGTAGTTTGATTAGGAAATTGTGCATCTGTTAAATATTCCACTGGTTGCACAAGCGAATCATATATTACTTTATAATCTCCAGTTGATGTGCCTTTTCTGTATGAAGTTTTTATCCTATAAACATCTCCACCAATAGGTTTAAGGTCTGCAAAGGTGGTTTCTAGATAATTCATATTTACTGTTGAGCTTGTAACAAACGATTGATCGGATGGTAAGTAGGCGATGCTCGCTTTAAATTGACTAGCTTCGCGAACTTTTTGAGTTGTAGTGAATCCTCCTCCCAATACATTATTATCTAGTGTTATTAGTTCAATTGGTTTACTAATCCTCATCTCTGTGTCTGTCATCACCTCTACTATGTTTGCAGTGAATCCTTCAAGTTGAGAAGACACGCTTCCGGATACTGAGAAGTTTGAAGGTATTGTAGGTAGGATTGTAGAGGGTGTGTTTGATGCATCAAAAAACTGAAAGGTTCCTCCTAGAAAATCTTTTTGAATTGTTCTATCTGCTGATTTTACTGTTGTACTAAATCTGGTTGATAAATCTCGTCGATATCCGTTTTGGATTTCTGATATTTCTTGTCGTAGTGAAGAGTTGACACTATTTACAGTTGAAGGTTTTTGTAGTGGGTTTAGTAGTATTCTTTGTAAGTTTACATCTAAGATCTCTTCACTAGATTGAAAATCTAGATCGTACCCCTTAAAACTAGGTGTGACTATTTTATAGTCGCTTGTGCTTGATGTGTATTGTAAAAACTGACTGCCACTCAAAGATGAAGCGTTTGTAAACTCTCTTTCTGGAGTTTGCACTTGGACTATGTCAATTAGAGGTGGATCATTGAATACTAGCTTTGAAGTGTTTCTTTCCATAGGTACAATATTAACAGCTCGCGACCATCTAACATTATAATCTCTTGAGGGAGACTCTGGTATTGGATTACCCTCTAGATCGATAATAGCTTCACCTACTAAGTAAACAACTGCTAAACCTTTAGCAGTAATATCATACACTTCAATTGTTATATAATAATCATTAAACCTATCAACATAATCGTTTACCTCAGCAAATATATTGTCACCATTTGCATCAATTACTTCTATATCGATATCGCTATCTGCTCGAAGATTCAAGCCATTTCCTTTCAATCGCATTATATAACGACCACCTCCTAATGTATCAGAAAACTCTGTGATCTGAAAATAATCAGGTGAATCAGGACTTGTATCTTCTACAAGATAATCTCTTGTTGAGTATCCTCTCGGTTGTGGTTTTTTATAAAAAGAAACGAAGCTCATATACTAATAAATAGTATTGTTAACAGTTTATATACGACAAATCGTTTTTTCTGTCGATTGTTAAAATACTGTCAACCATATCTCTCACAACATCGATGTGAGATATCACTAAACTAAATCTGAAAATATCTTTCATATTAGTAAATAATGTGTGCATTGAGTTGAGATTCGTACTGTCTAAAACTCCTAAACCTTCATCTATTGCAATGAAATCTGGTTTTGGAAGATTAGTAATCTTAATTAGAGCTATACGTAAAGCAATTGAAGATAGGAATCTTTCCATGCCTGAGCTCAACTCTAATGGCCATTTTTCATCTTCATAACAAATGAATCCATTTATATTTTTACCGTCAGTTTCTAGTGCTATTTCAAAATCAATAATTTGATTCAGTATGATGTTAGCGTGCTGTTCTATATAAGGAACAGCTTTTGATATTAACTGAAATGGTATTCCATCTTTGTACATTGCTTTACAATACAAATCATAAATATACTGATCTTCTACCAATTGTGTCATGTGTTGTATAGTCTTTGTACACTCTTCGATGGTTTCTTCAGCTACACACTTTTTAGCATAAAAATCACGCACAGACTTGTTTGCTTTCTGTACAATTATAGATTGTTTATTTTTTTCTTTGTTTAGTTGATTTACTTTTTCGTTGATTATTTTATTACGTTCTATAATTTTTAAAGATTTATTGTATCTTCTAATATCTGCCTTTGTGTCTGTAATGGATTGCTTGCATGTAGCAATCTTTGAAATTAACTTTTCATATTCAGATTCAGCATCACTTTTATCTGCTCTTGCAGCGTTATAGTCTGTTGCTAGTGTTTTTATATACTCTGCTTGATCTTGGATTTCTTTATTATCTTCGATAAAATCTACAATCCTCATACGCTTTTGCAAAAAGTCTGCTACCGTTGTCTTATCGTCCTCAAGCTCCTGCTTTGTAGTTATAGCATCTTGTACGAACACATTAGAAGTACAATAGCTGCAGTTTGGATCATACTCATGTTTATTGAGTTTTTCGAGCTTTGATAACTTGTTTTTGATTGTGATTTTCAACTCACCCAATTCAGTGTCAAGTTGTACTTTCTCAGCTGTTTTGGTTTGATAATCGTTGTACAAGTCTGTATCGAAGCTGTTGAGTGCTCGCTCCTTATCATACTCTAATCCGGTTAATTTCTTCTTTGCAGCCTCCCAATTTTTTGTTGATGTTTTTTTGTCAGCTTGTAATGTTTTGAGGTTTTCTTGATGAGTTTCCAGATCAGTATTTAGTTGATCAATGTCTAAATCTTCTTCATCACATTGTTCTATTTTTTCAGATAATCCAATTATTTTATCTATTTGATCGTCTAATACAGCTTTCTGTGTTTTATGATGATCAACTGCATCGTCATGCTTTTGTGTGTAATCACCTAAGGAATTTTCAGCATCACCTAGTTTGGTTTCAAAATCTTGCTTTTGATACTCTTCAAGCACAATTGCAGCATTTCTATTGTTCTTATTTGCTAGGTCATGCAATTGATCGAATATAGTTACATCTAAGAAATTGGCTAATAAGTCCTTTCTTTCACTTTGTGTCTTATCGATAAAGTTAGAGTTGTTTTGTTGTAGTGATAGCGCAGTTAGAATAAAATCATCAAACGTACCAACATAAGATTGTATGATCTTATCTGTATCACGTCTCTGCTCTCCATTCAACGACACTTTATCACCATCCTCATTTATGTACCAGAAATCTATCTCTACACGCAGTCTTCCTTTTAGTGCGCCACTCCGGTACTTAAAGGCTTTTTTGTGAATGAAATAGTCCAATCCTTCCAGCTCAAAGTTGAAGGTACACTCGAATGATTCTTTCTTGCGATTGAGTACTTGATCAGCTTTGCTAGCTCTAAAAGAGTGATCGAATAGGCAAAAGCATAGAGCGTCTAATATAGCAGACTTACCGGCATGGTTAGGTGCAAATATCCCGCAAGTACCCATCTTCGTGCTGAAGTCTATGGTATTGTTTTCACCATAACTAAACATGTTGCTAAACTCAAACTTCTTAGGCTTCCACACAACATTACGTGCTGCTTCTGGTTGCTGTAACTCTTGGTTTAGCTTTTTATTTATTTTCAAAACCTTATCAATTGAGTCTTGATCAACTCCTTCATCTGTAAGGTAATCAGTTAGTAGTTGGTTTTGATATTGAAGGTTCCGCACGTCTCCTTGGTCAAGCTGTGCGTTAAGATGATTGTCTCCGTGTTTGCTGCCTTTATCGAGTTTGATAACTATTGCATCTCGGTTTTTGTACTTTTTACGAATCGTAGCTAGTATCCGTTTCATCTGGGCAGCATCTGTATTTATTGTTTTGATTCGCAGTCTTGTATTCTTTGTTATTGGTAAATTGTCTGCTAACACTCCATCAGTAACCTCTAACGTATAATATCCATATTCGTTAGGTAAATCATGAAACTCGTATTTGATATCCTTTCGATCTCTTATATCAATAATACCATATCCATGTCCTTCGTATGCTTCTCCAAAGTTTTGCTGTACAGTTGAGCCTGGATAAAACATTAATGGATTCTCTGCAGATAATACTTGACGTTTATGTATATCTCCTAGTGGTGCTAGATCAAAGCCAGCAAACTTATCCCAACTTAATCCGTGTTCAATATTCATACCACTATCAACTTTACTATTAGCTACTGTACCATGATACAAAGCCATTAAAAGATCATATTGATCAGGATTATCTATCTTATCATATGTAATATAATCATCAGTTTCGCCTAATAAAGAAAACACACTAAGTCCTATTTTTTGTCCTGGAGCTTCTAATTCATACAATCCTGAATCTCTCAAGTAGTAAAGATCTGGATGTCGTAGCCCTTCAACGATTGGAGTTAGCGCATCTAATCTGTGTGGATTATTTAAGTTTGCATCGTGGTTTCCTGTGATTACAAATGTAGGTCTTCTGTCAGCTAATCCTTCAAACAAGTACGACACCATATTGATAAGTTCTGGACTCATCTCAGTTTTAGCATGAACAATATCACCTCCAACAGTCACAATAGTGTTGCTAGAACACTTCTCTAATTCCTTGAACATCTTGTCAAAAACCTGCTTAAACTCCTTATGTCGCTTCCAATTCCTGATGTGTACATCAGCGATGTGAAAAATATAATCAACGGTATTGGGTAGTTGAATCTTCTTTATCATATGTTCATTTTATACTTAATCAAATCAAAAAAGCTAAGCTGTTGAGCCTGCTCTAACGCATGTAACATGCCTTTGTATCCAGTTTCGTTTGGATCTTTGTCTTTGAGGTTGGTGTAGTAAACTGCTATACCATTATTAACAAAATACTCTATCTCTTCTAAACTATCCTTATATGCGTCTGGATCCAGCGCTAGATATAATTTAGGAGGTCTTTCGTGTAAAATACGTGATCTCAGAGTTGGAAGTATCTTTTTACCAAACAAAGGTATTACGTTCCGTTTAGTTGATATTGCATCAAACGCACCCTCTACTATTACAATTGGCTCTTTCCAATTTATATGACTCCCAAACCCTATAACATCCTTTGATACTGGTGGATTTTTGTGTTTATGTTCTGTATCATAGAAACTTCTACCAGCATAGTAGTTTAAGAATCCATCCTCATTATAGCTAGGAACAATTAACATACCTCCATAAGGTCCATCTTCACAATAACCAATTTCATACTTTACTATATCGATAGGAGAAAGCCCTCGTTTGCGGATAGCATAATGTAATGCGTTTTTGTAGTGAGGAGTGTTTTGTTGGTTGTGTAGTGGCTTGTATTGAGCTGGTAAAGAGTATAGTGTGTTAGATTTTTTTGTTTGAGTTGTAACCTTTGTATCACCATAAACTTCTCGTATTTTAGGAAAAACGAAGTCTGGAGCTTTGCTTTTTCTTAATAGTGAGTTTATAGTTTGACCACGAGCATTACACACCCAGCAATGCCATTTTTGTGTTAATATATTTACTTGTAGTTTCTTTTTGTGATGATTACAGAATGGACAATGAAAGCTCTTTTCCCCATTTTTATGCGGTATAGATCTTCCCAAGTGACCATGCAACACCTTCATCACAACCTCAGTCTGTGATACATTCATATACTAACTATACAAAAAACTATTCGTTTAACCAACTTTCTGGGATCTCTTTATCACTATACAAAAAGTTGTTTTTTACACACCAATCTGCATAAGTTGTTTTTGATCCCTTTCTAATTTTATTTCTAGAATTTTGAAATACAAATCGTATATCCAACTCTGGATGTTGGCTTTTTATTAAAATATGCTTTTTACGATCTGCTAGCACAAATCTACCTTTTGTTTCAATAAAAATGCCATTTGGTAGTTTGAAGTCTGGAGTGTAAGTATGGTGAGTAGCTGGTTTTGTGTATGATATTTTGTGTTGTTCATACTCACCATTAACACCATGACTTTTTAATGACCTATCTATATCTTCTTCTAAGCCACTTCTAAATCCATGCTTCTTAGCTATTGCTCTTTTGCTTGATTTTTTTCTTCTGGCCATAACTGTTGTATTTTGTAATTTCGATCAAATAATTTAGCTGAGGTTTCTTTCATTCCATACAGACTAATTACTAAATCTATGTTATCTTTTTCAAAAGATTTACATGAATAAATATCTAGCTGATAATCCAAAGTATTGTCCCATGTGTGTATTGCAATGTGTGATGTTGTAATAATACCAACACCCGATACTCCTGGATGTTCGTTAGGTTCATATCCTACAACTGGGTTTATTGGCATTGTTTCAACATATTTCATGTTGAGTGCTTTTACTAAGTTGTTTATTAGATCTGTTACTTGATCGACTGTCAAGGTACTGTCTAAAGTTCCTTTGGATATGAGGTGTTTATGGTCGAGCATATTAATATACTTTTAGAAAAGATAACATTTTTGGTTCGTGTAAGTATTCTAAATGATCTATTCCAAAGTACTTTGCTTTAATCTTAGATTGTTCATACTCATCAAAGCTATCTTCTGATATTAACGGCTTCAAATCCTCGTAAACTTTCTCCCAATCTTGACTCAAAATTAAATCTTCTAAGAATCTTACATGTTGCTTATATAATTCAAAATCATGAAAATCATGTTCGATGTGCATTAACTCAAAAACTTTACCATCCTCTATCCAATCAATACAAAAATCAGCCATATACTTAGGCTTAATATTGATTAGTTTTTGCAGACGTTTGTTGTGTTTGGCAAACTCTTTTAGCTGCTCTAACGCTTCACCAGCATACCCGTATCTGGTGTTTAAATGGCAGTGGTCTAAGAAAATGTGGGGGTGAGGTGTGTCTTGAGACATCCAATCTTGAAAGCATGCAGATGCATCTGTAGGTCGTCCAGGTACAAGTATATGGCCTGGGATGTTGGATTGTTTATGGTATTCGCCTTCTACATAAGTTAATTCGTATCCAATACGATCAAAAAAATCTGGTATGATCATTTTTTCAAATACGGTTTCATCTTCTAAAGGTTTTATAATATATGGGTAATCAACTAAATGGTAATTAAGTTTACTTATCATATCTAACTATAAAAGTTGTATCTACGTTGTTTGGTAGTTTTAATGGAAATCCTAGTTTTGCAACTGCTAACATTTCTCCATATTCGTTATATAATCCTATAGCAGTTACGTATGGTTTAAAATCAGATCCAGTTGTGAATGGTCTAAATTCGTATTGGTTTGAAGCAGGATTATATTCTTGTATGGTGGGATTATTGCTACGATTAAACTCTCCTGCCCCAACTGTACATGCTACCTCTTTTTCGTATATCGTATGAGTTCCTCGTGCTGACACTTCTTTTATGTCCATGTAACGAGATATAATTGATCCTAGAACCATTTGACCGTGATTGTAAAACACATTACCTACTACTGTTGTAGCACGCCCAAGTGTATGATAAGATAAAAATCTATCACTATCACTCATCACTCCTGCATACATTTTTATGTTGTCAATTAATCCATCAAACCCTCGATCCGCTGATACATTGTTACCTATATATATGTCAGACTTGTTGGAGCATCCCGCTACATCTGTGACGTCGGATCCAGTTGTTTGTAAGACATTGTCTATGTACATCATCAATTTTGAAGAGCTTAGTTGACAAGTTACGTGATGCAATTGGTTTAATGTTAAACTGCCAGAAACTTCTGCTTGCTCAAACAAATTATCACGTTTGAATCGTAAAATCGTACTTCCGGAATCCATAGTAATAACATATGGAGTTCGATCGTCGCTTGCGTATGAGAACACATTGCCATTTATATCTACTCCATGATCCTCAGAGGTGCCTTGTTTGGTTAAAACTACAGAACCGGAAGGGTGTGCAGAGTGGGCAGTGGGTCTTATCATAAAAGTAAACGTAAAGTCGTTATTTTCAAAATTGTAAGACTGTCTATAATTTTGTACTGCTGCTGGTTGTATGTGAACGCTTGAAGATAAGCTACTGCTAAATGTTGGAACCACTCCTAGTAGATCGATGGGTTGAGGTACTGGTAAGGTTGTTCCAGCAATATCGGTAAATTTTATGTTTTTGTAGTGAGTTTCCATTACCCAATTACCGCGATTAAAGCTACTTGTCAAGTTAACTGCTCCTTTGCCATTATACTTATACAAATCTCTAGTAGGCCATTCTCCTACGCTAGTTATTGATAATGATTCACTTACTCTTGTTGTTGGAGATATTGGTGAAATCAATCCTCCTGATACATATAGATTACCGTTAAGGTCATCTGTTATTTCTATAGATTCGTTATTGCTACCGCTTATATTATAGTTTGCTTTTAGTAATAAAGAGGATTGCTGAATACCTTCTCCAAATTTTGTTTGAGCAAGATTTACTATATATGCTTGATCTTCTAAATCTCTAATTTGGTTGTTAATATTTCCATTACCGAACGCTGCTTTAGTGTTACTATAAAAATCTTCGTAAAATAAATGGTTTATAGATTTATGTACAACTCGTTGGAATTTTTTATTGACCGTGATTGGTTCGTAATATTGGAAATGTGGATTGCCTTGATCAAAGAGTGTGTTTAAGGGGTTGTAGCTTGGGTGTGATGGTATAGGATTGTAATCTGCTTTGTATACAGAAAAAGTTGGTTCTGAGTTTATATCAAATTGAATAAATCTTTCACTGTATGATGAGCTAAATCCAACAAATATGTCTGAACTTGATACATCTGCTTTTAGTGCTGTTCCTATACGTAAATCTCCTTTTGTAGCTCCAAAATGATCTGGATCTGAAATTTCGTATGTATCAGGATTGATTGTAAAAAACACAGACTCTTGCAAACTACCTGTACTTCCTGCGAATACTCCTATTGTTGCTGGTGTTTGGTTAGTTTGTATTGTTGCTTTAACTTCACGTTTCAATGCTACCCACTTTCTTGCATCTACGACTTTTTCAAAAGATGCTACATTATAGGCAGTGTTAACTGCATACAAATCAATTCCAACTCTGCCATCACGATACACAACATGCACTTTACTTGTCTGTAAAGTTGCTGATCCAGATATAAAGTTGGTTTTGTCCATTAGAATATCTGCAACGCCTGATGTTACGAGTTGTGATACTGCTGTATCTTTTACTACAAATAATTTTCCGTCTTCAAATAATGCAAAGTATCTGTTTTGAGTACCACAATATAAAAATGTTTTTAAAGCAGTTGGTGTTGTTGCTCCATAAACACTCGCTCCATATACAGAATAACCAAAAGCACTTCCCGGATTTACAGATCCACTAAAACTAGCGGTTAGTGTTTGTGGAAATGATCCAGTAAAAGAAACAGCATAAGCTCCTAAAGAGCCGGTAGATGCAATTGCTAAAATTTTATCATTTACGCTTTTACCTTCTGCATTTACAGCACTAAATGATCCAGTAAGAGTGGGTGCAATAGAGGTTGGCATTATTACACCTTCTGCTACAGATGATGTATAAGCTAGTGAGTTAGGAAAGTATAATTTTGAAGTTATGCCTTTTTCACCAGCAACATAAACGTAGTCAAAACTAGCTGATGGTGTTGAGGAAATACTTGCAATGCTTGTTACTTTTGAGCTGGTATAACATGCTTTTGCGTGTGTAGGGTTTTTTGTTAAAGTTCGTGAAAACGCACTTATTGCTCCAAATCCATTAGCTGTTGAAGCTGCATGAATACTGCTTTGAAGTTGACCTACACCATAAGCAGTTACACCGTTTAAGTTTGGTGTACTTATATCATTAAGTATTTCGTAATTGTCGTTCTGATTAAGTCGTAACAATCTGCTACTACTTACGTCGGTTGTATAAAGGTGTGTACCGCTGTATAATGTTCCAACACTAACTGGACTAGCTTGTACATTAGAGTAATAGTTTTTGTAACAAACAGTGCTAAACCATTTCTTGTGTGCTTTAAACGGGGTGAGCCGAATATCAGATGCGTCTAGATTTTTGAAAACTCCTGCCATTACATATAAATATGTCGGTAAAACAAATCCCTTCCATTATGTTGAAAGGGATTGTTGGCTAGTTTGATTGTGTGATTTTTAGTAGTCTAGCTTTACCTTCACTAATGCTTCTCTATTGAAACTCTTTAGTAATGGCTTGCTCAATTTAGCAACAGCTACTAATCTATTATTATCATCATACATTCCAATTGTCGTAACATAAACACTTGGATTTCTTAACATGCTAGCATGCTTAAAAGTTCCAGTACTTCCAGTTACAAATGTTGGATTGTTTGAAAAGTTAAAGTTTTTATTTGTTACACGAACAAAATAGTGTGTAGAGGTTATTTTTTCTTCACTCCTTGCTGCAAAATATGTAGATGCAGAAATGTACATTGATGCTGTTACTGCATTTTTTGGTTGGGTTCCGGCTGCTGATAATGTAGTTGCATTACCAGTATTGAAATTCATTCCTGTTTCTGTTTTTAATCTTGTAGCATTAAATACCAACACTCCGTGGTCTGGATAGAATAATCCATACTGTGTGTTGGAGGCTGTTACTGCTCCAGATCCACTAAAGATTCCAACTACACGTCCAGCTTCGTTTACAGTTGGTGTTTCTTCTTCACCACTATTATCGATAAACGACATATAAGAACCTACAGATAAACCACCACTAGAAATTCGTAGTTCCCAGTTTCCTGGATCAATTTTTTGTCTAAATCTTGCTCGAGCAACATTAATTACCATAATGTCGTCTGGTGTATCACTTCCAAAAGTAAATGCTGTATCTGTAGGAGGTAGTAGTTGGTTTCTGTACTGTGAGTATATAGCTCTTGTTGGTGTATCGTTGGCGTTTTGACCAACAGTATTAGGATCTCCAAATGATCCACTTCCTAATCTATTACCATAAGCTACAGCAAACTGCACAGCTGCTGAAGCAGCCTCGTTAGTGTCTTGTGGATTTCTGTGAAGTACGTTTACATAATAATCACCAGATTGTGATACCTGAGCTGATGATGTAAAGAATCCTATTCCGGTTGAACCTCCGTAAGATTGTGAATATGGATTCATATTTTCTGACCATACTGGTTGTGATACTGTTTGAGTGTCCCCAGGTACTATGTCGTCTCCTTGAAAGTCTTTATATATTTCTGCCATTTTATTTTATTTATCTAACGGATGTTGCTGTTGTAATATCTAATGTTGTAAACTGTGTTGGATCAACAGTTACAACTACTGTCTTGAATCCACCAGTTTCATTACCTACAATTGTTAACAACGCTTTTACTGTCTTAGTTGTGTCTGCTTGTGGTTTAGCTTTGATAATAAACTTGCTTCCAGTTCGTGTAATCGTTTTACCAGTTGTAGAGGTTCCAGTCACTTCGTCATCTATAAAGCTAGTTGCAGCTGAAGCTAAGTCTGTATTTCCAGCAGTAGGGCTAGCTGAAGCTGGTGATGTCTGTCTTCGTGCTTTAGAAACGGCACCGTCTGGAGCAACTTCTAAGGTTGCTACAGTATCGTCACTCAAGATGGCTGTATATCCGTTTGTTGAATTTGCACCTTGTAAGTTTAGAGTACTTGGTGCAACAGTAATCTCTTGAGTAAGAGATGTAAATGTTACTGCTGATGGTGTAACACTAATCACTGGTATACCGATAACATCCTTGGGCAGAGTAATTAACTTGTATCGCAACATTTGCGTTTCATCGGGAAGTGCTTCTAAAACTGGCATGTCTTCTATGACCTTTCCGTAAAAATTAGTCCCTAATGTATGAGCTGGATTCCATAAATCGTAATCTACTTCGTCATCTGATAATGCGAATTTTACGATATTCAATCGGCCTCCTGCCGCCAGGATCTCTCGTCCTTTGTTAGTTAAGATTGCGTCAACTGTGACGGTTGTATTATCTAAATATCCCACTGTAGTAAAGTTTTATCTTGTTTTATATAAATATGCAGTTATTAAGAAAAACGTTATCTAATTGCAAACGTACCTGCTTGCTTTCCTGGTTTAACTGCTAATTGTTTTCCTCCACCTTCTGTTACGGTGATTACGGGTCCTCCATCTACTGTATCTGGACTATCAACATTGTAATCTGTAGAAGTTAGTTTGCATCCTTCGTATCGAGCATTCACCATTCCTTTGGCATTCCACAAATGATAATCTTGTACAGATTCAAAATAATTTAATGGTTGTACTCGTAAGTTATTTATAGCACTGAAAGCTGCTGCTGCACCCCTAAACGATTGTATCGTTATAACAAGGTTTGGTCCATCTGCTTGTGTAATAAAATCGAAAGATTGATCATTTCCAGCAACGTTGTTTGTGTTAGTTACTACAATGCTATCGCTGTATGCTGATCCTTCTTTACCATATTGTAAGTGCAGTTCTACTCTACCAGTTCCGGTTGAAGAAGCAAAGTTTCCTGTAATTCTGTATCTAATATCTTTTGTTGATGCATCCTCTCTTTCACTAAAAAAACTATTAAGTAATACAGATCCAGTATACCTACCGGTAGTTGTTGCTCTCCAGTTTAATCCGTCATAAGGACCGGAGCCACCTCCATTATTTGTACCAATTCGTGATCCGCTTATTTGCCAATACGCAGTGGTATTAAGTGGTGAGCTGTATTGTGTAGTTCCGCTGTAAGAGCTGGATATACGTAAACCAAAATTGGTTACCCATATGTTTTCGTCAACGGTTGCTGATGAGGTTAGTAGTGTGTTGACACTTCCAGTAACTATTCCACCATAAGTTACTGGGTATAGTTGTTCAAGTGCTTTATAGCTCCAAATATCTTTTTGATATTTTGGTTCATCTGGAGCACTTCTTTCACTAAATCGACTTGTTATTATTGTTGGGTTTATTGCTTGCCAATCATCATATCGGCTAGCGGTTACAAAAGTCAATACTCGAGGGTTACTGCCACTTGAGTTGTATGTCATGTAGATGTATTTACTACCTTCATAACGTGAATTGTGTCCAGTTCCGTTTACTCCTAAGTCAATAGCAGCACCTTCTCTCATTTCAAAAATTGATCCAGTAGGTTCTCCAGTCATATCAATAGGTGGAGTAGATTCAGCCACTACACCATACAATCCAGATGGTTGAAGAATTTGTAAATCTATAGATGCTGTGTTTTGTTTAGGTAATAAATCTTGTGCAGAGCTGGTTATTTGTAAATAATCCGACAGATCACCTCCTATTGTAGCTGCTGCTACATAATGTGTTAGTGGTGTATTTGTTGGATCTTCAACCTCACCTTTGGGTGGAAAAACTTTTTCCGGACCTAAATCTAAAGATGCTGTTAGTAGTAAGTCTTCAGCTACTGGAGGTGGAGTTGGTAATTTGCTACGTTCTAATATAGTAGGTTCAATTAATAAACCAGTTTGTGTGTTTGCTCTATAAGGCACAAACTTTTTTATAAGTTTAAACAAAGCTGCATTGTAGTGTTGTAACAATCTAATATATTCGTTTGGCTTATTTGTGCCTTTATATTTTTTTGAATATACCCTTGCTAGGCCTTGTAAATCTGTATAATCGTCTAATTTTAGTTGAGCTGGATTACCTATATAATCATCTATACTAAGTCCACCAAACTGTTCTGCTATGTCTTGGTTAACTTCGTTTGTTGGAGATAAGAAAACACCTAATTTAGAGTTATCAGGCGGATTATTATCAGTTAACGGCTTCTCTGCTTTACTGTCTTTGAATAGTTGATTTCCTGCTAATGTTGTGTTATCAATTCGTATTTTTGAAGAAATACTTCTATTTGCTCCTAAATCAGGCCATTCTAATGAGTTTTGTTCAATTACTCGAAAATATGCTGAGCTTGTTACATTGTAAAAGGATGCTGACGGTTGTGTTATGTCTTGGTTTGGGTGTTGAGAGTTGAAACTACTAGTTGCAGGATAATGGTCGTCTAGGGTTGTTTTATTATCTGTACCTAAAGTCAATCGATACATTAAACTATCAAAACTTGATGTACTTCCTGTAAACACCCCATCAGTATTGCCTTGAAAACTTGTTGGAGTCAGTGTATGGTTATCGAGTATAGCATCTTGTAACTCAGAAGACCACATTCTAAATTCTTGAATACTCCCTGAAAACAAATCCATTGAGTGCGAATCTGCTAATGTATAGCTTCCTGATCCTGGTATCCATAAACTACCACTATTTGTAAAAGAATAATTATATGATGATGAATCGTTTCCGTCTACAAACAACGATGCAGTTGTTGTCGATACAACTTTGTTGTAACGAGAAGTTTTTACTATTAGTCTATATGTTTGATCTGTGGTAATATCGTCATCTTGAGCCTCTCTTCTCAATGCAATATGGTGCCATCTCGTGTCTTGATTTGTGTAAGGATCTTCTGTGTCTGTATCGTATATAGATGAGCTTACACTTGATGTAGCCCAAGTTGCACCACTTCCACTACTCAAAAAGAAACCTATATGATTCCCACTACCACTCTGAAATGCTCGAATTTTCCATCTACCAGGAACCTCCATGATGGTTTGATCTTTAGTCTGGCTATCAGCCATTCTAACTCTCATCTCAATAGTTTGCGCAGTTGCGTTACTACCACTTAATCTTTGCCACGGTACCTTTACTTGTTGAGCTGGTAATCCAGTTGTTTGTCCATTGTATCCAGCAACAAATGCGTAGTTAAATCTGTCATAAACAAAATCAGATTTTTTATCAAATCCACCTTCATGACCTCCATATTCTTTTATGCGTAAGATTGACTCCGGAATTCCAAAACAATTAATTAATGCTCTTAGACATCTTTCGGTGCCTTTAGTTTGTACGAGATATGGCAAATTGTTTATAAGACGTTTCCACGTCTCTTTCATGGTATCTGAAGTGCTGGTTTCGTATGCTGTGTTTACACTACCAGTTGCATCTGTGCCTAAGGTGTAATTCCATAACTCGTCTAAAGCTGCACCGTTTTCAAATTCAAATCCTAAATTTTGACCAATTAGATATAACAAATCCTTACTTAATCCAGCAGTTAATTCTTGACTTTTATTATATTTGTTGGTGTATTCGTCAATATATGGAAGTATATCATCAAAGTAGTGACCAGCAACTTTTACGACTTGTGTAAAAGTGTCATTATCTGAATCTTCTACGATGTGGGCTGGTAAGTTTCTTGTTAATGCGTTTGTATTATTTTGATCATATATACTTGCTGAAGCTAAGGCACCTACATACCACTCTTCAACTTGAGAAGATGTAAACGAATAAAGAGGATAAGGTTTAGTAGTTGTTGACTTAGGCCATGTAGAGGGATAAAACTCACCATAAGAGCTTGTTTCGTAGCTAGCTGATTCGTAGTAAAGATATCTTTCGTAAGCATCAAATCCTCCAATAACACTACTCTTTCGTTTAATGTTTGTTAAGATGTTTGTGTTGAACGCTGCACTACTAGATGCTGATGAGCTTACTAGACCAGTTAGGTCAGTAGTTAAGGCTGCTATTCTTGCATCGTAGCTTTCAATTAACCTTACTTTGTGTCTAAAGTTAAATAAACGAGCTTCCGCATTACTGTATGTGATAAAGTTTTCATATTTTCGAAAATCGACATTAATATCAATATTTTCAATAAGCGAGCTACTTGTTAATCTATCTTGTAGTTGATAATATACACTATTAGCAGATCCCGTATCAGTTCCTACTAAATCGTCTTTATCTTTATATTCTGTAGAAACTCCAGTTCTAATTCTAGCTAATATATCAAAATTAGGTCCAGCTATTTCTAAAGTTCTAGGTTTTAGATCTGGTGGTATTAGTGTTATATCTGTACTAAAGTCTCCGCTAACCTCTTGTGCTAACCATAACTCATCACCTACAACAATGTCTGCAGGGATTGGAGCAGCTAGTTTGAATATAATACTATAGGGTGATGAGTTTATTGTAAACTTGTCTTGTACATAATCAAATACTGGAAAGGATAAATTTGCATTCTTAAAAAGAAATAGATTGCTTAGTATTTGGCTTTTTGGTGTAATGAATAAACCACTCTCAAACTGGTTTAAGAAGCTAGTATTGTCAAGTGTAGATGATAATATTGGTCGTACTCTAAGCTCTAATCCGTTGGAGCTTATTTCTTGAACAACAATCTTATGACCATCTCCAGATCCTAATATGTTTCTGTGAAACTTATAAACTGGTTTGTATCTTCCAGCAACGTATCCCAACTCTTGTATGTCTTCTTCAACGTTAAGTAATACGGATACGTTTGGTGATGGATCGTTTGATATGCTAGACTGTCTACCTTCTTCCTTATATCTTTCGATTGTAAAATCTGGTACACGGTAGTTTGTTCCTAAGTACGCATCTACAGCGTTAAAAAGATCCAATCTAACTACATCGTTTGGATAGTTGGTTAGATTTTGTGCTTTAGTACCAAAAGCCTGTACTGGAGATGTATTATCCTGTTGCGGGGTTTCTTGGTCACGGCTTGCGGTCACGATCGGTGTAATGCCATCAGACACATCTGTTGGTTTAGATGGTGATGTTAAAGGTGCTCGCTCTTGTTGTTTTGATATTAGAGGTTTTGATTCTCCAACAACTTGCCTAATATTTTTTGGTCCGTATGCCACTTACTTGCGTTTTATATAAATAGTTGCATTAAACAATTTATGCATCATCTTCATCTACATCTCCACTAGCAAAATCAATACCCTCCTGATCAATAGAAGTAGCACCAAAGTCTGCTTCTTCTTTGGGTGAAAATCTGTTTGGTGGTGTTGCGTTTTCGGTCAAGTCTCCTGCATCAACAGCGTCTGTGTATGCTTGTTTACCAGCTTCTACTGTGTCTAGAGTAGGTTCTGGAGAGGCTGGAAGACCTAATGGTTGTACTAATAAATATTTGAATTCTGTTTTACCAGACGTATCCCACACTGGCTGCTGTACAAGACTTTTTGCAATTCCAGCTACTGTCACATTGTTAGGTGGTATTGTGTATGTAGAGTGTTTTTCGGATGCTATATCTCTATTTGGTACAAGTTGTAGTTTCATTTTTGTAATAGCACATCTAGGTTCTCCATATGCAAAATAGGGTTGTGGTACATTTTCAGCAGTACCTTCTACACTAAACAAGTTATTGTATATATCGCTCTGATTCCAATTTTTTGATATAGCAGAATCATCATTTCTCGATGGTGTGTCGTTTGCAAACCTTACAGTTATAGATATTCGTCTGGTTCCTATTGGAATATCAATGTCTCTACCTACAGCAAAAAATGCTTCAGCTCCAGCACCCTGATCAACTGCCAGATTTTTACGCTTATCATCTACAATATCTTTATACCAATCGTTTTCTCGTATCCATGTGTCTTTGGGATATCCTTTGTTCCATTGTGAATAAAACGATCCATATCTTTTTGCTAAAAATCTAATATTAATGTCATCAACGTTAGGAGACACTGCTCCAGTAAACTGTCCAACTGTAACACCTCCTGGACCGTTACTACTCTCTATTACAGACTTATCAAACATTCCTAAACCACTTTCGGGTTCTTCTGATAAAAGTTTAAATAGTGATTTTGTGTTAGTGTATTTTTGGCCATAGAATAAAATGTCATGGCCTGAGTCATTATCATCGTCATCGTCAAAAAAAGCATATATTGGAAACAACATTAATCCAATGTCTACCTTCTCTTTCACAGCCCATAAGTCTATAGCTTGAGGTCCTTTAAGAGTTTCTTGTTTTGTTTCTATAAGTTCTTGATTAAAGTATGTTATGTCTATTTCTGTAGTATCGTCTGTACAAGGTATTATTTCGATTGGAGTTAGTGGATCACATGTTATTGGTGCAATACCTCCTCCAGCTAAAAAGTTTTTATATGATTCGTAATCATAAACAAGCCATGGATAATCCACAACATCTCCATTTTGTATCACTCTAATCTTATATCTACTCAAAGCAATTCCAACATATGAGAAGAATTGTGCTGTCATATAATCAACACCTCCTACTTGTCCGTCTACTAAGTTAGCTACTTCACTTATGTCGATAGTTTGGGTAAAATCATGCTCCTCATCTTCGTTGAATTCAATTAAGTCTCTTGTAAAATAGCTTGTTGGTCTTACCCCTTTTTTTAATTCCTCTTCTAGTGGATAAAATCCTTGACGTACTGATTCATTTCTGTTATAACGATCAATAAACGCTGGTGCTGGAAAGTATCCTTGTGGAGCATTTTCGTTATCTATATCTTCGTTTGGAATAATACTTGCTCTCTGTGCTACACTAGCATAATTAAACCAATCAGATATCTTAGCTTTCATTGCATCAGAGGTCGGTATGTCTAAATTTAACAAGTCTGGTTCTTTACTAGACCATAAATTGTACATTGGATAAAATAAGTTCCATTTATTTATCTGTGTGTTAAATCTAAAAGGAAGAGGTGGTGTGTAATCTGGATCAGTGACTGGAATTACTGGATAGTCGCTAGTGTATCTTGTCATGGTGTTTGGAGTATATCTTGCTGAGTTGTTTCCAACTACTGATATTATTTTACCACTAGGATTAGTCCAGTTTTCTAATCCAAACTCTCCATCTCCGTTTTTGATTAAATTTGTATACAAGATTGCACTACTGTCTAAATCGATTACTTGCAGTGTAAATGGTACTGTACGTGTTGTGCCAAATTCGTTTGATACCTCACACACATACTCACCTTCAATTTCACCAGTGCATTGTTCTTCTGAAAATTCTATGGCAGTTACACCAAGTCCATCATTTTGATTATTAATTGTAAATAGCGAGTTTCCATCTCTTTTCCACACAAATTGCAAATTTGAAATATCATTTATGTTATTAACATTAGATGGATCAACACAAAAAAACTCAAACCTAACTCGCGTACCCTTTCTTACAGTAAACACATCGAATATAGGATTCACTTGTTTGAAAGCTAAACTACCGTCTGAATCAACTGATGCCCATGTTAGTTGAGAAAAGTTACGTATTGGATGTGAAGTAATTACCGGAGGTTGTGGGTTATCCGGTAACAAAGCAAAGTCCCCTACACGTAGTGCGTCATCTGGTTTAGCTGTTTTTATGTTTACTCTTTGTTTCATAATCTAGTCTAGTGTGGGAGTATATCTACTATAATCTAAATCTGGGTCTGTTACACCTCCACTAACCGTTTCAATTTGTTCTATCTTAATATTTTTTACAACATACTCTACGTTTCTTGAATCATCTTCACCACTTAACGGTGTACCTACAAACGAATCCGCAAATACAACATCGGCTCCTTCTCGCGCTGTTTCAAAGCCATTAATTTTATTTGCTAATGTTGATGGTCGCACACCATATAGGCATACCCTATAATTAGGATCTGGAGCCATTGAACCGCTTCCATCAACGTCTATCATAGGAATTCCTAATCCTCCTTGTAATCTGGATCGAGTTAAAAACTCGTCAGGTAGTGGAATACCAGCTGTGGTTGTTTGTGAGCCTGCTGCTTTTTCTATATCAATTATCACAGGTTTCATGTTTATAGACTCACTACCAAAAGATTTATAAACCTTTGTACCAGTTGTTGTTGTGTTATCTTCTGGAGTTAATCCTTGTACTGCAAATGCGGTAGTTGCACTTGGATCGGCAAGATTTGTTATATCGTTTGCGGACGGAAATTCAAAGCTGTCAAAGCTCGGTAAATATTCAACACCTCCTAAGTTTGGTGTTTTGTGAATTATAGCTTGATCTGCTCGACAATCTAAATAATAATTATCTACAGCATACAAACTTCCAGTACTGTCTATACTTTCGCTTACGTTATGTACACCAAGCGTAATAACAAATCTACTTTCTTGCATCCAAGTAGTTTCTTTCTCATCCATCTTAGGTTTGAAAAAACCTTGGCCTGGTGAGAAAGGTCCGTTATTCCAATTTTGTATATATTGTCTGTAATTTAGATCTGAACCTGGAACAGCCCAGTATGTGTATTTTTGAAGAGCATCTGTTGCTACAGATCCAGTTTTATATATGTTTAATTTGTCCACATCTCTTAGAGAGTACCAATATATTGGAAATCTTGGAGCTATGGTAGGATTAGGGTCAAACAGTTTGTTTGTTACTCCCTTATTTAAAGCCTTATCGTGTAGTTGAGTATATCTTGTTCGTAGTTGATCTTCTATAGGTTGTATGTATATTGGCGACAACAAGCCGTTTGTTTTTACCATATTGTTAAACAATCCACCTGGTGGATTTGTGTTTAAATTTGAGCTACCTTCTATTGTAGGTGCTGATGGTATTGTAGTTATTGAGCTTGGTAGAAATGGAAACAATCCAGGAACATATTGTTCTACGTTCTTATTTGACGGTTTGCTTGGATTGTATGTTTCTACCTTTATGTTAATATTGTTTTGATCTTTTATTAATGCAAAACTAACATCAACATGTTTAGTTTGTACTTCTGTTGAAACAGTTTTATCGACAATTGGTCCTGGTACTAATGCTTTTACAACTTCGTTTTGAGTATATATGTTGTTTACTGCTGCTCTTATAGAGGCTTCTTTTCCTATTTCATTAGGAATTAAACACAAGTTGAATCCAGTTGCAAATGCTTTTGATAATGGTGATTTTGGCAATCGCTGTTCAACAGAATCTGGCCAAGAAGCGCTTGTTCTGTATTCATTTCTTATCACATCGACAATTCTACGCTCTGTGGGAGGATCGTTTGTTTTGTTGGCTGGACTATTTTGTTGATAAGTACCTTGCCAACCAGGCTGAGCAAATACACCACCCCTGAGAGAAGTTACTGGTAAACCGGTTTTTGTTTCTTGCATTACAAATCCTAGATCACCCATTACTTCGATTGTAAAGTTGATGCGAATTTTATTTGTTTTAGGATTAAGGAATGGTATTTCAATTTTATGAAACTCTGCATATTGACCATATGTGTATCGGTCAGCTATGTTTGGAACAAGCTCATCTATTATATACAGATGTACATCTCGACTATCACCAGTCAGAGATGCTGGTAATGCATCATCGCCAGGATCAGCAAAATATCTTTGGTTTCGGTAATTTGGTATTCTACTATTCCATGGATCGAGTACACGTTCCAAAATTTTTCGTGGATTACCAGCTGCATCTAAGCTAAGCAATCTCTCTTCTCTATCATACTCCTCAATCTCAACATAAATTTTTTCTTGCACAAATCCTGGTCCCATTTTTCTAAAATTGAAATATCCTACTCTTGGACTATCAATATCATAATTCTCAATGTCAGCTATTGTGTCGGGTGTTACGTTTGGAAAGGCTGGAATAAAATTGTGTATAGCCATTCCTAAGTAAAAAGATACAACAGCTCTAACTCCACCTACTCCGTAAATAGATCCATTTATCTGGTTTTGGATTTCTGATAAATCTATATCTTGATAAACTTCTAACGTATTAGATCCACCATTAAGGAGATATTCGTGATTTTCTTTACTAAAGTAAGAGTTGAGATTTTTTAGTGGATTGTTTTGTAGAGTACCTCCATCTAGTTGATATGGTTTAGGATGCAACATTTCTTTTGTCCAACGAAAATCTGGATTCATTGGGTCAACAGCTATTCTTTTATCACGAAATCCATTCGATCTTTGTATTAGTTTTCGTGAAATAACATCACCTCCCACTGTATTCCAGTTATCTACCGATAACTCACCATCTACTCTACCATTTGGATTTTGTATAAGATTAGTGTAGAAAAAACTATCGAAATCTGAATTGAAGACTTCTAAATTTATTGAGCCACCATCAGTAGCTCCTATATCGTTAGACACTAAACATCCATAAGTTCCAGCAAATTGCGGACATATGTTTTTAATTGTTAATGTATTGCCGCTTACTATTCTTGATGATCGTAGCTCAGGAATTGCATCGTTAGCTACAATATTTTCGCCATCAAGATTCCATCGATATGTAAGTTCCGTTTTAGGTGGAATAATTTCCAACACTCCATTCTCTACATTGAATACGTCAGGTTGTTCTGCTTCAATTCGCAATACAATTGTAGTTCCAGCATGCACTTTAACTGTACCATCTGGGAACAAATACATATGATCTCCTTGTAGAGACGTTCTTGCTGCTGCATACGGTTTTACTGATGGAGTAGAAGCATCTGCAATTGGTTTTGTTATTATTGGAGGTTTATTTGCTAATACTGGAAGTAAATCATATACTGTATCGTTTTCGTTTAGATCTGTGTTTGGTGATATTGTTTGTAGTGGTCGTGTTTTGCGTTTTCTTCTATTCGTTGTTGCTACTATAACTTCGGAATCAGTTGAATGTCCAGTTCCAGTCATAAGTGCTCCAGATGGCATCTTATGAAAAGCACCAATGTAAGGTTGGCCAGTTAACGTAACGTACTCACCTTCCTTCGCATAGAATATGTTTTGTTCGTTGTATTCCATGCTTTGTTGTTTATTGTCTTTCTATCTTGAATATAAAATTGTGATCCCGTACTTCATAACTCACACCATCTTCTTCTGGTACTTTAATCATTATTCTATAATATCGCTCAGGCTGAAAGCTATCTAAATGTAATCTAAAGAAGCTGCCTCGGCTGTCTGATGCCATATATGTGTATTTTGAAAATGGTATCACAGCATCATCAGAATTTGCATAATAGACAGCATATTGTGATCCAGTTGGAAGTCTGAATGAGTCTAAGAATAGTGATGATGTTTGGTATACTAGAGCTGGATATCTGTATCGTGGAGCGAAATTAAACTTAGGTCTTGCTGTTTCTTTGTAAACTTCTCTCAAGTTAGTACACACTAAATTGTAATCTTCCTCTGTATCTAATACTGCAAGTGAACCGGTATTTGTTTGATAACTAGACTCGTCATACCTTGCTTCAATTACTGGAGAATATATAGTGTGAGTTTCTTTGCTATAAAATCCTAAGTTTCTAAACTTGTTCAAGGATGTTTCATCAGCTTCAGTCTTCTTTATAATTAACCCATTAAAGCTAATAGATCCGTTCTGTACTTCTCGTATAATAGATGTGATATCCATATCAACATCTGTAGTTGTATAGCTGAAAGATTGTGTAGCTTGGCTTGATGTATACCAGGTTCCTCCTCCAGGATTAACTGAATATGATCCAGTTGATAGTGCCGCAAAGGATGCGGTCAACCATGCTGTGCTTGGTGTTTCCTTTCCTTCTCTATAATACCAACTACATCCTTCTGTCGTTGCGGGAGTAGTTCCTTTTTTTCCTATTCCCATATTCCATGATTGTGATACTGGAAAGGCTTCTATTGTGTAGTCGAGTGGAATCTCATCTGCTTGTGTAGCATATAATCTTAATCCAAAATCAAAAGTATTTGGATCGTATCCTAAATCTACAATACTTTTTGATATAGCGGTATAATCAAAATCTAGTAATATACGAGAATTAAAGCTCGACGTTGCAGCAGCTCCAGTAGATCCTGTGGCTGCTTGTTTTGATATCTCCAATATACTATCCAAACCGGTATTTGTCTCCGGTGAGTTTTCATATATTGTTGCGTCCTTTGTTGGGTAAAATCTTAATATCATGTTAGTAGTTTACAATTCGTCCTTTAATATCGTTATCTGGAAGCTTCACTTCAAATATCATTGGATCAAGACTTGGATATATAATTCCGTTTCTTGTTGCTTCTTTTATGTTGTATGCAATATTACTATAACCTAAACTAGAATCATTCAGATTGTTTATTACCACATTTGTTACTGTTTGTACTCCAGGCTGTCTTAATAAGATATTGTAAATGTCTGTGTATTGTATTGGTTGGTTTATTTGCCATTTTTCAACATCAAAATAATCTTTTATGGCATTCACACAAGTTAGTAATACTTGATTTGCGTTTCGATCACCAAGTGGTATAATGTCAAAGTTTACTTGAATATTAATGATAAACGCATCTCTCAAATTAATACTATCTGTCAACATTCTATATTGTGATAGATATGTTTTAAGGTTTTCTTTTACAGCTCGATTTGTTGTGGTTAGGTTCTTATTAGAATCGTAACCTAACACATACATATTCATAGCTAGTGGGTTAGATACGGTATCTGTAGTATCACTAGTCAGTAGGTTGTTTTGCTCATCTGGAGTGATAAACACCTTGCTAACGCTTCCAAACTTAGGTGGCATTGTTATTGCTCTCACCATATAATCATCCCGAGTAACTGCTCGATTTTGTGATGATAATTGTTTGATTGCATTTTGACGCACCTCATCTAAAGTTTCTTGAGATCTTCCTCCAAATGCTGGATTTGGATTGTTGCATGCTACAGAGTTTAAAACTGTAGTGTTTAGTGTTCCAGTATTTGGAAATCCGTTTGTGTTGGTGTCTAGTGCTGTTATGTTGGTGATAGTATCACTTGTAACATTAGATCTTATTCCTCCTCCAGTCAAGTAAGTGACTGTTAGTGTTGTGTTGGAAGGTGCAATACCATATGCTTTTGTTACTCCTGGAGAATTGGGATCAATCGATTGGTCAATGTTTATTTTTCCAGTAGGTAAGTTTAATCCTATATTTTCTGGTGTAGGTAAAAGCTCTTCGTCAGCTGACGTACTTATTCCGCTACCAAATTGAATTTCAATTCCATCATCCAGTATGCGAGTAACAAAACGTCTTGGTACTTTTTTTAATTTTAATAGATATGGTATTTCATCACTATATACAGCAGCATCTGGATCATTTAGAGCTGTGTTTTGTATTGACTCAAATACAGTATCTTGAGCGAGGTATGGTACTTCTGTCCAAGTGTTTCCATCTGAATCTACTATTGAGTCGATTCCAATAAAGGTTGGAGTGTTAATATCGTCAAAGGGTATCTTAAATTTGTAAAACTTTTTTACAGCTCCAACAACTTCTTCATAAACTGTTGGTGTTGCTGATACTGCTTTTGCTGTTTTTTTAGCTAAGTAATATTCTGGATTACCAGCGGCATCAATACTATACACTTGAAATTCAATTGGATCATCTGCTGTATCTATAGAAAAATCAACAGCTTCTTGTATATAAAAATCAACAGTATCGCTTTGGTCTTGGCTTTGATAAGTGTTATCAATTAAAGTAGATAAAGTAGCTTGTGCTTGCATTCCAGGTTGGATACGTAGTGCATATCTCATATCAGGAGCTGCATTATCACCCGTACCAGTTGAAGGCATTAATTGAAATATGTCTAAGTCTACATTTGCAGGAACACTTGTAAGAGGCTTGTATCCCATTGCTGCTGCAATAGCTAACACGTTTCTTCTTTCTGTTGCTTGAAGCAGTTGAGATTCTTTAAACTGCGAATCTATATAATAGTTTAATGTATCACCAACATACGCCATCAACTCTAAAAACATCATTCCAGGTGATGCCTCATTGAAATCGTTGTAGGTGTTTGGATAATAATTTTTAACAAACTCAACTAAGCCTTGTTTGATTGTATCAAAATCTCTTCCTAAGTATTCTATATTTTTTGATGGATCGTATTCTGGCATATTAATAGCTTGTTTCAGGGTTATCGTTTTCTAATGTAACGTCTATTTGTCTGGTATCGAATTCGTTCCCAATCAAGTTTATATTTAACGTGATACCAATTAAATTAGGATTAGTATCGGATCTAGAAACTGTCAGTTTTTGTATATTAATGTACGGTAATTGTACTTGAAAATTGTCACGAATAGTTTCTTCTACTTCTTCTACAAATTCATCAGTGGCGTTATCGAACAAGACTCCTCTTAAATTGCATCCAAAACTTGGACGCATTGGTCTTTCTCCATGATTCGTTAGTAGTAAATTTTTAGCATTAGCTACTGCTTGATCTATGCTAGCATAATTCAATTGAAATGTAGAACCAGCACGTCCATTCATAGGTAAATCAATACCTATTGCTACATCTTTTTCAAAATCTAATGCTGGTTGGTTTATCTCAATTGCCATTATCCTCTATTATACTTTTTATCGTGTATTGCTGTTGCTGATTTTAATACTTGTGAATAATCTTTAACAAATGCTGATGTTGGATCATTTGGGTTTACTGCTGGCATTGTATCCTGCATCATATGTCCAAATCCTTGAGCTTGATCAGCAGTGAATTGTGAAGCCATATCTGGATATGCTCCGTCATCTCCTATTGGAGCTGATAGACCGCTTCTCATAGCGTTAGCTGTTTCAGCCAATATTCCATCCAAACTAGTATTTCCAGTTTTTGGAATTGGTTTTTGAGTTACTGGAGCGTGTGTAGTGCTCTGTATATCTCTTACCGGTTGTTTGTTTGTCTTTAGTGCTTCTTTCAGCTCTTCTCGTATAACTGTTCGCACTTCTTTTTTAATGATCTCTTTTAAGATCTTTGCAAAATCTACTGCTTTCATAATAATTGTGTTGTTTTATATAAATAGGCAAGTTTTTATTTATACCCTACAAATGGAAAGGGTGGAATTCCAGTTGCTGGATTGGGTATACATAATCCTTGCATTTGTGTTAATTGTAGTTCAAAGTTTCTTGCTAACTCTCTTACTGATGGAGCTGTTCCTTCTAATCGTCCATCAATTCTTAGTTTCTTGAATGGTGGAATAGTAATTACTTGGAAAGTTGCTCCAGTTGTATTTGTCCATACAGCTCCAGTCCAAAACAATAAAGATGCTATATTGTATGTTATAGATTGAGGAATTAAGTCGTTTTGTAGTTTCTTTTTGAGGATAGCTTGTAATCGGTCTTCGTATTGTTTTTTTTCTTTATCAACTCTTCCTTTAACTTCTTTTTTTATAAAAGAAACAATTTTATCTATTTGTATATTTACAAAACGTGTAAACTTAGCTATTAATTTTGATAATTCTTTTATTAGAAAAATTATAAAAGAGCCAGTTTGTTGGCTTAAAACTTTATGCATTTTTCGTAGAGTTGTGTACATTTTTGTACTTCCTAATTTTTCTTTAGCAGCTTGCTGTCTTCGTTCTTTTGCTTCTTGAGCTTTTCTAAAATTACTAGCAATTAATCCTTCATTGTTTGTATCTCGTATTGGATCATCCTCATCTTTAGGCTCTACAACGCCAACCATTTGTCCTAATAATTTTCTTACTTTCACCAAATACTTTTGTTCTAAACTTATAAGGCTAGGCGCAAAACTGACCGGTTGTAAGAGATCTTCTAAAAGAACTCCTTTTGTTGTAGCTTCAATTTCTTTGAGAGTGCTGATTAATCCTTTGGGATCTTCTATAGGTGCATCAATAAAATTTTTAACAATGTTAATATTGTTATTAACTAACCTGCCTGCAGTATTGCTAAGATCTATATTTGTTGCTTGATTTTGTACTCTATTAGCTGCTTGTAATAGATCTCGCTCCAACTCTTCGGCAAAGTTTTTTGGTCCATCTGCAACTTTAGTAGGGTTTTCTCTTAATCCTTTAATAGTTAATGATGCAATAGTAACCAACTGTTCAATCTGTTTAAGAGTTTCAATTTCTTTTAAGAATCGTTTTTTATCATCTTCTTGTTTTTTATATTGTGGACTGGACGATTCTACACCAACAGTAAAATATTGAAACTTGGCATTAGCTACTTTTTGTAGGGGTTGTTCGTTTTTGGCTGACGAAAAGTCGCCTCTTCCTATGTTTGTTCCAACTTTAGCTGCATTGGAAGCTAATAATCCTGCAGCTTGTATTTTTTGTTTTGTCTGTTGTACCTTTACCTTGTATTGTTTTATTGTTTCTTTTTTTTCTTCGGCTGCTGCTCGTTTAGTTTCAAAGTCAGCTGTTATTGTTGGTATTGGTAGTGAAGCTATTACAGCTATTTCAATATCTTTTGCTATACGTTTTGCTTTTGCTATTTGCTCATTAGCTATCTTTTCGGCTCTCTGCAATTGCTTATTTATAAACGATTCTACCCGCTGCAACAGTACATTTAATTTTTTTAAAACTGATATGATTGTGTTTCGAGCTCTAGTTCTAGTTGGTGCTTTTTTCCTTGAAGGTTTTTGTTTTGGTGGTATGTTTTGAAATTCTCTTAGTGAATTTTCAATAGCTATAAATTGATCTTGCAAAGCTACTATCTTTTTTTCATACTGATCGTATTTTGTGTCTGTTTGTTCGAGCAACTTCCTTATGTCAATAAAATCAACAGTTAAAGATCCTATAGATTTATTAATAGGTTCATATAACTCCTTTAAACCTTGTGCTGTTAAATAACTTCTCAACTCACCAGAAGTGTTTGATCCAGATAAATTAATACTTGTTTCTACAACATCTTTTTTAGTTCGTTCTTTTAATTTTTCAAAATCTACTTTTAATGTGTCTATTTCTTTTGTAATCTCATCTGCAAGTTGAGTACCAGCTGTCAAAAGTGCAGTTCCGTTTTTTGTTATGGTTGTTACTAATTTTATTGCTTTTTTAGCTCGAACAATATTAGCTTCGTTTTCTTTTTTTAATCTTTTAGCATCATCAATATACTTCTCAAACAATTTCTTTTTTTCAGATTTATTTTTACGTATAGTGAGTTCTTTTGCCTTTTTGCTGATTGCTTCTTTTTGTCTATCAAGCTCGGTTTTAATCCTTTTTTCAATGTTTTCTTTTTGAACATTTACCTTTTGTTGCAAAACTCTAATTTGAGGTTCTACAACAAACTTAATAAATTTTATAGCTTGAATTGCTTGATCAGCTTGCCGAAGTTTTCTTTGTGTAGCTTCTGTTATATTAGATTTATCGGCTATGAATTGAGTTAATAGACTGCCAAAACTTTCCGGTTCTATTAGTGTTGCTACAATTTTTGTAATTTTTTGTGCAGCTGAAGATAGTCGTTGTTTTATGTATCTTCTAGTTTGATCTTCGTTAGATGCTACACGATTAGCTTTTTCTATATATTGTATAACAATTTGTATATTGTTAAAAGTCTGACGGATTTCTCCTATAGAGCTAAGCTTAAACTCTAAGTTTTTTAAAGTCTCTATTACAGCATGTTCTTCTGGAAAAGCATCTTCAAATTTAATGTTGATATCAATATCTGAAGCAGCTATTTGTTTTACTTCATCAGCTACTTTTAACAATTCTTCCACATAATACGCTTCCATCTCTTTAGCAGTTTCTCCTAGCTGCTTTATGTTGGCTGGAAGTTCCTTTACTTTTTGAGATAGTGTTTTAATTTGAGTTATAGTTGCTTGTATTAGTTCTTTTTGGTATTTTGCTTTTCTTATAATACCTTCAAGAGCTTTCTTTTTTTGTTCTAAATTTTCTTTTTGTAATAAAAGTTCTTTGGTGTTAAAGTATGCAAATACAGCTCTGTTGAACTTTTGTTTGCTGATATCGTTAAATGGTAGCTTGTAGTTGTCACCAGGACCAGTGCCTACTGGAGCAGGAGCTCCTAACGCTACCGGTGAAGGTAGTGTTGGTGGTATTCCAATCGGTGCTCCTTTTTGAATCGTTTGTGTATAATATTTTGTCACACCATCTGCAAATTCACCAACATCTTTAAAGTTGCCGTTTTCCAGATCTTTTAATAAGGGCTGGACAAAATCTAACTCAAAATTAATTGGCATTATGTTGGTATATTATTCAATCCTAAATCTGCATACCATAAGTTAGATTCACTATTTTTTACTCTAGCATATGGTCCTTTAACAGCTTCGTTTGGTCTAAATTCAAAGTGCCACTCTTCCGATCTTACCGCTCTTATAAAGCCATATTTGTGAGCATTGAAAGCTAACCATTTGTACACTGCGTCATTTAATTTTTTACTAAAGAACTTACGACTTCCAGTATTAAAATCTAAAGCAAATCCTAATCCGTGATTTGATCTTCCTGGAGGTGCTGTTGGTGCTGAAAACGCTCCTGATGTTGCATACCATATGAACGCTTCCTTTCCACTTTTTAGACCCCACATACCGTTTCCTCCTTTGCTTGTTTTGTATGTTTCTCCACCAGTCACAAACCTTTTATAGTGACTATGCCCTTTTACCCATCTACCACTATCTCGTCTCAAAGCTTCTTGTGTGGTAAACTTACCACTCACTCCACTGTCTGAAGTCCATGACATTGCTGATCCTGCAGCAGGCCTAAATCCAGAATTACAGCTGAGGGTTATGCCTGCAGATTTTGCTGCTGCAAACATCTTGGAGTATGCTTGTACAGCCTCTTTTGTTCCAGTTTGTTTGTTAACTCTAAATAATATTGAATACTGATTTCCATCATTATCGGAAACGGGAGATGTTAATCTAACCGCATCCATCCCTAATGATACTGGATCTTTTGCTGCTTGAATAGTAGATGCTTTTAGTTGTATAGCAGAAGCTGGTATAGCTGTTCGTTGAAATCTATTTACTATATTAGCAACAGCTGCTGCGCTAGTTGCTTCATCTTTTATTTGCTTGAAGCCTATGTAATACAATCCAACACTTCCATACATAGTTAAGCCATATAGTAGTGCGTTGTTTTGTAACCATTTTTTTACTGCACCATCATATTCTTGTACCATAATGATACGACCATGTCGTCTAGGGTCTAGCTCTGTCGTGTTTGGAATATTGTAAACACTTGTTGGTCCTCCACTTCCACTTGGGGGAGTTGCAGCTGACTTGTATGCATCCGCTAATGGTGGATCAAAAGCTCCTTTTGCTTTAGTGACGCAATCGTTCATATATCTTTCTAAATCAGGATAATCTGTTTGTTTTGCTATTTCTAGCATTGCTTTTTCTGGATCTAATAATGGTGTCAGTGTCTCCTTAAAAGTAGATACTCCTGGTGGTGCTGCTGTTTTAAATTCATCTCGCAATTTTTTACGAAGATCATCAACCACTTCAAATTTTGATAGATAGCTTGGCTGTAATACTAACTCTTTTGTAGTGCTCTCTTTAAGTTTTGCATTCAATGCTTGAAAATAGTCGTGTGCCTCTCTCAATACGACACTATCTCCAAATTGTGCTAATTTTCCTTCTAATGATGCCATAATAATATTTTATAACGCGTCTCCAAATAATGGTGATGCTGGTGTCTCGTAAAATCCTGCAACTTCTGCCATAGGGTTAGTTACCGGATTAGGTGGTGGTCCTGCTGCTCCAGGTCCTCCAGCTCCTACTGCGCCTGATACTGTTCCAGTTAAGGTTCTTGGTGGAACATAGTCTTTAGCTTTTTCTTTAGCTGCTTTTACCGTCTTTAATCTCTCCGCATCTATAGTTCCGTGAGTTAAACCGTCTATGAATCCATATTCGCTAATAAGTTCAGGAAGTCTTGTTTTTAGTAATTCAAATTCTGCTAAAGAAGATGGTTGAAATACACCATTACCTAATGGTCCAGCTATTTCTGAATTTTCTAATGTTACAATGAAATCTTCTAAAAAGTTTATAAGTTTTACTCCTAAGATTAGAGGTTCATATAATTCGTCTGGTGTTGGATCACCTACTGATGCTGCTGGATCTCTTGCCTTATCTACATCTCCTGTAATCTCCTCTCCTCTATTAGGAACACCTATAAAAACCTGCTCATGACCAAATAAGGTTATAGATGTTCCTGAGTCTATGTTTACTTCTTTAGGAGAACCAATGGCAACACCCTCCTTTCCAAACATCATGGTATAATCGTCTTTGGAATTTATAACAACGCGACTGCTGTTTAGAAATATACTACCTCCAGTTGCTCCTGGAATGTAAATATTCTTTTTGCTATTATCAATTCCAAGTAATTTAGTTACATCTTGAGCTTTTACATCTACCCTTGCATCAAAGGTTTGGTCTGACTCTTCAGAAAAAGAAAGAGCCATAACTTCGTCTTGATACTTACCTATATCAATAGTTGTAGTACCAGTGAAGGTTTGTGGACCTGTGGCTTGCTGTGCATTTATTGTAGATGCTATTGCAGGAGGTAAGCCTCCATTATTGGCAACTATCTGTTTTATTTGATCGTAAGTATATTCTGCCATTAGTCTCCTATTTCAAGTTTGAATTGAGTAGCTAATGCAGCTGCCATTGCTTTCATTCTAGCTGCACATTTGGGTGAGTATTGAAACTCATTTGCTCCATTATTGTGTACACGTTCATTTATTATAATTAACATGTTAACAAGTGATTTTGGATTCTTGAAGAATCTATCAAACCATCCTTGATAAAAATCCTTGTTTGCGTTTGTTTTTTGAGCTTGTAACCATTTATATTGTGCTTGTATGGCTGCTACGCAGCATCCTATGCTAACTACATCAGCTGATGTTGCTGTATCATTAAACACAAACTTATTTGAATCAAACGGAAAAGTGCTAAACTTACTTTTTTCAGCAGCTTGTATTCCTCTCTTGGCTAAAGCAGTATCGCCTCCATTCCAACCAATCATCATATTGAAATAACCCAAATATGAGTTTAGATTAGCACCCGTTAATATTGGACGTCCTAGTGCTGGATTGTTTCCGTATTGACTAATCCACCAAACTTTTGCTGCTTGTTCAGTTGTAAATAATTGTTGAAGAAATGATTTAGTTTTAGATTGATCTATATCTCCTGCGTCACTAGGACCGAAAGAGATCGAAGAATTGTTTTCAAATCCTAATTTAGGCTCGTATCGTGTATAAGACTTAGTCCATTTCATCACATCAACATACGCATCTGTGAGATCCCTAAAGTATCCATACTCTAGAGGTGCAAAAGCAAAATCTAATTTTCTAGAATAAGGTTTTCCACGACCACCACTCATCATTTTCATTACTGTCTTCATAGCAATTCCTCTCATAGAGGTTAACTCTTTTGCAGTAGGATGATCCACTAACGCTACATCAACTTCTTTAATGCTAGGCCACCAAACTCCGTCAACAATTTTCCACATTACGGATGGATGGATTCTATTTACATCTTTAGTGATGTAGGCTTCAAAATCTTTTGCAATAACTTCATCAATACGCGTATTCAAAACATCTTTAGCGGTTGAAGGTCCTGCATTCAACACTTTTAAGTAGTTTGCCCACAACGTTGAATCAGTCCCAGCTACAATACGAATTGTATGAGCTCTAGCCAACTCATCACCTTTTTCGGTTACGACTTGATTAAATCTTTGAATTGTACTTTCTGGTATTGCTCCCATAATTAATCTTGTATTCCACTTAAACCAGTTTGACCTTGTGTATAGAATCCGTTATAGCCTCCACTTCCTGGATCATTTGCTTCGTTATCTACAATTGGTGTTTCATCTTGAGGTGTGTCTGTTGGTGATGCTGTTGTAGATGGTGGCTCTTCGTTTACTTTAACATCCTCAGCTTTGTTTCCTTCCTTTGGTGCTGTTTTATTTGCTCCACTTCTAGCTGCTTCCCCATCCTTAGCTTTACCAGCCGTCTTCTTCACATCAGTGAGGACTTCGATGCCATATGTGTTTGCCCACGATGCTAGTGGATGTGCTTTATTGCCCTTATCCGGCAAAGCTAGCTCTAATGGTATTTGTTGTGTAGATACTAAATACAAAGAAGTTCCATCTTCATTAATAGATTCTACTTCAATTGCATCATCTTCTAATTTACCCTTCTCATTTCTTCCATTATCAACTCTCATCAACACTATAGGATCTCCAGGTGTTCCTTGTTTTCCTTTTGCCCAATCTTGATCACGCACTTGACTATCAATAGGTGTTCCAGCAAATCTTATGCTTCCGCCAAACCGACCTTGCAATATAAAATCTCCCTCATTCAACGATACTTGTTTACGTACTATTGAATTGCCTCTTGAATCTTTGAACGAGTCTAAGTTTTTTATCTTTTTATCAAATCTCCTAGACAGCTCTCCTACTGTTCTTGCTCCTGGAAGAAACGGATTAATTCTGTCTGGATCAATTCCTATAAATGGTGCTGAGTTTGATGTAATGTTGTTAGTGATGCTTACTACTTCTCCATAATAAGTTTTTGTAGTCATGAACACATCTGGTCCATCTAGTTTGCTAAACTTTGCATCGTAGATTAAAACTTGTTCACCTGGTAATGGTACTTTAAAATTGCTACGATTGAGTGGATTAGCTTGTTTTGAAAGTAATGCTTCCATAAAGCTAAACGAAGTTCCTCCAGGTGATGCAAAAGCGTTTCGATAGAATATTGTACCAATTACTCTGTTTTCATCTGGATTGTATTGTGGATGGCTTTTGTCTAATATAACATCCAACACATGACCTACTCCAGACCGATTATATGGTAAATACGGTTTGGGAGGTTGAGGTGGTGCTGGTGGCTTAAATGCGCCAAATAATCCGCTAAAAAATCCCATATTCTATCCTTTATCTAATAAATCTTGTGCAGCATCCATTAATTGTTGCTTTTCAGCCTCTGTTAACATACCTTCATCGCTAGTGTTATTTTTAGCGCTAGAAACAAGTAATCGCTGCACAATTGCAGTTAATTTTACTAGATTATCGTCGTTTTTTACAGAAACTTCGAGATATTCCTTAATTAAAGGAACCATCATAGAAGCATCTGTCATATTTCTAATCATAGGTTTTAACTGCTCGATTAAACCAGTGATTTGTGCTTCTTTCTTTTTGGTATTGTTATAAATATCTTTCAGAAGGTCTGAAAAATTCTTATCGTCAAATAATGGTGAATCTTTATCCATAATGCCTTTCTATATAAATAGGTGAGAGGTAAGTTTTACGATTCTCCTCGACTCTCAATCTCTTCTAAGTAGGCATATAATTTTTTGATACGAATGCCTGCTGTCCAAGCTATTCTGTTTTCGTAGAATCCTAATTCTGTTAATTTATCTTCTATATCTGGTTCTAAAGCGTCAAACTCAAATGCTAATAAATTTGGTGTACCATTACAAACACTCTCCCATGCTTTTATTTCGTCATGGATGAAATCTCGAATATAGTCTTGTGATACATTTATTAACACTACTTTTCTATTTCGTATATTTTATCTTTTGGGATATATCCCTTTTCAAGAAAATCGCTGTACATATGTTTCCATCGTAACTTCATATCTTTTACAACTTTAGTAATTTGTTGTGTATTAGCATTAGTCATCTCACGAATATATACATACAATGCTTTTTTGTTGAAGATCTCAATTCTATCTCTTTTTCTAAACAACTCCAATACCGCCTCAGCTAATCTTTGGTCACGTTCTTTTTTATAATACAACTCAACTTTATCATCCCAATACTCCAAATACTTATCAAAAAACTTCTCTAAGTCTGGACCTTCTTCATCTGCAGTTGGGGTTGAGTCAGCTATCTCAATAGACAAATCATAATCGATTCGTTTTGTTTCGATTAGCTTTTTATAATTTTTTCTGTTTTTTAGAATGCAATAATTCTTAGCAACCATACTGAAGTAACTAAACGCTTTACTGCCTTTCTCAGGTTTAAACTTAGGTAACTTTTCGCATAAGAAAGAAACTACCTCATGCTGGACTTCATGTAAAGGAACATTATCGGTATAATAAAACTTGAAGGTGTGTATGATGTTTTCAACCAACTTTTCCATTGGATACTTAATCTCCCTTTCGTATATTCTACTTTTTATTTCCGGATCTTCTGTTGCGTTGTATTTGATGATGCTTTGGTCTACTTCCGGTCCAAAGTATTGTTTTTTACTCTTTCTCGTTCTCTTTTTCTTCTGCGTCATTAGATATATACTTTTTAACAAACTCATCTAAGTCTGTGGTTGCTTCCTTAATTTCTTTGAATATAAATCCAGTCTCGTCGTCTGCTTCAAAGGAACCTAAACGATCTACGTCTTTCATTCTCTTGTAAGCTCTATTTGTACGAAGTGCTATAACAGATAGCATTCTAACATAAAGCTCAAGGTACGCCATTAATTTTTCTGATTTTCTAAACTGAATGATAAGAAGCCATATTGCTACAGCTAACAAAACAGACAGCGTTATAACTGCTACTAACATATTACTTGAATAATTGATCAAACGCGTTTTTCAGATTATCCTTATCTGATTCTGTAACGCTTGTATTTTTTCTTTTAGAAGTTTTCTTTTCTGGAAAGGTTGCTACTGGTTCACCTTTTTGCATATTAGACTCGATTCGAGCTGCCATTGCATCTGCTTGATGTAACACATAAGGAAGATTAGTACGCAAAGCGCTATCCGGATTCCAACTAACGTAGTATGGTTTATTAGCTTCTTCATACATGCCATCGTGAAGTTTGATTCCAAACCACTCGTTATCAGTAATAGTGATACCTCTATCATATAGAAGTTTTAATCCTCTATCTGGAACAGTCATAAAAGCATTAACTGGATTGTTTGTGTATAGCTTTCCTTGATTCTTTCTATGCCAGTCAGATGGATTATGAATATACTGCTCAGCTTCTTCAGTTCCTATTTTTCCTAAGTCATGATTCATTGCAGAGAATATTAATTCTTCTGTAGTATAATCTTTTGTTGCACCATGCTTACTCCAAAGCTCATCTACATCTAATGCACATTGCATAACACGTATGACGTGATCTACATATCCACCAATAAAGCAATTGTGATAGTGAGCTGTACCTGAGGCAGGCATCATCATGATACGCTCTTCATGATCTGTGTATAACTTTTTTAACTTTTCTTTTCTTTCTCCAGTAATGTATTGATCAATGAAGGATAGAAAGGTTTTATAATTCTCTTGTAACTGTTCGGCTGTATAATTCATAACTGTTTGCTTAACTTTTTTAGCTTACTTTCTAATTTACGTCTATATGTAACACGCTTTTCTTTTTTTATTTCTTTTTTTAATCTACTAATACTTACAAGAAGATCTTGACGATCTCGTTGTTTTTGTGCTTTAGTTCTTGTGTCTTTTTTTGTTTCTTTTCTAGGAGTTGCAGGTAATGTACCTTTTAGATCAGGCTGTTCTACACCTTTATGATACACAGTACCATTCTCATGCACAAACACTTTCATAAACTTCCACCCTCTATGAAATCCAGAAGGTCGTTTAGGTTTAGGAAGATCGTTAGGGTCCCAAGATTCTCTTACGCAATCAGAACACATTTTTAATTTAGTGCCAGGAGCAACGTAATCTCTTCTAAAAACTTGTCCGCAACATTGGCATTCTATTTCTTGCATAGCTTTGTACTTATGTGACTATTATAGTAGTAACTATACAACTTTTTTTCCAAAAATGCTAATTTTCGCTAATAGGTTCAAAAGGAAACACTGTCCAGGTAAGGCAAAACCACAAAAACTGGCCATTTACTTTACGTTTTGTGATATAATAAGGAATCATTCCCTGCTCTTTGAAATCTAAAAGAACAGATTTTTTTATAGATTTTTTGTTTGGACTTGCGTATATAAGGATATCAAACGCGTTTAAAACCATCACATCATGCTCTTCATCGAGTTGATCTAGGTTATCAATTACGTGGCTAAACAACTCTAGTTCATCGCATAAATAATCGAAGTCAAGTTTTTTTTCATTGCGATCAAAATGCCACATCCACTCTCCTTTTATCTCGGATATGGATGGTAGAGTGGGTGGATATATAATAGCAGCCGCTTTGTTTATTTGACGTTTTGCCTTTGACAAAAAACCACTACTCACTAACGCGTTATAATAATTATCCACTCTTTATTTCTTTTTTGGAGAACGTCTAGTTTTCTTTCTTGTACCATTTTTCTTTTGAGGAGAATCTAAATTTGATACATGTTCGAGAAGGGAATTTCTAGTCTCTTCTAATTTCTTAATTTTCTTATAGGCTTCATCAGCCCATCCTTGAATAGCTTTAACCTTGAATTGTAAATCTTTTCTAGTATTATTATTTCGAAATATTACAATTGCTAATGCAATATTGATAAAGGTGCTAATTATTAATGAAGTTGTAAGTAACATAGTATATTTAATGTTTTAAATGTTAATATATAACTTTTAATATCCGGAAAATAATCCAGAAAGTCAACAGTTTTGCAAACTTTTTTTAGCCTGAGAAGTCGTATTTGTTAGCATCTCCAACTCGTCCATTAAAATAAACTCTTCCAGCCGCATATGCTGTAAATTCAAAGTAATCACCTTTATAAAAATTCCCTACAGAGTTGTTCACAATCTGAGGAACATTACTTGCTGTGTAAGCAACAAAATTTGAACCACCAAATGTAGTCTGGGTACTTACGTGTCCATACAGAGTAGTAGCATCGAATGTAAAGGTAACACCGGTTCCAACAGACATGCCTGGGTTGAAAAGAAACTTATAAACATCACCAGGTAACGCACTATTAAAGTTTATAGTAACATCGTTATCAGTTGTACTAAAGTTGCAGAGATGCAATGCTCCAGGCACTAATGAGCTACTCAATTCTCCTGCAGATGCATTTGTTAAACTAACATTAGCAGGACTGCTTAGTCCACCAATCCAATCTTGACGATTACTACAACTAATATTTGCCATAGATGCAGTTCCATTAGCTGATGTTTGCACATTACCAAAAGTTGCAGTAACTGTACTAGGATTGTACTGACATCCTTGACCTGATTTTACATTAACACCATCATTGCCACTTGTTGCACTGCCAAAATGAAAGAAAAAATTAGTATTACTTGTTTCTGCAGTAATTGCTACGTTAGTTGCAGCTGTTGCAGTAGCTACTGCACCAACCACATTATCTCCACTTATGTGTGATGAAGTTATTGCATGGGATGCTGTTGTTGCTGTTGTTGCTGATGTTGCTGTTGTTGCATTTCCATATAATGGACCCACAAACCTAGAAGCACTAACAATTCCAGATGCTGTTATATCAGCAGTTGGTCCATCTAAATTTAGATTACCTGATACATGTAATTTAGCTGTAGGCGAAGTTGTGCCAATACCAACTTTACTTGTTGATCCATCTGTAAAAAATAATTTAGAATCTGCTTCTCCTTCTATTCTGACATCTAAATTTTGTGAAGCTTCGTTGATAGTTAGTTCACTCACTGAATCTTGAGTGAAATCCATAAAGTTAATATTACCAACTGTGACGTTTATATCATCATCTGTAAAATTAATGAATGTATCAGTATCACCGCTATGTTTAATGTATTGCTTAACTAATACGTCTCCATCTACAGTAAGCGATCCAGTTATACTAGCGTTACCGTTGTGAGAACCATCCCACTCACCAGTTACTCCAGTTATATTTGTTCCGTCTCCTGAAAATTTTCCAACATAAGATCCAGTAAAGGATCCGGAAAAAGATCCAGATGCAACAACTTCAGTTGCTTCTGAACCGTCTAAAGCATCGATAATTCTTGTGATGTGTTCCGCATCAATAGTATTGGTATTCGAAATACCAGTTCTTGAGATTGTTGCCATTTACGTACGTGTTTATTATAAATAGCTAGGAATAAGATTAAACTTGAAAAATTGAGTCACTTAATCTTCCTAAACCGTCTGGATGATCCATTCCATAGCCAAATACCCACTCATCTTGTATTGTATATCCAGAAAAATCTAACTCCATTGGACAATTGTGTCTTTTTAGTAGAGTTGCTTTGTAAACGCGTTTAGCTCCTTTGTCGTAAGCAAGTTTTTCTAAGTATGCCATAGTGCTTCCAGAGTCGCATATGTCATCGATCAACCAAACATCTTTATCCATCAAATTGACGTTCCAGGCTTTATACAAATCAAAAGCTCCTTGTTGCTTTCCTTCATAAGATCGTATACCTACACAATCCACATAAGCATCAAATAACAAAAATTTAGCTACATCTTGAAAGAATGTGATACCTCCTTGTAGGATTGGTGTTAGTACTGGGTAAAGTGCTTTTGGTTCGTTTGGATAGAGTTTATTCATCTTATCCGCTAACTCTAAAACTTTATCCTCTATTGCGTGAGGACTGAATAGTATTTTTTCCATAGACCTAATATACAAAATTCAAATCAAACTATCAACTTTTAACTTGGATGATTATTTTATCATTGACTCTTTTAACAATAAAATTGGAAGGTACAATGTTTGTGAGATATTCTTCGTAGTATGCATTACGATCAAACTTAGGCTTTTTAGGAACCTCAGCCTTAACATATCCGGGTGGCATTATGTCTTTTAGTTTGATCATGTTAAATTATAGTATGTCATTATATCATTATTAATAGCTGATATGTTAGCTTCCTCTGACGATTTAAAAACAATAGCTTCCATAAACTCAGGACCTGAAGCTTTGTTGCTTTGATCATACACAAATTGTCTAGTTTGTGTTTTTGTAAAATCGGTACGTGAAGCTTGCAACACATTGTTTACATAATATGCAGTAGTTCCTGGATCGTTTTGTAATAATGTTGTGAAGGTGTATGGTGTATTAGTAGCAAATGTGTTTGTGCTTGTTAATATATTAGTAGGTCCCGTTCTATTAATTAATACAAATTGATCAGTAGTTTCATCATACTCAATAATAGCGTTATTTGCAAATTGTTTTGGTGACATTGAAACTCCTTCTACAGTAAAACTACCTCCAGGATCTTTTACATTAGTTGTTGTAAATATAGTTAATGGTTGAGATGCATCAAGATAATCAGAAGCATCTAGTGTAGCTGTTTTGTCTTGTCTCCACGTATTTACTGCTGCTACAAATTCTTTTCCACCTATTGTTATAGTTTCTAATACTCCATTAGTTACTAACTCATCCATTTGCCCACCAACATTAGCATTTAAGTGTGTCAATGTTTGATCTACTGTTTGGTTATAAAATTTTTCAATTTCTACAATATCTGCAGAAGGCATTGAATCAGGATTACTATATCCTGGTGCTGCACAAAATTCACCCAACGTTGTAGCTAAAACACCCGATGTAACTGCTGTTATTGGACTATCTAGTGATGTATAGTTGTTGCTATCAAAGTGTAAATCTGCCTGATCATCGGCAGTTCCTGTCGATCCAGCAGTACCTCGTCTTCTTATTCTCATTGAGAATCCAGTATAATCTGTTCTGAGTTTTCTAAATGAAGTGGCTAAAAAGGCTGTTGATCTGTTATCTAATAGAAGACCTCCCGTATCAACACTGCCGTAGGTTCTAGCAAACTGTTGTCTCAGATGCTCTTGATAACGCAAAAACGCTTCTTTTTTTCTTCTTTGATTGCGAGCATTATTAGCTTTAGAGGCTTCTTGTTCACGAAGCTCATCCTTAAGCGCTTGCTCTCTAGCCCAATCACTATTTCGTAAGTATTTGTTAAAATCTCCCATATTATAATTCTGGAATATCTCCTTGTATATCTCCAGCTGTCATATTTTTTAACTCACCATTAAACCCACCGCTTCCATGATCAATTAAATCTGGGAACGTGTCACCATCTCCCATTCGATACCATGAGTTTGGAGATAATGACGATAATCCTCCAGGCACTCCTCCATTATACATAGTTGCAAAGTTGGCTGATTGATCTGAAGTCCAAAAGGCAGCTTCATCAATTTTTCCTAAAAATCTACCATAAGCACTAATACTCAATCTTAACCCATTGTAAGAAGTATACAGAATTGTCGCACCTATAGATACATCACTACCTTGTACACCATTAACCATTCTCTTTAACGTACTTCCATCGTATGCAATGGCAACATGTGTCCACTCATCTTGTCCATTACCTGCACCAAGACCTTGTGTTGTTCCATTTATTCTTGCAACAAATTGATTATAGTTCCAATAAATTTCTATTCCTTGATTACCTACACTGTGTGAGCCATTTAAGAAAATATTTCTTCTATTAGAAGCTTCTGGCTTAGCCCACACGCTCATTGTTAGAGTTTGCACTTTTCTTGATGCATCAGAACCTAAAATAGCAAAATCATTACTTCCATCGAACGCTGTACTGAATTGGTTTACAAAAGACTCTTCACCATAAGCGCTACCATAAGTTTTTGCGAATTGCTGATTTAAGTGTTGTTGATATCGTAAGAATGCTTCCTTCTTTCTTCGCTGATTTTGTCTTTTCTTAGCGTTAAAAGCCTCCTCCTCTTGCAACTTTTGTTTTGCTGCTAGCTCCCTAATATAATCTGCATTTCTAAGAAAGTCTCTTGACATAATTAATTATTCTATTGTCCAATCATTTCCAGCTAATCGTGTTAAACATTCCGCATGAGTACCTCTCCAAGTTAAAGACACACTACCATCAGTAATAAATGTAGGTTCGTTTGCTGTAAACCATTTTAATGTAAATTGTGATTCGTCGACTGATAATCTGACTGTATCAGCTGATGTTTCCATCACTTGTGAAAAGTCTACCTTATCTATGTCTGTTGCGTTTGCGAATGCGTATGTTCTATCTGAATAATCCATTACTAATAAGTTTTGTAATAATTGTTAATATTAGTCTCTATAGCTGCTCTGTCAGTAGTCTTGTCTGCTAAATACATTATTAATTCAACTGGGTTTGCTGCATTATTAGATAATGCTTTATCGGGATAAAAAGTACTCCCCATTCGTGGAATAGTAGTCTCACTTCCTGATGCTATTTTATTTCCTTCAAAATATAAAGCTGTTTCTCCTGGTGCTTCATTAACAATAGCTGTTATTGTGTTTAGTGCATCTTGAGTGTGAGTTGCTGATCCTGATATATGACCTATGGTGCCATAAGGAGCATTCGACCCTGTTTCAAGAGTTATGACATCACTTACTGTTTCTATTATTTCTTTACCTGCAGTGTGTTCAGCTAAATTTAGATAAAATTGTGATGCTGCATGAGCGTAGTTGGTTACAAACACTGTATGAGATGTTCCTGGATCTATGTCTTGGAGTCTTGCAGTAGCAGCATATTGTTTGTAAGTTTCGTTTAGATATAAGATACTGCCCGAAACATACACATTACCACTTGTATCTGATACGAATAGAGAATTAGATCCAGCATTAATAGAATTTCTCACAGTTCCTTGCGATTGATCATACCAAGTATGCAATCTTCCCTGATTTCCATCTAAAAATGTACTTAAACTTTGTGTATCTAAATAATTGTCAATAAACCCAATATCCAATTCAGCATCATCAGAAGCACGTCTTACCCTAATAGCTGAGCCAGTGTAATCAGTACGTAGCTTTCTTAAAGACCATGCTAAATAAACGTCATCTCCATAATCATCTAACAGAAGTGATGTTGATCCGCCAGGATTAGATCCTGCAGCCATTGCTCTTGCTGCTAACTCCTGTCGAAGATGTTCTTGATATCGTAAAAACGCTTCTTTTTTTCTTCGCTGATTTTGTTTCTTTTTAGCCTCAAACGCTTCTTCCTCTTGCAGTTTTTGTTTTGCTGCCCAATCTCGAATATGATCTGCATTTCTGAGAAAGTCTTTCATTTGTCTGATGTGGTTTCTACTACAACTTGTATTTTTGGTTCATAGCCTTGAGGCAGTTTATTTACCAATCCTTTGAAAGTAGAGTTACCAGCATCGTGTCTGAATTCAAACTTCAGATTATTAAGATCCATCATTACTTGTGATGATGTTGTAAAGCCATAACTGTTATCTCTTCTATATGGATTCATAAATTTATCACTATCATGTTGCTTTGATAGTGCATCTAATATGTGTTCTTGTGACGATATATCCGACAATACATCGTATGCAATTTGTTGGCGTGACTTGGATGATTGTCTTTTTATCCCTCCAGTATATCCAGTATCTGGATAAGCTACACCATGATTTGTTCTTGTGATTGTTTGATCTGGTTGAACACGTTTAATAGTTGGTAAATGCTTTGTTGTCATTTCAATAATAAAACTATGCTGTGCATTAGATACAATAGTCATTCCTTTAACTCCAACATCATCTTCATCCTCTCCTTTAAAGTTGATTATTGAGCGAATTGCTTTTGACAGCTTACCCTGCTCAAGAGCCTTTCTAATCTTTAACCCATCATATGATGGTTTTCCATTTTTACCCTTCTTAGCTTTATCCTTAGCAAGGTCACCTTCCTTTTCATCAAAACCAACCATCAAAGAAGCATTAACTATTCCAATCCCATTCTCATTCATCCCTTCACTCCAATCAGTTAACACATCTCTCATATATACAACCTCAACACCATCTACTAACTCATGCACTACTTCCAAATCAGGAGCATACATACGATCACGATTCTTTGCAAGAATAGTATTACCATCAACACGACAACGTGCAATAACACACTCACTTAAATCGTGAAGAAGATGGCGAAGTTTAATCATGATCAGCTTTCTAATAAATAGTCAACTATTTTTTAGTTTCTTTGTGCTGATCGATTTTTTCTAGAATTTTAGATAGTACGTCTAATTGAATCCAACCACTCAGTGAAGCGTTTTTAAGTGCGCTGATAAGTTGGAATATTAGGAAAGGAACAACAACGGTTTCACTTAACCAACCCGTTCCTACAAAGCCCTTTTCTACAGCTAAGATTACACCTAAGATAACCCACCACAATACTAAAGTTCGTAATACTTTGATTGCTTTATAGGTTTTAAATCCTTCACGTTTGATGCCAGCTATGATTCCAAAGAAGCCATCGAGAAGAACAACACAAGCTACCGCTAAGAATTGTTCAGCGTTATCTAACGCAAGTCCTAAGAAATAGGAACAAATAAATGCACACGTGGTAGCAGCTGATATTATTGAAGTTTTCATAAGGCTTTAAGCATTTCAACGAGCTCTGGTTGTGGAAAGCAATCAAACTTATCCTTACGAACATTTGTGTGTGTCCATAAGCCAAATTGTCTTGCATTGTATGCATCTGAGTTAAACTCAAAAGCATCTTTTGGATGCACTCCTTCTTTTAGAAGTTTAGGCAATCCATTAACCAGATCCATTTTTGGGTATATATTTTTGAGGTGTAATATTAATAATCGAAGAGATTCGATTTGTTTATCTGTGTATGCATGCCAATACTGATGTCCTCTGAATTTGTAACCTAAGTCACAAACAAATTCTGGTTTAACCTCTGTATTGACGTAAGTATAATACTTATCGCCTTTTTTAGTTAAGTACCCAAAATTGTTAAGTTCAACTCCTCCGGACATCTTTGATATTGCAAACTTACCTACCTTACCCAAATGCCAACCTAAATAATTATTAGGAAAACACTCTACAACAGTTCCATCATATTTAGCTTCTTTACCCTTAACATTAGAACCACCTATTACATACTGTGTAGCAACTCTACCACGCTTATCTTTGTTCCAACTATTAACAGTATTATAAGGATTATCCCAACCTGCAGTGTGGTGAATAAAAAATCCTAGTGGTTCAATTTTGCCATAATCTCTTACATATTCATCAGAATCAAGATACACTTTATCGATCACAAGACCATCTTCAGTTGTATATGTTCCGTGTTTAGCAAGTTTATTATCTTTATCATAAGCAGTATCTTCTGCTGTTGTGTTGTTAGATTGATCTGTATCTATACCAGCAGCCTCCCATGTTGCTGGACCAACTATGCCGTCAGCTACCAGTCCTTTTTTCTTTTGCCACTCAATAGTTAACTTCTCAGTGTTAGCTCCAAATATTCCATCAGCAGCCGTACCTATTACTTTTTGCCACTCCTTTACCTCTGCTCCTTTACTTCCTTTTCTTAATAACATATTTTATTTTTTAAAAGTCACTCATTATAAGATTATCAATCTCTTCTTGTATTTCACTTCTTGTAGCGGTAATCTTAAAAGAAAGATCAGCTTGATATCTTTTAACCTCTTCTCCATGATCAAATATAATAATAGTAGGAAAAACTACTAACTTATATTTTTTTTGATATGAAGGATATTTAGCTACATCTATATATTTAACACTACAATCACTCAATTTTCCTAACCACGTAACAGTATTGGCTTTATTCCAATCTGCATTAAATTGTTTGACTGATATCTGCGAATAACACGCTGTAACGCATAATACACAAATCAATAATGAAAACAGTTTTTTCATAGCAGTCTATCTTAATTTGTCAATTTTTTCTTCTAACCTCTTCATATCCTCCTTCATCTCTTTAACATCTTCTTGAGTAGTCATGATGGTTTGTCTTATCAATTGATCCTTCATATCATACTCCATTCTAGTGACTTCTGGGTCTGGTGGTTTAGGTAGTTCTTTAGCTTCTTGTATGTCTGCTTGTAGTGCATACCACATACCTACAACAGTTGCAATTCCAATAGCAATTCCAATAAGCGTCTTGATACTGACCTTAAATGATGAATCCTCATTTAGCTCTTTATCTGCCATTTTTACAAAATTATGTAGTTAACACCAACGCTAAAGTTGTGCCAACTACGATTCCAGTACTTGTTATATTTGCCTTCTAAAAATACTCCAAGGCTCTTATTAAACTTGTAACCGAAAATCAATCCTCCAGAATAATCAATCCACTGTCCACCATGAAAATTGTGATAAGAATACTCACTTTTAGTTTTCAAATGCACTGGCATTATATTACCCCAAGAATGTAACCAAAAGTTTTTAGTGTAGTGATAAAAGTCAAATCCTATTACCATCGAATAATTCCATTGTGGCGGTAGAGCACTTCTTTCGCTATCAGTGTAATCAGCTAACACTTCCGGAATTACAACTGCTTCCCACACTTGAGTATTTTCAGCTACTAGATCGCCAGCTGGATTGTAATAAGTAGTGCCGCCATTTCCATCAAACTCAATTGTATATCCTTCTTGTAATGCAAGTTGTGTGTAATGTAAATTGCCATTTGGTAACATCCAATCTTCTAATGGATTGTATCCATATGGTTCAGATATACGTTGTACTGCTCCAATATTAAATGATAATTTTTCTCCAATTTTTTGTCTAAATCTTTCAGACGCTTCAAAGTATTGAATGTCTGCAAATCCGTCTTGTAAATACTCTACTTTAGCTATCCATCGCTTAGCTACATACCTCAAAAAATGATCTTGATTAAAAAATGAGATGCCTTGCTGTCTTGTCCAATCTGCTTCAAATAAGAATTCAAATCCATTTATCTTACCTATTGTAGCAGCATCACCATATGACTTTTCTGTTCCATCATAAAACACATTAGCTCTATTTTCATATCCAAATCTTGCAATCTTTCTTACACCAACTGCAACTGAATAATCAAAAGGTGTAGCTATAGTTTCTTTTGTTAAACCATTACTAACTGAATATACATCTACATCTGAAACAGAGTTACCTCCAGTTACTGCACCATAAAAAGTTGAATATTTGAATAACTTTTTAAGACCTGTCTTAAATTTAGATGGTTCTTTTTGACTAAAAAGAAGTGTAGGTATTAGTAAAAATATTAGTAACAGTCTTTTCATTGTTTTATAATTCTTTTAGTAAATCTTTTCTCTTCGTGAATCAAAGTTAAAAGATATACACCGGTTTCATAAACACCTAACTCTAAACGCTTATCATTACCAGTTAATATCAATTTGCCCATCATATCTCTTAACTCATATTCAAAAGTTAAGTGCGTTTCTATGTTTAATGTATTGTCTGTTGGGTTAGGGTAAATAATAAATCCATTCAAGTCTGCTTCATCAACACCTACTGGCCAACCTTGCTGACAGTAATCATACATTGCTTGGCATGATGCATCCCAATTATCTGTACAACAGTAAGTATCAACATCTATCACCCAAGCATAACATCCGTCGTTTAGCCAATAAGGTACTCCAGGTCCACCATAACATCCTGCATCGTATAAGCATGCTGATGAATCTGGTACGTTTGCTGTTGGATCATAGTTGTAAGCGTTCGGGTCTGTACAGCCTGGAATTGGTAGTATACATGTTCCATTATCTGTATTAGCCATTGGATCATAGTTCAATGCTGTAGAATCGGTACAACCAAATATGAAAGGAATACAAGAGCCGTTGTCTGTATTTGCGTTTGGATCGTAGTTAAACATTGTAGGATCCATACAACCATAAATGTAAGGAACACAAGATCCATCATCTACGTTAGCATTAGGGTCATAATTAAACATGGTAGGATCTGTACAGCCATATATTGGATAAATACAACTACCATTATCTACATTAGCGTTAGGGTCATAGTTTAGTGCTAAAGAATCCGTACAACCGAAGTATATACAAGACCCATCATCAATGTTTGCAAATGGATTATAGTTCCATGAAAGCGAATCCATACATCCTACAATAATAGGAATACAAGAACCATCATCCACATTTGCAGCTGGGTCATAGTTAAATGCTAGAGGATTAGTACAACCGTATACTGGATAAATACAAGTATCGATTGTGTTCGCTAGTGGATTGTAGTTAATTGCATTAGTGTCTAAACATCCATAAATTTTTGGTATACAATAATTACCACAGTCTACTATTTCAGTATATTTGTAAGGGAATTGTAGTAAGGCATTAGTCCATGGATTAGTTCCTTCTTCTACTATTACTTGTCCATCAGGACCAGTTAATCTAAAGCCACATTGATTAGCAGTCTGTACAGATTGACCTGGTGCAAAGAACATAATTTGTACTGGATGTAGAGCGCTTAACGTGATGGTAAAATCTTCTTCAGCTCCATCATTAGGTCCCATCATATAAGGTCCATAAGCTGTTCCATCTTGATATAATCCTAACCAAGCTCCAAACCATCCATCCTCAGCTCCATCAGTTAGCGTTAAAGTATAATCACAACTTGGAACAATGCTCATTGTATTAGCATTAGGGTCATAGTTAAATGCATTTGTATCTATACATCCTAAAACAACTGGTGTTGCACAACTTCCGTCATCAACGGTAGCTAATGGATTGTATTCTGTATATCCTGGATCCATACAACCTGATATCACTTGAGGTACGCATGGTTGTACTAAATATGTTACTAAAGTGTCTGTGCCAAAGTTTGAGTTTCCTAAATTAGGATTAATGTCAAATATAGTGTTACCACAAAGATCTTCAACTAAAACTGAACCGTCCTGTCCTCCATAACAAGTTCCGCAAAGACCATCACCAAAAGAATCTAATAACTCAAACTCAATCACAATGTTATCTGGAACGCATACTTGAGTTACAGTTGGTACATTAGGGGATGTATACTGTGGTGATGTAGCAAAAATAGTTCCAGTAGTATCTGCTACTGTCCATGAAGTTTCTCCAGGATAAGTGTCAGGTATTACGGTTACTATTAAATTAGTTTCACCTGGAGCACATATAGATGTAGAATAAATACAAGAGCCGTCATCAGAGTTAGCCCATGGATTATAGTTGACAGCATTCGGATCCATACATCCACCAAAGCAATCACCAGTTGTAGCAACTAATGTATCAGTATATGTGCCATCGACTAGTTGAGCTTGAAAGTAGTATGTAGTATTTGGTTGTTGATTGTTCCACACTAGACCAGTGTTTCCAAAGTTTGCAGGATAAGGGTACCATGTGTTTCCTAGGTTATTTATATTGCTTACTTTTGTGTATGCAGCAATTCTACAATTAGGATTAGGCATATTTGACCAATGGTAGTGTAACTTGTTATTGTTCCCATCACAGTAAGTTTCTACCCAGAAAGTGTCTAATCCTGCGCAAGGTGGATACACACATAATGAGTCTACATTCCACGAAGCATTAGGGTCAAAGTTTACAGATAATGGATCTAAACATCCTCCATAAGGTGGGGCACATGGAGCAATTGTAAGTGATTGTATAAATTGCGAACCATAGTTACCTTCAGCATAGGCTAAAGTGTCTACACAAGTATTGCTTAGTAAAACAGATCCTATATAGTTCCAACTTAAACCGTCACCATAAGAATCATTTACTGTTAATGTGTAAGCACCAGATACAAGGGAATCGATTAATATAGTCGTATCTGATAATCCGTTGTAATAAGGACCACCGCTTGCTACAACGTTGGAACCTTTTTCTAATGTCCAAGTAACTTCTGATGCATAGCCGTCAAAATCGAAGTCTAACTGAGCCCATGTGTCAGGAGCTGGTGGTTGTGCAAATGATACAATTGGCAATAAGATTGCCAACAAAAACATACTAAAACTCTTCTTCGGAAACTTTTTCATCATCCTTGCTGTTACTGTTTTTACTGCTAAGTACCTTGCCAATTTCAGCGATACCAAAACTGCCTAACGTCACTATTAAAAACGAATTATAAATAAACTCTGATATGACCAAGTGATTACCTGCCACACCAGTTACAATATCAGTGATAGCAAATATTGCCATCATACCAAATGACAAAAAACCGACAATTGTCTTCTCATTAATGCCATTATCATCCTTAAAAATATCTCTAAAAGCCATAAATTTTCTATTTAAGAACATCGTAATTCTTGAAACCTTTATAGCGTTATATAACCTTTTAAAGATGCTCATGTTAATAATAAATAGCTCTTAAAAACAGAAAATGCCGGAAAGGCCGGCATTAACTTTATAGGTTTAAAATCTTTTATAAAACAAACTCCTCAATACCAAACGCGTTTTTAATATCACGAACATCTCGTACAAAATCTCTTCGTTTTTCTTCGGATAATTGCTTAGAAATGTGCAATACTAAAGCGGTACTTGTTCTAAATTTATTGTCGATTTTTTTGTCAAATCCATTCATTTGAGCCACTTCACAAATTGTGTCAAAAACGCCAGAATCTAGCGGATTTTTAGTGATTTCTTCCGCCATTTTGAAGTATTCATCATCGTATAAAGAACGCAACATTGTCTTCATTTTTTCGTCACTTGCATCCGGAAATTCTTGCTTAACTTTAGCGAAAAATTCCTCAAAATTACTCGATTCATCCGCTAAAATTTGCAATTCTGAAAACGCTCCTTCCTCCAATTTTACATCGTATCTACCGAGGTTTTCTTTGAGATCATCCTTACGCATATACCCTTGAACAACCGTGCGAGGATTAGCCATATCCTTCATTTTATCGAGAAATTTCAATCTTTCGCCTAACACGTTTTGCATCAGTTGTAATGTCTCAGAATCGAATTCATCATTAACATATTCAACGAATTCTTTAGCTGTGAATTTAGGTGCAGCTGCTTCATTAAGTGTAACACCTAATCTTTGTAAATTTCTAATATCATTTAGATCTAATGTAACTTCTTGTTTTCCTTCGTGATTGACATAAACACCTTTCTTATGATCAGATACTATTTTATCTTTTACAAAGGTTCCTTTATATAGCTTATCTTCATGTACCCCCCACGAATTATAATTTACATCCTTTTCTAATGTAAACTCCATTGGAAAGTCTGAAACTGATTCATTAACCGATTCTTGGAGATTGCTAGTTACTTCTGATGGTAACTCATTCCACTCCTTTTCAAAATGCAATTCAGCTTCATCTGGATCTTTTACGACTGTTAGTAACATACCAATTCGTTGATCATCATTTGCCTTATCCCAAGCTGCTTTATCAACTTTTTCGTTAATTGATTTGTGAGCTCTTACTTCTTGGATAACAATGCTTTGAAGTTTTGATACTTCTTCGTTCACGATATTTTGGATTTCTTTCTTTTTCATATTTATGAGAATTCATCAAATAAGTCTACTACTTTTTCCTCTTCTGCTTTGCTTAGAGGTCCATCATCAAACATGCCTGATATGTCATAATCACTTTCACCTTTAAGAGTAAGCTCACCTTCGTGAGATTTGCCTGCTGCATCCACATAGATGAATTCTATCCTGGTACCCATAGCATATTTATCTTCAGCCATCTCTACTGCGTCAGCATAAATATCATTATCTAATTCCGTAGGTTTAGGAAACTGCATATCAGTACTTCCGTTATCCATACGTGAGATTAAAATTGTGTTTGGTTGAGCTATTGCTTCATTGAGACCAGCGATCTCCATCAGCCTTTTTCTTGTAAAATATTTATTCATTTTCATTGAATTTATAGTTGTATTGCTTCAGTAGCTTTTTTTAATGACATTGCGTTTATCGATGGGTCTTTCTTTTTCATATAAGCAATCAATTGTTCAAACCATTCTACCTCATACTCATCGTTAGATGCCCAATCTCCAGACTCTAAACTTGCTATAACGTCAGCCGGTTTTGCTGGTTCTTCTCTCATTGATTCATCAGCTGTTTGTTCATCAAAGTTATCTGGATTAATATCTAGTAAATTTTCAATTACACCATATCCTGCATCTTGATCTGCTACTTCGTTGATTGGCAATCCTGCCATCTCCATTAGTCTTTTTTTTGTAAAATATTTACTCATTTTTCTAGTATTGCTATTAATCGTTTATGGCCCTCTTCAGCACCAGTTTTATCTCCTCGTTTCAAAGCGTCGATAACATCACTCAAAGCTGAAGCTTCAGTGTGATAGTTAACATCAGTTGCGCTGTCTTCTACTTTTTCAAGTTCAGCAACGTCAGCAGTCTGTACATCAATATTCTTCATATACTCTATCATGCCATCGTAATCAAAATTACTAGCCCATCTTTGGCCAGGCTGAAAAGTCTCCTTGAGACCCGCTAATTGTTTAAATCTACTTTTACTTATCATAGGTAATCTCTTAAACCGTATTCGGATTGTTGCATTGGATTAGCTTTAAAGAAAGTCTTTAACTCCTCACGAGCTTGATCCATCTTTTCTTCGTAGTCAGGACCATCTAGCTCCTCTGGCATATCTACATCAGTTAACTCAAACGCTGATGACATATCGTCAGCTAAGAATTCATCAATAGCATCCTCAAGTTGCATATCAGTCATTGACTCGTTAATGTGTTGTGGTATAAGGTCTCTCAGTTTCATAAGCTATCTTCTTTTTTAACGTATATTAGTTTTTCACGAATCTTATCCCAGATCGTGTAATCCAGTTTATCTTTAGGTAATCCGTCCAGATAGCCTTTCAGCCACGTTACGAATTCTTCTGGAGTAATATCGGTTGTGTTATTTCCTGCCATGGTTTACTTAGTTATAAAATCATCATATACACCTTGATCAATACCATCCTCTAACCACTGAGCACCATTATTACCTAACCATATCTCTAAATCTTCTCGCATTGTTTCCGCAAGTTTTTGCTGCTGTGCTTTATCGTTAGGATCCATTATAATGTTAGCATCCATCTCTTCAGCAGATGTTAGAAAATACTCAACAGCTCTTTCAAACATCACTGTCATTTCAACATCACCTCCTGCTGCAGAAGGAATAACTTTAGCATTAGACTCCTTTAGATTCTCTTGTTTAGGTTCAACAAAAGGATTGTTGATAGCGGCTAACTCTTGAAGCCTTTTCTTAGTTGTTTTCATTATTCTTCGTTTTCCGTTTCTTTTTCTCCTTCGAGTGATTCAATAGCATCTCTTACAAGAGAAGTAAAGAATCCATGAATAGCATCATTACTATATCCAGCATCAACTTGATCTGCGATCATCTTTTCAAGTGCTTGATCTAATAGATTAAAAGCAGCCTTATCAGAGTCTTGTCGCATAGTCATGATTGTACCAGCTTGACGTGATATAAGGTTTTCCGCTTCTTCCTCAAAACTCTCACTTAGAGCCGTGGCGCGTTCTAACATTAAGCCGCCGTATTTTTCGACCCCTTGAAATTGGTCAGTGGGCACGATATCCATAAGACGGAATCCCCCTTGTATCGCTCCTCCAAGCATGTCAAGGACTTCTTGCCTATCGTTTGTCTTTAGTGGCCCGACAGTGAAGTCTTGACCTAATACTCTATATACAGCAATATACCCCTTATGCTTCTTGTATTGGTTAGCACTTACGTTATTATTGTAATTGAGTTTAGCATTATCTGCTTTGGGATCTTCTTTAAGACCCGCCATCTCCATTAATCGTTGTTTGGTTAGTTTCATAGTTATAGCAATTTTCCTAATGCACTCATGTCCATAAGTGTTTGGATGTCTTTATATATTTTTATCTCGTTCTGTATAGCCATTAGATTTTCCGATTGATTTCTGGGATCACCTTTTACTACTTTAGCTACCTCTTCGAGATCCTTAATTAGACCGGGAAGGTTATCTGCTAATGCATAGTATCCATCCTCTAAAGACTGAGCTACCATACCAATTTCATCATAATCGATTATGGCTGATAATGGCTCTGGATCATTAGGATTAGTGAGACCTAATTGTATCTCCTTAATACCCGCTAATTCTTGTAGTCTGCTTTTTTTCATATTATCTTATATCATGCTTTTCTAGGACCTCCATAACAATAGGAATCATGTTTGCACTTAATAAAGAACCTCCTCTATTATTCTGCTCTATTACTGCATCCATAATCTCCTGCGCTAAGGTTTCTTGAAATTTCCCTGAGCCCAAGGAGTGAACACTTACGGGTGCTTCCTTAATATTAGCTAATTCTTGTAATCTACTCTTCTTCATATTACTGTATGTTTCCAGATCCGTCCTCTGGGATAATTGCATTTAAAAAGTTAAGGACATCACCTTTATCAAACCCCTCTGCATACCACCCGTCTAATAGCTTATCCATAGAGTCGATCATTTTCTTGTATTGTGCTACATCAGCCATACCCTCCATCCTAGATACTAGTTCTCTGAAGTATGGTGTATTAGTGTTTTGCTGATACTCCTTGATGTTAGCTAACTCCATTAATCTACTCTTTTTCATATTATCTTACTTTATGTTTTTCCATGATTGCAGCTGCTAAGTCATAGAATAGAGGATAGTCTACTGATCCGCCTGATAAAGCACCACCTTCTTCCTCGTCTTTCTGAACCAACTCTACTAGCTCATCGGCAATTGTTTTAATCTTGAGGTTATATCCATCGACTTCATTTAACCCTGCTAACTCTTGCAATCTGCTCTTTTTCATATAGAGATTTTTTTTGTAATTTTTTTTTGGAAGACCTCCTGGTAGGAGGGTAGTCCCTTTATTATATAAGTAGTCACCATTTCTTTAATACATTCAACAATACGAAGTATTGGTGATGTGTCTAAATTTCTATAGCAAAAAAATTGGCATCCAAATGTGTGTGCATTTAATTTTTGTAATATCGGCCCTAACCTACTGGTTTTCACGGTATTATAACACCCTGATTTACAGGGATTTACGCGGTAAAACAGGGGGATACCCCCTGCGTATACTGCGGTTTTGACATGGGTATACCCCCCTATTCTCACGCTGAATATATGGGGGGTACCCCTATGTGTTTGTCCTACCATGTGCTTCTATCTCCTCTCTTACTAGTGTATACTTTACTCTCATCAAAGGCATTGTTGCTCTTACGGATCATGTTACTAAACCAATTTGTGTACTTGGCTTGGTTCCATGCCTCCCTTACTGTCTGGGCTGGAGGGAGTAGTAGCTCTGGGTCTACTATACTCCTTCCATTACTATCCACTACTGCAAAGCTGTTATCGTGCCTTCTAATGGTATAAGCTCCCGGGAACCTCTTCTGTATGAACCTCTTCACCTTTGCAAACTCCCTTGCCTCCGGTGTCATCTTAGCTCTTCCCATTATAGTGTCTCTTCCTCTGCTTGATCGTTAAACAAGTTCTCATCGGTTCCATCATTGATGAACTTCTGGACTATCTGTCTCATGAATGTTCTCTCTGACTGTAACCCTCCCTCTTCTGAGTATAGTGGGTAAATACCTACTTGAGCCACTTCTGCAATTGAGAAGCCATCTACTAGTAATCCTCCCATTTCAATTACTGATCGGGTAGAGATCATAGTACTAATCTGAGGCTGATCACTCTGGATCTCATCTCTTGTTAGCTTCGCTATCTCTGCGAGGTTTTCCGCATCACTAGTTTCCATGTCTGGATAGATCTTCTGTAGTAGTGATGTCTCCTGCTCTTGAGTTAAGTAAGGAATCTCTGCAATTGTGAATCTATCTATCAATGCTCGGTCCATTACTCTTACTGCAGTATATTCAGCTCCTAGGTTGGCAGTACCAATGAACGATACTCCTTCCGCAACTTTAATAGTTGGAGCTCCTACAGCCTCATCTAATCTAATATATCTCTGACCTGGATCAAGTACTGTCATTAGTATGTTCCAAGCCTCTGGATGTGCTCTCGATACCTCATCCAATAGTATCACTGTGTTAGGAGTCTTCAGTGCTTTAACAAAAGCAGACTCGTTAAAGAATGTCCCTGCATCCTTAGAGAAGTGAGTGTTCCCGATAAGTGTTCCTCTAGGATCCTGAGTGGCTCCTAAGTTAATGTAGAACAACTCTCTCCCTAATGCCTTTGCAACAGCAATAGCAGTCTGTGACTTACCAGTCCCGGTAGGTCCAGTTAGTAACATGTTAGCTCCTCTGTAGACATTACGACAGATAAACTTCCAGTTAAGGTCATTCATATATAATGTGTCAGGTCTCTTGTCAACACAAGTCTTTAAGAAGGACATAACCTCGTTAGTCTTCTCTACTGGCTTCTCCTCTGGTAGGGTGGAGTTACTAGCAACCTGAGTCCAAGCAGAGTTCTCAGTCTCCTTGTACAAATACATTCCTTTGTCCAATGCATTCTTCAATGTAGCATAGACAATTGACCTAGTGATGTCCTCACCGGTCCTTGCATCGAATGCCCTATTCGACATCTTTCCTCCCTTTCCTGGAGCTCTCTTAACTTGGGCTAATAATGGATATTTCATGCGTGATTATTTATGTTATTAATTATCTTTCTTTACATGGTAAAGATCAGGATCATTTACCAGACTTGCAACTTTTTGCAAGGTTTTTTTTAAACTTTTTTACATACATCTGTAGTGCTCAGTCTTACTCCAAGCATCATAAAACTGCTTAGCACACTCTGTTAACTCAGTGAGTGGGACTCTCTTATAACGAACCTTTCCTCCCCACACTTCACCAACGTTGGCCCACTTACTATTGATACGAGTGATCCTTCCCTGACATACGAGAGGGACTAATGTGTACTTAGTAGAAGCTCCTCTCTCCCACTTCTTTCTCATCCCACCATTCTGGTCAATGAACTTAACAATTGATCCTTTCTTGATCTCCGTTCCGTGCTTGTCTGTATAAATCATATCTGTCATATCTTTCTCTTTACATAGTAAAGAACACCCTTCTAGTCCAGAAAAGCAACAAAAAGCCAAAATATTTTTTATAGTTTTGCACAAAGTTATGAACCGGGTTGGTTCTTTTTTTTTATATAACCCCCCCCACAAAGATACAAAAAAAATAAACACGAGACAACATTTGTTCATAACCTTCCCAGTTATGCACGGGTTATGCACAGCCTGCCTGCCTAATTGTTCATAACTCTAGGGGTGGAGGGGACGTAACTGACTCAGGATCAAGGGGATACACTTGGGGGTGGAAGGGGTATTGTGCATAAATTCTATACAAAAAATTTTGCGGGATCGAAATAAATGTGTATTAGCTTCTCACCTATATTATAGACACTAAAAGACCCCTCCCCCATATAGTGAGTAGAGTATACAATGTTATTATATCGTATCTAGGTACGTAGTGTATAGAATATACAATATGGTGCAAAAAGAAAACCCTGCCTTATAGGGCAGGGCTTATGTAATCAACCAACCTCGGTAGGCTGTCCGTATCTCTGGTCCGACTGGAATATAGTACCTAATGGTCCTACAGTGATACGTTAGGTTTAGTAGATGTTGACTCTCAGCACAATCGCCATCCAGGTTACGCAAGTACTTAGGCTCTCACCTCCTGAGGAATAACCTCTTGTCTATGTACTCGACCACTCTCATGATCACTAGATTCCTCCAGCTCGCCTCCAACATAGTGTCTCTCAACTACTTCCGCCAGACGCCCAGAACATTCGGATCTCTCCTGCCTGGGAGGAGCTATGTAGTTGGCTCATCACCAACACTCCTTTGAATCCAACACTGTCTACAAACAGTCCACAACATGCCATGAGTGGTATGGGCTTGTGAGGTAACGACTCCTCTTCTCATCATGCCAAGCTAACACTAGCCCTTGTCAATGGGTCACGTTTCTTTAGTTTTGTTCCGTGTTGTCATTTGAGTTGCGTTTAAGTGCTGTCAACTCTTGATTGTTAAACAGTGTTAACATGGACCAGAATATTAGTTGACGTATGTCTTCCGGCTGTGTCATATAATAGTACACAGTCATTCCCATGCACCACAATACTAATAAGGTTAAAAATATTCTCATAGCTTCCATATGCTTTTACGTGATCTGCTAGGCTTCTTGTATGACCACCATAACATGATCTTGCTGATTAATTTTTTTATCATTTATGTATTACCATTAGGTGGAAGGAGCATAGTCTTATAGTATGTCTTCTCCTTCTCCTTATCATTTAGTTAAATCGTTTAGTGCGTGTCTATACGCGTCTACGATTGACCTCTCCCTGCCACCTTTTTCTCGCGCGACGGCTTGTATGACCTCCTCTTTCAAACCATGCGCGTCGGCTTCCTCGAGTATCTCTTTGATGGCTTCGTTGTCGGCTGTTCTTCTTACATTCCTCACTAATGCATAGTGTGGTATGTTTACATTATCCCATCCTTTCATCCAATCGTGTTCACTCATATTTGTTTATCTCTAATTTTTACACAGCGCTCATAGTCTTCTATGTCTATAAGATACTGCAACGTAACTAAAGGGTCTTCATGGTTCTTTGGTAACAAGAATGGACCATCTTTACCTAACTCTTCATATGTTGTTTCACCTACTAACAACTTAAAGGAGTTTTCATACGCTTCACTCATCTTTGTCCTTTTTTAGTTAGCCATGTTAGTGATCGTAACATCTGTGTTGGTATCTCTATTATCTGTCCAGCACAATCATTATATTTTCCCCAGTTCAATCCTTTCCTCTTACTATGATTCTTCACCACCTTGAAGTATCCCCACTTGTCATCATATCCAAGCAAGCGAGCTCTGTATGTAGGTGAGATGCATGTTGCCGCTCTCTTGCCAATCATTGTATCCAAATCTTGGACTACATCTACTCTAGGTGTTATTCTTCTATTCATAGTTCGTTCGTTTAAGACTCTTTGCCCACAGTGCTCTAGCTATCTTGAAATCTGATAGCACACACAGCTTTAGGTTGTATTCTTTAGCAATCTGATTCAATCCATCTTCAGCTTCTGTGATTGAATACTCTTTATGTTCTTGCTCCAACCAATGACTCATTGCCATATCAAATGCGTGGTCTTCTAGGTCTTCTAACTCTTCATCTTTCTTGGTCATACAATTTTTTTAATAGTTCATGTCCTCCTGGTTCGTTCTCTATCTCTGCTAGCATTGATCCAAACACATCATTCTCATATGATAATCGATCAATCTCCTCTCCCATCAATGTAGTTGTTTTCAACAACTCCAGTTGCTCATCTTCTAAGCATCTGTTAGCTTCTTGTAGAGTTTGTACTTGTTTTTTATATCCTTCAGCCATACTGTTTGCTAAAGAACCTAAAATACTAATCCCCAATACTAATACAATTGGAATACCATACTCAGCGACAAATCTCTTAACATCATTCCAGTAAACTTTTCTCCACTTACTCATATTGCTAAAGTACTAATCATTTTTCCTAACAAAAGTCCAGCAGCTAATCCGATAACCACTCCAATGACCATTCCTTGTAAGAATTTTTTTTGCAGTGGATCTTGTAGCAAGGCTTGTTCCTTGTTGTGCATTTCAATTGTTGATTCTACTATACGTATCAACGTATCCTTTCTTAATCTTCTGTCTAGTTCTACTCCGTATTTTCTCGCAAGTACTTCTAGCTCTCTTTTACTCAATTTTGAGTAGTCTTCCATTACTGGTGCTTTCATATTCCGTATTTTATTCGTTCGTAAATTCTGTAGCCTAGTAGGCTAATCACAGCCACTCCGTAGATTGACAGTATTGTTATGGTTAGTGCATCCATTTTATTTTATTTAAAGAAGGAGGACTTACTATCACTTTGATTGCCTCCTTGTTGTTTACTTATTCATTAACTCTTTGTTCATGTGAGTTGCAATCGCAGTTGCATTACTAGCATCTGGAAGAGCTTTGCTTTGCTTCACTCCATACATCTCTTTGAATTGACTGAATCCATACCCTTCATCACTTCCGAAAAAGAAACCTACATGATTGATTCCCAACTCATTGTTGATTCTCTTTACTTGTCTCTTAGTATGTGCAAGAGCGTTACGTCCTCCATAGTTACCACACCCTGGAGATCCATCACAGATGTTGATTAAGTAACTATCACAATCTTCGTTAGAAGGAGTTAGTAAGTTCTTCTTCAACATAGCTTCTAAACATAATCCTTCTGGAGTCATTGAGTTACAATCGTAGATGTTAAGTAGGCTAGTTAAGTGACCTAGTCTGTTAGTTCTACTATCGTAAATGATAGTGATTACTGGAGTATCATTGTTATCAGTTTCTCTCATACTCACTTGAAGTTCTAATCCATCAATCATACTAACTGCTTTTCCAATCGCAGCAGCCATCTTGATTGAGTTTTTCCATCTCTCACCTCCCATTGATCCAGAAGCATCAATCGTTAGGTGAATGTTAGCTTTCTTGTACTTCTCAATATGAATCTGACTAAAGATATTCTCAATCCCATAACCAGCATGAGCAAGTCTCTTGTTATCAATTCTTCCACTTCTCAATCTATTAGTCTCTAACGATCTTGACTCTCTACGAGTAAGAAGTTTTCTTCCTAACATAGCTCCAAGCTGAAGACCTTCATTTACTTGAGCTTCATTCTCTCTACTTCCTAAACGAGAACCCCAAGACAATCTATTCAATCCAGCTGGACCATCATAACTCTTACAAGCCTTTTCAGCATCAGCTTGTTCTTGAGTTTTTTTACCATCACTGTAGTAACCTACAAACTCATCTTTAGCTCTAAGATCTGTAAGGTAGTCATTAGCTTTTGTAACAGCAGCTAATTTATGAACCTCTTTGTCTAATCTATAGATCAAACAATCTTGCTTCTGACGACCATCTCCAACAGCAGCAAAGTCAATCTCTGAATCTTGTAGTTGAACAATCTTCTTAGCAACAGATCTCTGAATCTGTTTCTTCTGAACCGTTTGTCTCACTTGTTGCTTAGCTTCTTCAAGAGCTTTCTGAACCTTATACTCTTCAGAAGGAGTTAAGTCTTGCATTTCTGGACCTTCATTTCCTTCTTCATCACCCTCACCACTTCCTGCTCCAGGAGCTTCTTCATCACCTTCAGACCCTTCATCCTCAGTATCTTCATCTCCTTCTTCATCAGAAGAATCTGGACCTGGACCTGATTGAGTTTCTTGATCTTCATTCTCACCAGCTCCTGACTGTTGTTGTTGTTGAGTCTGATTCATTTTTTCTTCTTCGATGATTTGATTAATCTTCTCAATAACTCTGTGAGCAAGTTTCAAAGCATCTTCAGTATTTTTCAAACGACTAATGTTATTAACATCAATCAACTTCACTATCTCAGTAAGACCAACAATTCTTCGAGAATCAAAAGCTGGATTCATCATATTGATAATGTGAGCGAAAAAGTTCTCCATAGTAGGAGTACAATACTTAGGACTCTTCAACATCTTAGCGATGTCTTTGTTTCTAAAGTAGTGATCGTACATCTTGTGATAATAACCTTTGTAACCTGGACAGTTCTTAAAGACGATAGTATCAATCCTACGATCTTCAATCCAGTTCAACATATCTTTGATCTCTTGTTTATCATCACCTTTGTAGTTTTCAATGAAGTGTGTAAGCACTTCTTTCTGAGTGTGTTTAAGATGACTAGCTTCGTGAAGAGCTAGACCAGCAGTAACATCGAAGTTTTTCTCGTTAATGTTACCAGCGATAGTTACGTGATTAAAGTCTGTATAAGACTCAGTACCTTTGAACAAAACTGGAACATCTTTCTGAGATAGAATCTTCACAAAGTTTCCGATAGCTTTCTGATAGTTACGAAGCTTAATAGCTTTTACAACACTACTAGCTTGACTCCTACCATCAAGAGTAACATTAGCTGCTCCTCTATCAAGCCAGAAACCAGCATAGGTGTGGTCTTTCTGAGCTTTTGTTCTCTTTTTCTTGTTGTTAAATATAATTGCCATATTGCGTGATTATTTGTTTGTAATTATCTTTCCTTTACGTAGTAAAGGTCAGGAATATTTTCCATATATGCAACAGTTTGATCAATTTTTTTCTCTAAATTTATCAATTAATTGACATATTCCTATTCCGGCAAACACTGCAACTGTGAGTAATCCCAATCCTTTTACGGGAGTCAATATCATTACACCTAATGCCCAAACGAACATCTTGATTACTAATTGTACTAAAGCCATTGAGACAACAATCATAGTAACCCACATGCAACAGTTCTTAAAAAATTCTATGTACGTTTTCATTTCTTTTTCTCTTTAATATAAATCCATAATAAACCTAATCCCATTCCAAAGACAAATAAACATACTGAGATCCATATTGGTGAAGTAACCCACCACCATGACCAATCTATGTTATCTGTTAACTTCAGTATCAGGAACACTAAGAATAGTGCTCCTGAGAAACTGATACCTCCACTGTTGTTGTTCTTTTCCATTACTTCAATCCTATAAATTCTTGTTCTAACTCCAACTCCATATCTTCTGCCATCTCTTTCAATCGATAGCTAGCAGCACTTTCAAGCTCGTTAATAACTTCTGCATTAACATCTTTCATACTGTATCCCATTCCGAATCCATAACAAGTAATATCTTTCTGAATGTTTCTCAACTCTTCGGTTTGGACATCTGTGTATTCTCTTTCTGCGAAAGGTTCGATCTCATAACCATTCTCCTCAGCTTCGATCTCACAAGTATTCTCATCATACTGTTTCTCAGCTTCTTTGTAGGCTGCTGCCCATTTTTCCCATATTTGATCACGAACATCAGTCGCAACTTTCTCATTGTGAGCATACATTTCCTTACTCCAAGGCTTTGTGATCTCGATTCCGTACTTGATTTCTTTTGCTTTTTTCATAGTGATTATTTATTAATTATCTTTCCTTTACGTAGTAAAGGTCAGGAATATAATCCACTTATGCAACAGTTTAGCAAAAAAAAATTAAAAAAATTTTATATTGCATTCTTGTGAAATCGTCCTCTCTTTGGCCTTCTGTTCTTCTTTTGTGGTCTTTTTTCATCTTTGGTTTTGATCCCCATAGATCTTCTCCAATCTTGCAAGCATTGTAGTCTTGCTTTAGCGCTGATTCTGCTCATTGTTTATTTGTTTTTGTTTATTAAGTCTTTTGTATTTATATAACATCAATCCATGGAATAATACCAAACAGCTTACAGCTATTAGTTCAGCTAATAACATATCATAAAACACTATTAACATACAGAACATATAAGGTCCTAGGATCCACTTGAAGTGATTGGTAATCATCAATGGCACAGCACATGCTATAAAAAAAGCTACAGCCATCCAGTTGTGGATAGTTGCATAATCTTCTACAGAAAAACCTACCAACAATACTAAGAATACTGCAGGCACTTTCCATCTCTCTGAATCGAATAGATAGTAGGCTGTAATGATGTTTGATAAAATGAAGAGTGGTTGTAGTGGAGTTTCCCAGTATTGTGAATAAGAATACTCCCAACCATAAGTAGCTACACATGCGAATGGTGCAACCAATGCTAGTAGTAGAGCTAGCGTGCGAACGGATAATTCAACTCTACTCATAGTTAAAATGGAAGTTTAGTCTGCGCTTCATCTTCCATCTTACAATCTTCTAATCTATAGAATGTATCAACACTCACACTAACTTGCACTTGTTCATAAGAAGCAAAAGTGTTGTAAGGCTCTCCTGGTGTGAGTGTGTAATTAACTTTTGAATAATCGCCTCTTAGAAGAGACATGAAGTCTTCTTCGCGAACATAAATTGTAACTGATTTTATTTCTGGTTTCATATAACTTAAATTTAGATAACTATACTCTTTTTATTCTAGAAAATCAACAAGATCTTCATACTTTCCTAATTCAATATAAATTGGTGTTTGTTCACCTACATAAGCTCCCCACACATTATACTCAAGATATTCAATTGCATCTTCATGAGACATATCCATTTCGTATACTGCAATTGATATCATCTTTTGACGATCATATACGAATCGTTGTGAGTTAGGCTCTAAACCTACAATTGCTTTATCAAATCCATCTGGCTTCATCATAGCAACTCCTCTTGTACTTTAGTCCAATAAACATTTGTTGAAGCATATGTCATTCCTGATGGTCCTCCATTCCAACATCTTGCAATCTCTTCAAAGTCTTCTAACTGATAAAACTTAGTGAAAATTTTTAGCATCTGTATTGATTTCTCTCGTGACCATCTATCTTGTAGTGTGTAGGTTTTTTTGATTCCTAACAACTTGCAAATACGATTAACCTCTGAAACCATAATAGGTCTAATTTGCAAACAACCTACAGCCTTTTCTACTGCACAGTATGCTGAATCGTTTCCTTTGCTTTCAACTTGAATCATAGCGTAAACCAAACTATCAACGGATGGTTTTGGTGCTACTGCTTTTACATCAACCTTATTAGTTATTGTAGTGTCTACAGTTTGAATATTTTCTTTTGGTTGAATGGGATCTGAATGATCGTGATCGCAATCGTGATGCATTAAAACGCCATACAATGCAATAACAAAGTATGACATAATTGTAAATCCAACAATTGCTCCAATGTGTGTTTTTTTCATAATTTATGTTTTTATTTCCAAAATACCTGCACTGCCATTAAGCCTAATGCAAGTGATAAACTTACTAGGGTTTTTGCATTCATTCCTTCGTTCTTTAACAAATACACTAGCAATGCGAATATGATAACTCCAATTCCAAAACTTAAAAATCTTGCAGGCCATAACACTCCACCAAAACCAGTAACCATATACTTTGTAGCAAAGTAATAAAATATTGATATTGGGATGGATGGTATGATTATAAATAACCAAGGATGTTCTTTTGCCCATGTCCAAACAAACTGACTGTTTAGTTGAAACCATGTAGATGCTTGTGCAGCTATCATGAAGAATGCTCCAATTATAATTGATCTGATATCCATTAACAACCTTCTAAATATTCTTCTAATACTTCTCTCATCTCTAAAAATAATTCCTTTACATCTCTTTGTGGATTCTCAAACCAGATTTGACAATATTTGGAAACCTCATCTAAAGCTAGAGTGGATGAAGTTTGCCAGAATAGTTCAGCGTCTTTACCACTCTGAAGCATTGTATCAAGAAACATGAATGCTTTTGTGTACGGTGATATAAACTCATCTGCAATTCCATCCTTACTATAAGGACCAAACTTATCTAGCTGATCTACGTTTTCTTCTGGATCATAAATCATCTGCCACACATACTCTGCATACGGTTTATCTTCTACAAAATGCTCTGAAGTCCACTCCTCCATACCTCCAAAAGTTTCTACACTCTTGAGAGCTTCAGGAGAAACTCTCTCCGGATACTCTAACCACTCAGTTATATTTATTGCCATTAGTTTTGGTATTTTTCAAATTCAAATGTTGGATTACTCTTTTCCAATTTAACTTGTCGATCTCTCAATGCAGTTCCTAACTCTTTATCATTAGGAGTTGTCTTAATTGTATGACTGATAGGGTTTGCATTGATTGGTAGCTTAATACCAAAGACTGTTTTAATCTCTTTGTCAGATAAAACGTCTGCACTCACCACACTTCCTGGCCATATTGCAGTATAAGGTGATTCCTTTATTACATAAAAGAGACGCTCATCTCCGTCTGTAAATCCAGTTGGAATAAACCTCACTACCTCATCTTCTGTTTCTAAATTGTAAATTGTTGCTGTGCTTAACTTGTCCATATGTTTAATTTATTTGATTAAATATACGGACTTTTATTCGATTTTGCAACTATGCTTTGACTGATTTTATTATAATATCTGGATATTTGTCTTGAAGCTTTGCTACTGCATCTACATTCTTCTGAGAATCATCTATAAAGAATATCTTGTTATAACCTTTCTTGATTTCCTTTTCAATATACTCAGCTTTCTTTTGTGGATTAGAGTCACCTACTGGTACAATGTATGGGTCAATGTTGTGTTGTGTCTTGAAGAAATGCTTCATTGGATATCCCATTGCACGTGCTGTTAGTATAGTGACTTTGTTTTGTGCATTAGACATAGCTTTCTTCAGCATCTTCATGTTACGATCAATAGTCTGTGGATTCTTTAACATGCTGTTAAAATCTTTCCAATCAAACTTATCACCTGGCTCCTCTTCGTACTTGGCATACTCAGCTGGATCCAAAGTTAATTTAGTTCCATCTGCTTTTGTTATGTATATGTAAGATTCAGATGTAGCTAATGTATCATCAAAGTCAAATATGACAAGTCGTTTGCCAAGTTGCTTTTCGTTTAATATTTCAGCTAGTTTGATCATCCCTTCTTCCAGCCTCCTCCAGCTGCTTTGTATTTTTTAGCTGCCCATGCATTAGCATAAGCACTTGGATAAACATCAAATTTCTTCTTAGCTTGTGACTTGTAATATGACCATTTTGATGGATTAGTTGGTACATTCTTTTCTAAAAATAACTCCAACTTTTCATGTAGCTTGTTACTCATTTCGTTTGCTTTAGTTTTTACTCTAATAGGTTTACGTCCTTGTCCTGGTTGTTTCTTTCCTCCTCTACCAGCTTTATTTTGTGCTGCTCGTTTTCTACGAGTAGCTGATTCTTTTTCTTTCTTACTCATGGTTCTTGCTTTAGCAGCAGGAACACACTTAGCATATCCTCTCTTCTTACCACTTGTTCCACATTCTGGATGCTTACCAGATTTATCCTTCTTTCCAATATTCACCCACTTCTGTTTGAACCACTTACGAAGATCTTCTGAGAGCTCTACTTTCTTGAGTTTGTCTTGATTTTTCATATACCAATCTAACCAGGTTTTTTTGATTTCATTCCAATCTGCATCTTTGTGATGTTGAAAGTTTAGTATATTTTCCTTTTGCCAATCATCCATCACTTGATCGAGTGTTTGTTTTTTGTATCTCGCTCTTGTTATAAAACCCTTAACATAAGCAGGCACTTCAACAGCACTTGTTAAGTATCCTTGATAAGTGTCATGGTCTTTGTCAGATCCTGTGACTATAAACATATCATCAAAATTCTGTTGTCCAACATGCTCAAGCTCGTGTCTAACCGACTCTCTAATCTCTGCAATAAAGTCATTCATAGCTGCTGGGAACATTTTTGGGTTATACTCTATATCTAAGGTTAGCTTATCCGAAGATCCTCCTCCAGTTATTGAGTGTGAGTATTCTTGATTAGGTCTTTTGTGAAACTTTGCAACTAAATCAAACTCTGCTTCTTCATCACCTCGCTCTATCACATACATCTCTTTGAAGTTTCTTTTATTCTTAAACGCATCAACAATGTCTTTAGATATCATCTTGGTATATGAATCAAATATTCCTTCGTACAGTATATCTTTCAGCTTACTCATTTCTTTTTTCCACTCTTCATGTTAGCACACCAATGATACATCTTACCTCTTTCACCACCATACTTCTTAGCTCTTGCTCGCAAATCAGTTACTGATCCTTTACAACTAGCTCCTGCACGTTTGACTCTACCTGGACGACTCTTGCCTTTCTTTTTTCCATCTTTGAAGTTTTCAGAAACTGCTTCATATTTTTTCCAATTCTCTTCTGCTTTCAGAGCTTCTTTTTCATATGGATGATTTGTGTAGTTAAATCCTTTATCATAAAACTCTTTAAACTTTGCTTGGTCTTGTAGTGTGTGTGTATGTTCATGCAATAAGGATCTAATAATATTTTCTTCAGTTATCATTAGTTCTGAATATAAATATATGATGTTATCGTATGGATCATATTCAGCATCTGGATTACCTTCTTCTCGTTTTAGATCCTCAACTGCAACTGCACCTAATCTATCCCATATGTTTGGATGAACCTCAACTGGCTTAGCTTGTCCACCTAAGTCTTTAACTATTTGTGGATACACTCTATCAACAATCTTCTTGATCTCGCTCTCAGTCACTTCTTTCAATATGTCTTTTAGCTTAATCATTTTGTTTGCCTCTCTCTATCTGTAGGATATAGTTGAAAGTAATCATCGTATGCTCTGTATCTGTAGCTGTTGTTTAACTTGGGTAGTTGCTTCTTTATGTATGCTGAGTATAGCTTTCCTCTTTTGCTAGAGGTTCCATACTCTGATTCATCCTCCTCAACCTTCGGTTCAATATTAATCTCATGTATTACGAAATACTCATCCCACTCATTGATCCATTGCAATACGATAGCTACTATTGTAGCCATCACTCTGTATTGTTCATGCATGTTAGTCATCCTCATCTTATTGTCTATTTTACCAAAAGACTTAGTATAGAAATCAACGCCAACTTCGAGACCTTCTTGTTCATAATCTCCATCTGAATCATATTCAATCTTTACAATATATTCAGTTCCCTTATCTGTTTTAAATTGAAAATTAGAATCTCCTAGATAAGCAGTAGTCGATCCACCACCATATCGTTGCTGTTTAAACTCAGCAGGAGTCCACATGATGTTGTTGAGGGATTGTTCTTTCCAATCATATGGTTTGATAGATGCATCTCCTATCTCTTTCAACATAGGCATGAGCTTAGTCATATCTGCTCTATCAACTGGCATCTCTTCTTTTCCTACTTCCTTATCATCAGTAGGAATATCCTCATACATACTGATCGTATCTCCTGACATCTCCCAAGGACCCCAATGCTTTGCTTTGAGTATCCATTTTAGTGATTCATCTGTATTGTAGTATTTGTTATCCTCCTTACGAACACCTCCAATAGCATAGTATAAATCTTTAGGTACTTCTAACTTTTTTCCATTAGAGTGATCTAATACTGTATCGTTTGTTTCTACCCAAGCATGACCAAATCTCTTACCTTCCAATGCTCCTTGTCCATTCACCATTCCATGCACTAGTGTGTGATCACCACGTAACTTTGTCATAAGTCTGCCAGCTGCTTGATAACAATCTCCAGTTGCAACTTCTAGTAATATGTTGTTAAGTTTGATCATTCAAATTTTCTTCTATACTTTGCACGTTGATCTTCTAGTACATACTCAACTACATCTCTTTTACCGCAATGTGGACAATTCAAATGCTCAATGTTTTCAGCTTCATTAATCTTCCACTCTCCTTTGCAGGAGCTACACTTATAAATGTATGTGTGTCGGATAAATACTTTGTGGCTCATATCTGTGTGTCGGGATACCAATCGTTGTCATCCCATTCGTCTGGTTGATTCATTTTATTGGTCCTCCTCCGACCCAAGCATCGCAAGATCTAGCTCCTGCACACTTGAACCAAAAGAATTCACAGAAACCTATATTTGCATTTTTAACTATCGTTTTGCCATCTGGTCCTATGGCTTTTTCAATTTTATTGAGTGTAGCTTTCTTCTGATCAAATGCTCCACAATTACCACACCTTGATTGTTTAGCAGCTTCTACTGTAGTATTCCACAGCTCAGCTTTATCTTCCCAAAAAGGTTCAGATCCTTTTTCGTCATCTGGATTGAGTGGTCCATAACTATATTCTTTGATTGTACGATTTCTGTTTAGAGTATTAAGATCTAAATCAGTAATCGAATCCTCAGGCTTACCATCTTTGTTACCAATCTCCTTTTCTTTTTTCAAAGCAGCTGGAGTATTGTATCCATCATAATCTGATAACTTTCCTTCAAGGACAATGTCTTTTACTATTCCTTTGAGTTTCATTAGAATTTACCTATCATTATTTTAGTTACCGGCTGTCCATTAATCTGTCTTGTGTACCATCCATTTCCAGGTTTGTTGCCTTTAGGATGTTTTCCATGCCATGTTGTCTCTTTAGATCTTCTATCACCTAATACTTTACGTACTTGTGCTTCATCTTCTACTACTGGAACACCTCCTCTACCTACAAACGTATCGAAAGCAGCACCTGACACTTCTACATAGTTTCCAGGCTTCTTGAGTTCAGCTGACTTCTTTGTTAAAAGGTTTTTGATATTCCCTCGTTCACCGTCATGTCCCATTCCAGTGTGTTTAACTCCAAATGGTGTTTCTTTTCCAAAATACACTACATCAATCTCAGGATCTGCATCCAAGTCAGCAACTCTCCAGAATTTGAGATTTGGATCTGTCATCTTATCTGGACTCTTGTATTTGAGATGTCCTCCAATAGGAGCATAGGCATTTGCAACAAGGTTATAGAGATCTTGTTTTAGATCATCCACGTCTGCGCTTGTTGGCTCTACATATTTACCTTTAGGTAAATCTAATTCTTTTAGAATGTCTTTCAGTTTCATTAAAGGTGTTTCCTATAAATAGTCTTCAAAAATTTTAAGTGGGGTTCTGTGACCGTGATCTCTTAGATAGTATTTCATCTGACCTTCTGCAATGCTCTTTCTAAGCATGTTAGCAGTTTTAGTAGGATCAATCACATCATCCTCACTACCATTAATCATCACACCGACCACTTCGTTAGGTCCCTCATAAACACCCTCAGGCTCAAAAGCTCTACTGTGGAGAGCAGGATTAAGAAGCACAACTGGTGTCTTTGTATGAGTAGCAATCATATAAGCAAAGTAGCCTCCCATACTACTACCAATGAGTAAGTCAGGCTTGACACTATTGACTAACTCTAACATGTGTTTGAATAAATTAGGATCTTGATAATCCATCTCAGGAGCAAGCACATAGTATTTTTTAGCAAGGAAATCAACCTTTGGCCCTCCTTGCCCACTCTCTAAACCGTGAAAATATATTACTTTTTGTTTCATTCTCTCTCTCTTTACGTAGTAA